CTAAGGCACAGTTCAATTGCATGGGTGCAACTATCAGTGGCCACGGCAAATGGTGCGCTATAGAAGTCTGCCAACTCAATTTCAAATTTTCGAACCAGTTCCATTATTCTCTTTCCACGTCTACTGTTATACAATGAAAACAGCCACCCAATGTCCTTGCATGTCTCATTGGTAGCATTGCACATTCTATCTTATAGGATTCTAGAAGTTTTCTTAGATTGTCTTGTTTCTGTTCTAACACAACTAAATTTTCATTCACAGATAAAAGGTTCATGCTAACCCACGGACTTGAATTACAATGACCAGGATAGTGCCCAATGTCTATAGGCTGTGGTGCAGATATTATGTCCCAGTTCTGCAACACTTTGGGTAGTTGCATTTTATCTTTGATCCTGTCTGGATTAACGAGTAGTAGGCCGTCTCGGAGTATGGCCATAGTGCTATCTAAATGCATGTATGAGTAAACATTTTCTATAACGTGGACCTTAGTTTCCCTACCCAAGAAGTTTTGTAAAGAGTTTGCCCCGGACAAGTTACCGCTGTTACTGACTAGATAAAACACATCTTGGTTGTGTCTTAGAACGTTGGCGGCATCAAAACAAGGCTCAGTTTCATTTAAAGCCAATACTTCTTTGTTATCTATACAACTTTCGTTGTATAATGAATCCTCACGAGTTATTTTCATTGTTGTCTGTAAAGACTCTGGAAGAAGTTTTGTGTAGGCTGTGTATTCATTTTGTCTTGCCCTTATGCTCATTGGTGCAAATATTATTTTATCGCCATAGGTGAATAAAACATCTCGTGGACAGTAATTGTAGTAGGCGGGTTTATTTTTCTCAGGTCTAAGAACTTTGATGTTTTGTTCTTTTAAAAATTCTATGAAGATATCGATATCTTCGTTAGCCTCATCAATCACTTGTGGAGGATACAAGCCTGGTGCAGGTATGTCCTTAGTGTCTACTTTATCAGCATAGTTTACACAACGGAGGCTTTTGTCCAAAGCAGGTATCCTTGCATCTGTGGCGTCGCCAACTATCACGGATTTCAACTGACTATATTCGTTTTTTGCTAACATTCTATACCGGTTATCTGTAAAATATACCTATCTTCTTGTCCAAGATTTGCCGCCATGTGTTCAGTGGCTTGATCCCAGCCGAAAAAACTGCCTGCCTTTCCAACACATATTTTGTCCTTGATCCAAAGTTGATGCCCTGCTTTTTGATCATGTAAGAATACAATTATCCTTTTGATCTGATCTTTGTTTGAAATATTGTTCTTCTTCCTGTAAGTCTCATATTTGTCGGTGTGATAAGGTAAAACCTGTCCGGGCACAAGTTTATTGACTGCCACAACAGTTTTGTCCAAACCAAAACCGTCACCTACCTGCCTGAAAACTTCTGGCACATTTTCATAACACATGAAAACTCCTACATTGTATCGGGCAGTGTCCACAGTGGCATTGAGTTTTTCTTCGGGCCTTTCATTTGTTACCCAAGACAAATTTTGATAATCATGTTCATTCCAAGTCACTGGAATCTTGCCTTTTATCATAGTATAGTAATATGCCCATATTTAACCGTCGTATGTGTTGCTGATTAAAGAAAGGTGTGTCTTATGGTAAATAGTTTTAGGAAAAAAATAATGGCAAATTCAGATACAGCATACGGCGTCTACAATAAAATAACCAAAGAATATAAAATTGTAAACGTCAATGACAGTTCAGTTAAGTCTCAAAGTTTTAGCGGAAACGTTGAAACTGCTAAGAGTCATTTCTTCACAGACGATGCATTAGCCTGCTTCAATACAAACGCCACACAACTACAATGGGCAATTACAGATGATGGCAATGGAGTGAAGTTCACAATTGCTTTTGGTGTTCCTGCTGATGCTTCAGCAACAGCGTGGGCCGATGCTTGGAAAAACACAAAGACCAATTTACAGAACGCTAACAATTGGGTTAAAGACTCTGCAGTCGGAACAAACGAAAAGTGGCAATCAACAGATAGCGACTCGCACTTATTCTAAGACGAACAGTTCATTGCACAGATCCAGTTACAATTTTTTGTAGTCCAAGTCTTTTTGATCGATTCGAAAGTTTCTAATTTTTGAAATGGCATGTCGGGCAGACCAAATCCCTGATAGCAACAAGGACCAATGTTACCCAAGGCATCTATATAAACTGATTGTCTTGTCTCGTGTTCGCAACTTAGATTGTAAACTTTGTCTTCAGTAAAAAAGTTTTTTCTTGTTTCTCTATATCTTTGCACACCTGCTTTCACGTCATAGACTCCAGGATGGCGACTGTTATCGGCAGGTAATATCCAGTGAGTTATGTTGCCTTTTGTATCGAGGGCAGGGCCATAGTTTCTTCCATGATCCTCCACGTGGAACATCTTGAAACCAAGTGTTCGCGATAGTGATCTTGCTTCTTCAACTTGGTGTGCATTGTGTTTGAAAATAATAAATTTCCACACTGCTTCTCCACCTGCTTCTATGAACCAAGACACTCTCTCCATTATCTTGCTCCAGGATACATCCTGTCTATAAAGATGATTGGTATCCTGCAGTCCATCTATGCTGAATGTTACCTCTACTCCTTTTTTTGCCAATTGTTCCCAGGTGTTCCTCTTTCCTACACTACCATTTGTGGTTATGCCTGTGCGACATGAGGTCACGTCTGCTAACTCCAAAATCCTAGGGTTCATCATAGGATCTCCAAGGTTACCATTAAAATAAACATAATCTCTTTCTGGAAAGTTTGACAAACAATTTTTAAACTTATCAACTGATAAATGAACTTCTGGGTAGACTCCTTCAACTTTTAATCCGTAGAGATTCCTTGGACATAAAGGACATCTTGCATTACAATATGTTGATGCTTCAACATGGATCTCTCTGACTTGCATAATCCATATTTAATAAAAAAAAGGGCGATAGTTGCCTACCGCCCTTCTAATAGTGATTAGTATGTTAATTACGCAGAGTAATTAATTACTTTTCTGCCTGACTTTTTAAGTAATGAAATTAAATTTGCTTTCATTCCTAAAGCAGATGATTTAGGTGCAGTACCTAAAACATTTACAGTAAAGTCAATACCTTTTGATAACAACTTGTTAGTCGCTGTTTTTCTTGCAGTATTTTTCACAGCCAAGTTTTTAAACTTGATTTTACCACCGTGAACTTCACCGTTTACTGTGTATCCAGATACAGGTTCAGCAAATACACCAATTTGTTTTGCTCTTGTTCTGAACTCTCTTGTGTAGATTACGTATTGTTGTGATCTAGCCATTTTTCTTCCTTTTGTAGTTAAAGAAGAAGATGTTCTTGTATTCGAACCGAAGTCAAATAATCCAAACATGCTTTCCTCCATTAGTTAAAAATAAACCAGGACTATCCTGGCCTATATAAAAATATATTTTACACGAAAATAAAAATAAGTCAACCGCTAATTGCAGTTTTGGTAATTAATTGTCTTTGACCTTTGGCACATGGAACAGATCAACGCCTTCATCAAGTAATTTACTAACTTCTTCGTCGGATGGTGTGCCGTAAAACTTTTCATCTCTTTTGCCTGCTTGGCTTTTCTTTACCTCTTTATAGAACTTTTTACCAACATTTTCAAAGTTCTTCTCAACATATTTGTTTATCCTACGTAAAACAGCCTTGGCCTGCCCGGCCATCATGATGTCTTTGCTAGAATAATCTACACTGTTTGTCGAGGAAACAGTTTTCTTTTGTGTTTGTTTCTTCTGGATGTTAGGTGCCATGATCGCTTTGTCAACATTACCACTGTCGCAGAACGGACACAACAGTTGGCCAGTTTTTTTCTGCTTGGAAAAATCTTTGCTGTCTGGAAACCAACCCTCGAAAGTATTTGTGCAATCGCCACAATTTAAACTGTACTTGATCATACTATTATTTACTATTATACACTTGACTTGCATTTCTGTCTATTGTATTATTAGTCATGGCAGTTAAATTTGGCGCAGTTGATAGACCCAGAAACATGAAAAGAACTTCTCAGGCTAGTAAAAAGAGAAGAGTCAAGTTTGCATCAATGAACAAACACAAAAGATTAAGTTGGAAGCCGGGCAGAGGTCAAGGTCGATAATCAAACATAGTGTATTTGAAGGCGTCTTTCTGCCGTCTAAATTTTATTGTGTCTGTGCTTATCTGGTAAACATTGTAAGGGCCACCTAGTTTTTTTATCTGTTTGTGATCTAATATTTCATTTTCTTTACATTCCACGCTGTAACCAAACCACATAGGCCACCACTTCAAAGGGTTAGTTCCGTATTCTTCAGCCGCTAGAAAATATGCAACCACAGGAATAAAACTTGCTATTTCAAAATACCAAGCAATCATACCAAAGGTAAAATGATCAAACCAATGCAGTATCAACCAGTAGGAAAACCAAACTCCGGCCGCCAAGCCGAATACTATCCAACCATCCTCTTCGATTTCGAAACGCTCATGATGTGAATATCTGCCGCCAGAATCTGGTGGTGCCCAAAAGTTCATCATATAATTACTTAACATATTTGTTGTAACGCTCACAAGAAGTTCACAACATCAATCCAAAAATAATCGTTATGGAATTTGCTATATTAATGGCAGGTATTGTTTACGGCTTAATCATTGGCCTAATACCAGCCGCGGGTGCTACGACAGGATTGATAACACTGTTTGGACTTATGCCTTACTTTGTTGGAGATCCATACTTAGGTGTAATCTTTTGTGTGGCTGTTGTCGCATCATCTACAACCGGTGATTCATTCAGTGGTGTGCTTCTAGGCATACCCGGGGCCAACAGTGCGGCCGCAACAATGGTTGATGGTTTTCCAATGGCCAAAGATGGGCAGGCCAGCAGGGCCTTGTCTGCCGCTATAACTTCATCCACGGTGAACGGACTGCTGTTTGGATCTTTGACCTTTTTATTTTTACCTTACTACACTAAGATTGTGATGTACATGGGCATACCGGAACTGTGGGCATTGGTGCTACTAGCATTTGTCACAGTTGGATTTGTCAGCACAAAGAAATATGTGCGGAGTGTGTGTGCCATTGTGCTAGGAGTTACACTAGGACTGGTTGGTGTAGATGTCAACAATGTGCCTAGGTTTACTATGGGTTGGAGATATCTAGAAGATGGAATACAGATACTACCTTTCGTGGCAGGACTATTTGCTGTACCAGAGATGTGGGAAGGCTGGCGTAAAAGAAAGCAGACTGCACAACACAAAGATTTAAAAGGCAGTTGGTCACAGATCAAACAAGGCATGTTGGACACAAAACAAAGTTGGCGAGACAGTTTCCGAGGAGGAGCCATAGGATCATTTATAGGATTATTGCCCGGCCTGGGAGGAGCAATGGCAGATTGGTTAGCCTATGGATCAACTGTGGCACGTAATCCAAAAGAAAAATTTGGTGTGGGTAATGTGCGTGGAGTAATAGGAGCGGAAGGAGCCAATAATGCCCAGAAGGCATCAAGTTTTATTCCCACGGTGTTGTTTGGAATACCCGGTGCGCCATTCGCCGCAATCCTTATGGGACTATTTTTATACATAGGAATAGATCTTGGATCACCTGATACATTTTACGACGACAAACTATTTGACAGTATGGCATTTGCCTTCTTAGTTGGAACCATTATTACTGCTGTAATCTGTTATGGACTGGCCTACTTCGCAGGTTGGGTAACCAAGGTGCCTTATGTTTATTATTTTCCTTTCATCATAGCCACAATATTATGGGCAACTTTACAGTACACAGGAGGCTGGGAGGACGTGGCTGTTCTTTTAATTTTCAGTGTGCTAGGATTATTATGCAAGAAATTTCAAGTTAGCAGACCCGCTCTGCTTATTGGATTCCTGTTAAGTGACAGGATATACAGTTTAAGTTATCAGATGACAACCCTACATAAGATAACTGACCTGGCAACCAGGCCAATATTTTTAACAATAATGGCGTGTGTTGTTTTTTTAATATATTGGGGTGTAACAAAAAGGAGTAGAATAGATTATGCTTAAGAAAATAATCATTGCAATGATGTTAATGACAACAACAGCATTGGCAGAATACAACTTGATAGTGCCACAAAAACCATCAGGTGGAACATCTGTATGGGCACAGATAGTTGTAAAGGAATGGGAGAAGCATTTGGGAGAAAAGATCAATTTGATCTATAAGCCAGGTGCCAGAGACCAGTTGGGACCTAACGAGTTCCAAAATAAACTTAGGTTCGATGATAAAACAATACTTGTGTCACATGGTGGGAACGGTATCAGTTATCTAGTTGAACCCGTGGACTACAACTATCTGGATTGGCAGTCAATAGGACAGATGAACTTGAACATCATAGTTGGTGCCAAAAAGGAAACAGATGTGTTGAATGGACCTATACAGTTCTCAGCAGGATCAGGAATGACGCCTGAGATAATGGCAATAGTGCAACTGCTGACAGGACCAAAGAAAAACTATCTAGACACTTGGGAGACCAAGATAACTTGGGTAAAAGGCATGAGTGGCTCAGAAAGAAGACTGGCCTTCAGAAGAGGTGATCTCAACGCAACAAGAGAAAATCCAGCGGCATACAAGAAACACGTGATGCCTGTGATTGAACAAGGTGACGCATTCACATGGTTCCATCATGGACTTTTAAATGTTGAAACAGGAAAGCACGACAATGATCCAAACTTTCAAGAGCCAACATTTGAAGCACTATATCAAGAGATGTGGGGTGTTGCACCGGAAGGTGATTTCTATGATGCATATAGACTTGTGAAAAGTTGGAGAGATGCGTTACAGAAAGCATTTTGGGTAAACAAAGGAAATCCCAACAAAGATAAACTTGTTGCGGCATTGAACAAAATGATCAATGATCCTGAGTCGGTTGCCGCCATAGAGGCGAAGGTTGGCAAATACGAATGGAGGACAGGTTCAGATGGTGACAAGGCAGTGCAAACGTTGAAAACGTTCATTACGCCTGGAGCACTCAAAACCTTATCTGACTTTGGAAAAAACCAATTAGGATATAATACAGTGTATAAAGAACAACTGTTGAAATAATGAAATATATCTTTGTAGTAGGTGCTCCTGGTTCACGTTGGAGCGGTGTGGCCAAGAGCATCTATTACTCGGATCAAATTGATCAGTCAGACGACACACCCGAAAGAACATATTACAATCCTAAGAGTCCTGCCAAAGCCAAACAGTTGATGCACAGAGGTGCCTACTTTGATCCAGGAATGGAGTTTGGCAACGAACTCGAGGACTTTGATTCACTTTCGAAAGAAGATCTAGAAAAAATATTTGACGCTCCTTTTCAAGGTTCCGATCGTATCAGAATAATTAAGAGTCATGTGCTAAGCCTACATCTAGAAAAATTATCTAAGATGTTTACCGATCCAATTGTGCTAGTCTATAGGCATGATGAAGACTGCTATGATTGGTGGAAAGAGGCAGGAGGTTGGGATATCACTTATCCTAACTACAAGTGGTATAAAGACGACGACACAATCAAGAGTCAGATTGCTTTACAGAACCATGCCATTAAAAAATTCGTACACACACAAAAATTGTATAGTTTGAATAATAGTTTGCAACTGCAGAAATATCTTGGAATAAAGGCAATGGGACATTTGGACTTTACAGATGTAGAAGTTTATTGTAAAATGTATCATGAACAAAAAAATTCTTAACCAATTAATATTGGATCTTGGTAAAGGTGAGATCAATGCAGAATACGTTAAAGATACTTTTGATATTGATATCACAAAAAGTTATAATAACATTAATGAATGGGCAGATGCAATTGACGATGCGATATTACACAGATACTTCTCCAAAGTCTGGCAACCGGACATGAAGAAATGGAAACACAGCGGACTCCAACTAATAGACGAAGTCAATAACCTAAGGCCAAGAAATGTTCTTGATGTTGGGTGTGGCTACAATGAATTCAAGGGCAAAATTAATTTCCTCACTGGGATAGATCCTTATAATGATAAAGCGGACATATTGATAAAAACTATAGATTATACTCCAAAGCAAAAGTTTGATGTTATTTTGTGTCTTGGATCTATAAACTTTGGATCGCAAAGCAAAATAGAAACAGAAGTTGCTCACTGTGCCAGCCTACTTGAAAAGGGTGGAACCATGTTTTTTCGGGTCAACCCAGGTGTTAAGCATGACAAACCAGAATCCAAGTGGATTGACTTCTATGCTTGGAACGTGCCTTTTATTATCGAACTTGCAGAAAAGTTAAACTTAAAAGTTTTAGATATAAGAGACGACACTAACAAGAGAAAATACTTTGTTTATAGGAAAATATAAGAAAAACACCCATAATAGCAATAGACAAATGCTTTTTCTGTGTTACAATAAATGTAAATACAACAAATGCAGAAAAAAACCAATAGTATCCTAGAAGAACTAGCAAACGTTAGGTTAAACAAAGACCCAGAAAACTTTGTGGAACATCGTGCAAGTCACATCATTGATAGTGCAATTAACCTTGTACATTACATTAGAGAAAACTTTGACCAACAAACTGCATACACATTAGAAAAAAAATTCAACTCGGCAATAAAGAATCTTGACAGTAATAAATTTCATAAAGGCGTTTCACGTATCAAAGAACTAAAGGACGTAAAGAAGTCGTTCACCATTAAACAAGGCGAATTCAAAGACGAGGACGCATAATAAATGCCTAATATTTTAGTTAATGGTGACTCTTTCAGTCATGAAAGACATTTTGCTATAGACGAATCTTATGTTGAAAAGACTTGGGCCTATAGTATAGGAGCAAATAATATAGCATTGGGCGGATGTTCAAATGACAGAATTTTTTATTCTACAATAGAATATTTGAACAAAAATTTTGTTGATGTTTTGATTATTGGCTGGACTAGTTTTGAACGTTACAGTTTACCTTTAAGTAAAGGACGTAATCTTCATTTGACACCTGGTGGAGCCGCTGACGATAATTTATTTGGATTTCTTGAACAGGATAAAGATGCGTATATACATTATCATGATTTTTATTACAAAAACTGCCACAACACTTTTTTAAACTTTCAACGCTTTTTAAATTTTTACCTACATCTACAAGACTATTGTGACATCAAAAAAATTAAATTCATTAATTTTTTATCAATGGATTCTTTCCCCAATACTAAACAAATAAAAAATATTGCCAAATTGGCATATATGAATCGTTCGTCAAAAGATTTAGAACAAGCAGGCACAATTTACAACACTAATATATTAAACAATTTAATAGAAAAAATAGATCCAAAAAATTGGGTGCAAAACACCGTTGGATTCGCATATGAAAAGTTAGTAAAAGATAAAAACTTTCCTTTATTGAAGGATGGCCACCCAGGACTAGAAGCATCAAAGTATTGGGGCGAATTAATTCAACAACATATAGTTAAATATTGATATGCTAATAGAAGATGTATTAAACGAATTTAAAAGAACACACCTTGAGCACATTGAAGATATCATTCTCACTCAAGGGTACGAGGGAGGACAGGCTGTTATAGATTATTACAGAGGACTCTTAGTTACACTGCAAGGCACATCTGTTGAACCTTTAAAAGTCAGTGTAAAGTGGGACGGTGCTCCTGCTGTAGTTTGTGGCACCAATCCTGACAATGGAAGATTTTTCGTAGGGACCAAGTCTGTGTTTTCTCAGTCACCTAAAATAAATTACACTAAGAGCGATATTGCCAAAAATCACGGCACAGAAGATCTTGGACAAAAACTTTTGAAGTGTTTAGTGCATTTGAAAAAACTAAACATACAAGGCGTCGTGCAAGGAGATCTTTTGTTCACTGACGAAGACTTATCCAGAAAACCAATTGGAGGCAAACAGCATATTACATTTACACCCAACACGATCACCTACGCTGTAGAGGAAGGCACCGATATTGCCAAGCAGATAGATGCCGCAAAGGTTGGAATTATTTTTCACACTTCATATGAAGGAGATGGACTTGCAGACATGAATGCATCAGCAGGCGTAGATGTAGCAAGTTTCTCCAAGTCACCGGACGTGTTTTTCGACAACGCAACATATAAAGATGTATCTGGCAGTGCAAAGTTTACTAAGGATGAGACAGCGAACTTCATGCAACAGATTGATAACCTTGAAAAACTGTTACAATCTGTGCCTCGTAATCTTAGCGACATGTTTCGAGGCAACCAAGACTTTGTCCCATTCTTCCAAATGTTTATAAACGATCAAGTCAAGCAAGGCAAACTGCCAACAAATGCAAATCAATTTATAAATGATTTTAGGAAATTCTATACAGATAGAATGCAACAGCAGATAGCAGGACTCAAAGCACAGAAGGCCCTGGCATTAAGGCAGGAAAAAATTAAAAACATGCCGCAGTTTCTAAACAGGATCAAGAGACCACTACAAGCGATGTTGAGTTTTTACAAGATGACACAGGCCATGAAGATATTTGTTCTAAGGAAAATGAACCAGGCGATGGCCATAGGATCATTTAGTCAAACCGAAAATGGACTTGAAGTGACTGAGCCAGAAGGATTTGTTGCAGTCGATAAGCAAGGCGGCGCTGTGAAACTGGTAGATAGATTAGGATTTAGCAGAAGAAATCTTACCGCTATCAAAAAATTCAAACCACGATAGTATTTCTTGATTTACAACTGACGCAAGACTTTTTGTGTTGAAAAATTGTTTGTAGTTGTGCGTCCTGGCTTCTTTGGTCAACTCGTAAATGTCTAACATAGATTTCTTGATGTCCCGGCAAGTGCCTACAAGTTTGTTTATCCTTTCATTTGGATCTTGTTCGTTATCATATGACTCATCAAAAACATTGTCAAAAGTTTTAAATCCTAGTTCTTTAATTTTTTTCAAATAGTGCAGGTTACCATGAACAACAAAAGGATGATGCATCAACACAGGCTTCCATAATTTTTCAGTTATGAAAACTTCAAAATTATTATCATTGGTCTCTGAAATAATGCTGACTTTGGTTTTCTCATAAGGTAGTGCATAGATGTCCTGGTCCATTCCGTTATGAGGATAATGTTTTGTGTTGTCAAGCCATGGCAGTTCATATCTTTTATCAAGGTCATATGGTTTGGTTGGATGACTGACAAAACTGGTCAATGAATTGGATAAAACATCTTCGTTCTGTAGTTTGTCATACAACTTCAACCTATGCGGTCTTGGTTGTTTGTTTAGATACAAGAAATCAAAATGTTTGTCTGTATGTTTTGTCTTGTAGTTTTTATTGTGTTTCATCAGCATGTAAACCCAAAACCAACTTACCCCGCCATACCAAATGTAATCATCATTGCTGGGTAAAGGAAAATATGATTGCCTTGTGTTTGTAAAGTTATCTTTAGATTCCCATGGGGTAGCATATATGATTCCAAAGCCTAATGATTTCAATTTCTTTATTCTGTTGCTAAAATCTGCTTTGAAGTCTTCGCAGTCAAATCGCCATTTGTTTATCTGACGCATATCTACCATTGCAAACTTGCGATCGAAATGTGTGAGATCATGTGTGTGTAAAGCATAGTATTCATTTTCCATTACGAAACTTTGCTCAGTAAGACTATTATAGTCAATATAACTTTCAAACCTGACATGATCACCTGTTTTCATGACATCTGATAGAATAAAATTGCTCTGTTTCATACGGTAAATATGTGTATGTTAACACCCTTTTTACAGTATGTATCTGAAGCAAGAATAGTAAGACGGCAAGATGACTTGTCAAGGTACACTTACCAAGAGATCGAAGAAAGAGTGTTCCTATCTTTTCTGGCTCTTGCCTTTTTAAAGATGTTCAACAGTTCAAAATCATTTGCTAAACAGTACGCCAACGCAACAATGACCTATGGTGGATTTGAAAGAGTAAGAACAACTGCCAATGACCTTCACAACATGCTGGCTGTCCTTGATGGAGACAAAAATTTGTTAGACAAACTGTCGAACAAACAACAAGCCAAGGCCCTGAGGCAAAGGCACATACTTCCTACGATGGCGATCAAGAGATATCTTAGGACCTTCGATGATGATTATAAATTTTTGACAACAATAGAAAGATCATTAGCAATTAATAATCTAGACTATAAAAATTTACGCACCGCTGTGTCCGACTTCAACAATCTAGACTCAAGGAGGAAAAAAGTCACAGTGACAAGACTGTTACAGGCCTTGAGAGCAAAACTTGGTGGCACTGATATATTAAGGCAAGTTGACATCCTATCAAAGCAACAGGACTTCGAACTAGATAATGTTGTTGACGCTGAAAGGACCACGGCGCCCACTGAGATGACAGCAGATGAATTGAATGCATATAGAATACTAGTTGGTCCAACCAATGTGAGACGAGCCAAGATAGCAGTGGACCAAGCAAGACAGGGAAAAGGACTTGCAGGCCCGTTGGCGGCATCTTACTATCCAATAATGAAAATGATGGACGACATCGCAAAAGGTGGTTACACTTTTGTTAAGTTGTTTCAAACAATAGCAGACCGAGCCAAAAGAAGCAAAAAGTAGCATTTTTTATATATTATAGTAAAATTTACCAACCTTTACCATAAATAAAAACAACTGTCACCTGAGCGGTGACATAGCATTGTAAATCAGAGAAAAAGGAGGATTAATAATGCCAATAGCAACAAACAACAACAATCTAGGTACAACAATTGGGAACTTGTACACAGGACATGGAGTAGAATCCAAGTTCTTTACAGTAGTCGTAAAAGACAGTTCAGCAACTGCAATGGACCTAAGAGCACATGATGACTCAGATGGAAAATTCCATAAGGACGGTCTTGTAGACAGAGTTTTACAAATCGCCCAAACAAGAGGCACCATTGTGTACTTTAACGTAAAAAACGATAACAGTGGAACTATCACAATCGGAATGGAAGGTGAGTTTGGAACAGCAACTAACCTAGCATCTGCTTTTGATAACTCAGACGGTTCTAGCAACTTATCTGTTAAATTCAGAGCAACTGCTTCTTCTACAACAGAAGACGGTGTGGCTGACATTGCAGGTACGACTGTAACCGCTGATACACTTGTATAATAACTGGGAGGAATAACAAATGCCAATAGCAAGAAATAATTTCGCTTCGTTAGCCACAGCGGCTGAATTCGAAGGCGTGGACGTAAGTTTCCTAACAGTTGATTTCATTAACTCAATGGCGGCAGAAACAGGAGATCCACAAGCGGACTCCACTGTTGCAGGCTTGGCGTTAGTGAGACAGGCTCTAGAAAACTTAGGGTTTAACATAATCGGAAATGGTGCTTTAGCAGTATCAAGCACTGAGATGACTTACATGGTAAGAACAGACTCAGTAGATGCTACTCTATTAGCAACAGCATCCGACAACACAATAAGAGACGCCATAAGAGCAGTTGACACAGCAGGTAGAGCCGCTTCGGCAACACCAAGAAACACTGCAAACTTTAGTGCGGCAACAGTAACAATCCAATCAGCAGGAATGTCTGATACGGGTGTTAACGCTTAATAAGGTATAGGAGGATAACAAATGCCAATAGCAAGTAACAATACAGGTATTATGTCAAGAAGACAATCTTTCAACGGTAAAGGTTTAACTTTTATCGAAGTGATTTTTGACAATGCCATTACAGCGACAGCAACTACTCCTGATACAAAAGACTCAACTTTCCAAAAAGTTAGAGATGCAGTATTAGGCGGCGTTGTGTCAGGAACAACTTTGTTAGCACAATCTTACAGATTAGCGGCAAAGGCAACTGACGATGATGCATCTGAGGCGGCGGCGATCGACGCTGACGACTCAATCGATTCATATCAGTTTATCGTAGAAGGTTCGCCTGATGCGATTCAAACTGCTGACTCGACCGGCTCACCAAACGCTGGTGTGGCCGTTGCAACTCAAACTGCAGACGACACAGCAACTTTAATTTCAAGTGCTGAAGCAGATCTAGAAGCAGATATTCTATCAAGAATTGATGTATCTGACTCTGCTGGTAACGTGCATGTTAAAATCAGATTTTTACCATCTGATGGAGTTGGTTCTTCAGGCGGAAGTGCCGTTTACGGTATGTTCGACCAAAGAGGCGATGCATAATCTTTAATTAGGTTAATTACCAAAAAGGGCGGATCTTTAATTAGGTTCGCCCTTTTTCTATTATGTAAATATCAACATGAAGCATCTTAAAGCACAAAATAAATTCGAAGATTACAAGACAGTGACCATGGAGATGAAATATCTAGTGCCTGCCAGTGTTTACAAAAAAGTACCGGACAGAGAAAAACTTTTTGACAGCATACAAAAAGGAGAATTACTGTATCCTTTACTGGTGTACCAAGCAGAACAAGAATACTGGACCAAGAACCATTTGCCACTTTACGAATCTAACAGTCCAGAACTTCCAAAGAAGGCTCCAGTACTAGAAACAGAAATAATACGTGCCGGGCACCAATACTTTGAACCTAAGATTCATGTGATCTGGAGCGGCAGACAGAGATTCCAATTGGCCAAAGAACTGGGTTACACACACGTTGACTGTGTCATCGAATCGAATTTTTTTAGGATGGTGGACAAGGCCGGAAAGTATAGAAAATTATAATGCATACTTTTTGCATACACACCCTGGTAGATATAACAGAAAACGGAATGTTGAAAAAAGAATTTCCTTTCAAGACGAAGAGTGGTGAAATAGTACATGATAAACCAACGTTAGACATCGCTAAAAATCAGCAGTCCAATTTTATTACACTGATACAAACTTTACAACTACGGGGTAACATTGTTTGGGAACACACACCAGTGAAGATCCATGAAAATATTGCTAACATGCGTTTTGGTGAAGCATATGAAGGTAAGCATTTCATATGGAACTTCATGTGGCAAGTTGAACAACCTGACATATACAGCCAAGGAGTGGACAGATATGCTCAACTGCGTGAGGATTTTAACATGATCCCGGTGTTAAGTTTTTGTAAAGAGACTGCCACTTTTCCGGCAAGTGCATTCATTACTGATGACCCAAAAACCATAAACACATACTTTACGTTTGTTCCTGATGAAAATAAATAACTGCAATTACGGCACACTAGGCTTACACAGGCATGACTACTCAGGCACAGTTCCAGGCTTTATACCAACATCTGAGCGATGTAAAAAAGGAATTAAAAATTATGAGTAATACAACAGAACTAGAAAAACAGAATTTAGAAGCACACGTTGACCTTTGTAGTGAACGTTATACTCGTCTGCACGATCGTTTATCAGCAATAGAACTAAGACTAGCCAAGATGAATGAAGACATGACTGCTGGACACAAATCACAATCAAAAACAATTATAGCCACAGCAGGCACAGTGATAGCAGGTCTACTATCCACAATGGTTGTTGTGTTAATGAAATTTTAATATAACCTTATCCAAATGAAATGCCAAATCGCTCGAGGAGTTCGAGTCTTTATTACCAAAGAAGAATACGACTTTGTCTTGTCAATGCAAGGCAAAACTCCATTTATTATTTCTAATTTACCAATCGAGCAACAACCTATCGCACAAAGACTAGGAGACAAAACTATTTTTGTGAGGAAAAAACTTGTCAACACTACCCAATATAATTTAAATAAGAATGTAAAATTTTTGTATGAATAAAAACGAACTATTAAAGCAGATACATCATTATAATCTTTCCAGCAAACTTAAGACACTTGCTGAAAATGATCAAAAGAAAAGGCCGTTTCGACACTTACCCAAGCAGTTTTCAAAAGGCATATTGATTGGCAACATAGCGATAGTTCCAAAGAAGTCTACCGACACCCGATACGTTTACGTCATAGCAGACATGATCGAAGCAAAAGTGTTACATGACAATATTAGTCTAAAACAGACAGCCATTATGATTGCTCATTACTTGGCGGAAGGACAGCCTGCTCCGGATCATCTGATCGAGCAAGATACTGCATTTGCATCAAAAATATTTGACATATCAAACTTCAAAAGAATGCAAAAAGACGCCCATAAGCAAGGAGACGAGGAACTTGAATTTGTGTATGAAAACAAGTTTGTTGAAGCCAACAGGGCGGCCGATGAACTTAAACACACAATCCAAACAAATTTTAACAGCCTGTTCAGTTAAGGAGACGCTAAATATAACATATGCAATCATTTGAACTTACACAACCAGTATCTAGTGCCATATTATTGAAGCAGTTTGAATCGAGATTCGGCCAAACTATGAATCTACAAGGACTAGACAAAACACAATTAGAAGATTTAGCAAACAGTGTAAGAACTAAAATACACACAATAACAGACAACTTGCACTTTGGCAAGGAACTTAAAGATAATGAATATCAAAAAAGTCAAATGATGTTAGATATCTTAAATCAAGCAATAAATGAATATGGTGGTGGCATGGCAAGTTCAATAATTGGCAAAGCAACAGGTGAGATTAAAGATAAACTTTCAAAAGGACAAGCAGTAAGTCCAGCAGATAGAAAAGCGGCGGCCCAGGCAATGAAGACAGAGGGCGTTGAAGAACAATCAGAATTAATTTTAGCGGCCAAAGACATGATGGACAAAGTCACAGGTTACCTAGAAGATCTAGCATCAATGAAGACAGAAGGCATGTTAGAACTAGCAGACAGAATAAGAGATGAAATGGGTGCTGACAAGGCAGATGCATTCCTACAAAAAATCCAACCAGCAATAGAACAAGCAGAATCAACACTTACTCAAACTAGACAGGATCTAGACCAAGGCGTGAGAATATTAACAGGTGAAGAGACAGCAACTGACACCATCGGCGCTGACACCATGAACACTGACGCTGACCTAGACAGTTTAGAAAGTCCTGAGGAAGATGATGAGTTCGGAGCCACTGACGCTGAAGCAGGCGGAACCGAGCCAGAAGGCAGAGAACAGAGAGAATCCAAAGAAGTTTTCGAACAGTCAAATAGGATCTACGCCAAACTAGCAGGGAAGTAATTCCATGCGTTTCACAGAATTCAAATCACCAGACACTGAAATAGAGTCAGCATTGGTTAACACCTTGACAAATATGAGAGGTGATGCCGATGACGATAAAGACACTGCTGAAATAAGTTTTCCTGCGTTAGATCAAATAATGAAGAACACAGGTTACCCAACATTCAATTACCAACTTTTTAAAACAATTTACGACAGAAGCGAAACACTTAAAAATGTAGTGGACGATTTTGACCAAGAAAAGATAATAGTTAAGACAGATAAACAGGCAGAAAAAGATCCTGCCATGGACTTTGACAAGCAAGGCTCTACCGACGTAGTAAAAAAAATGGCTAAGTCTGCCATGAATAAACGTAAGTAATTGACACCACCAACAAAGGCTTATATAATAACATGATGAAGATATCTGAAGATGTTCTAAAGGACAAAGGCATTTCCTATATAAAAAAATATCCTTACGAAGACATCTCTAAAACTTCCAAAGGAGGAAAAAGGCACTATGAGACTCCTGACGGGAGAGCAGTGCCAAGTGTGACCACAGTGTTATCAGCAACCAAGGACATGACCCATCTAAATGCTTGGAAGAAAAGGGTAGGTGAGCAAAAGGCACAACAAATTGCAACTGAATCTGCAAACATAGGCACAGTGATGCATCGCAGTCTTGAGAAACATGTTAAGGGACAAGACAGAACACCAGGCTCTAATTTGATTCAGCAAAAAGGATTTGCGATGGCAAACATTATTATAGATCAAGGTCTCAATGACGTGTCCGAAGTTTGGGGATCAGAAATATCTTTATACTATCCAGAACTATACGCAGGTACCACCGACTTAATTGGCATCTACAAAGATGCTCCTGCAATAATGGATTTCAAACAGGCCCGTAAATTAAAGAAAAAAGAATGGGTAGAGGACTATTTTTTACAGTTAGTAGCCTACGCAGAAGCACATAACAAACAATACGGCACAGACATAAAAACAGGGCGTATTTTTATATGTACGCAAAAAAATGAATTCCAAACGTTTGAACTAGAAAACTATGACCAGTGGGCAGGCAAATGGTATAGTAAATTAGAACAATATTACAAGTCTGTCCTTTAATAAATAACACTAAATTTATAAATTTATGGCAGTAGTTCAAATATCAAGAATACAACACAGACGTGGTCTAGCAACAGATCTCCCGCAATTAGCGGCAGGAGAATTAGGTTGGTCTATAGACGATCAAAAATTGTACATAGGAAACGGAACAGTTGCTGATGGGGCCCCTGCAGTTGGCAACACAGAAATTATCACTTCTGGATCATCTAGTTTTACGACAGCGTTAAGTTATGTCTACAAAGGCTATCTTGGATCAAGCACAGTCATCACAACTGGTGCCAGTGGAGACTTCACAAGAACTGCACAAGCAAAATTAGATGACTTTGTATCTGTGAAAGACTTTGGTGCACTTGGAGATGGATCCACTGCAGATGTATCTGCTATCCAAAGAGCACTAGATGAACTTTATTGCGACACCGATAAGGACGACGAGAGAGCAAGAAGAGTTTTATATTTTCCGGCAGGTGATTACCGAATTAATGCAAGTTTAAAAATACCACCATTCGCAAATTTAAGAGGAGAAGGACCAGGTAAGACTGTTATTGTACAATCTGCCAGTGCTCCTGTGGCTGTATTTCAAGATGACGAAAAACAAACTTATGGATCAATAGGAGGAAGTGCCGCAACAACTCCTACCAACATTAACATAGAAGGTATAACTTTCAATAATGGATCAAGTTATGGCGGAGTCAGTATTGATAATGCAACCAATGTAAGATTTGAAAGATGTGAATTTAAAGGCGCATACGTGTCTGATGGTGCAGACAATTCAGTTTCAAAAGGTATAACAGTAAGATCAACAACCGCTTTACCATGTAGAGACATAATATTTGATGCTTGTATATTTCAAAAATTTGCCAGATTGGCTGATATAACAGATGATTCAACCAGTGTTAAATTTGTAAACTGTGACTTCAAGATTGCATACTATGGTATAATAGTTGGTGAACAATTGGACGGTTCCACATCAGGAAAAACTATTGGACCGAAAGATGTTAAAGTGTCCAACAGTCAGTTTGCAACTATAGGACAAAATGCCATATTGGTAAAAGCACAGTCTTCTGCCGCTGACGGCTCTGTTGGTGAGGTTAGAAACTTTGTAAGTTTTGCAAATTATTTTGCACAAGACGTAGGTACAAATTTTGACACAGTTGATTCCACAGTAAACTTTTCACCAGCAATTCAATTTGATACTGATGAATGTCAGTCTATTGCTGATTATTTTGATGGAACACAAAGAAGACATCACGAAATAAATCCTATCCCAGAATTACAAGGGATCGGAGTAAACACAAGACCAATAAGACAAATAACACTCGCGGATGATGCCTCGTCGGCCACCAGACTTTTACAGTTGCCAGCGTTGGCAGGTAAAAGCATTGAGATAAAATATAAAATGGAACGTAGCGGAAACTTAAGAACAGGAACATTTTGTATTAGTGCATCAACAAGTGGTGTTGCTTTCCATGATGACTTTATAGAATCAGATGGAGATGTAGGTGTAACTTTATCCGCTGTCCTTTCAAATCTTGATTCTACCGCTGGTAACGAAACTGTTGAGGTCCAATACACATCTACCAATGACAGTTCTGCCGTTACAATGGACTATGTTGTTACCGAAATGGTATAACCATTAGTTGTATAAAAATATAAACTACTCATATTATCTTTACTAGACATCGTTTTGTATTTGTTTTATAATAGCACTTTATAAAAGATTAATACGAATAGGATTAGAAAAAATTTATGAAGACCGAAATCGCCCTTAATAAAAAAAATACGATAAATACCCATATTCAAAAAAAGAAAATCAACGGAACAAATAAAATTATTATGCCATCGACCAATACTGCAACTATTCAAGTCAAAAAAAGGGATGGCAGAAAAGAACTTTTAGATATTAATAAAATTCATTTCGTGGTGGAAGAAGCCTGTGAAGGTTTGTCAGGTGTGTCTGCATCATTGATTGAAATGAATGCCAACATACAATTCTATGATGGCATGACAACTAAAGACATTCAAAATGTTTTGGTAAGGTCAGCAAATGATCTTATCAGTTTGGAGTCTCCAAATTATCAATATGCCGCGGCCAGATTGTTATTGTATGATGTAAGGAAAGAAGCACACGGACAATATGAATATGAGCCTTTGGTAAAAGTTATTCTAAGAAATATTAGACTAGGTGTTTATGACAAAGGCATCGTTGAAAAATATACAAAGACAGAATTAAAGAAATTCAATACATGGATAAAAAGAGACAGAGATCTTAAATTTACATATGCAGGTTTAAGACAAGTTGTGGACAAATATCTTGTGCAGGACAGAAGTTCTGGACAACTTTATGAAACTCCACAAGACATGTATATGATGATCGCGGCAACATTGTTTGCCGATTACCCAACAAAAACAAGGATGAGTTATGTTAAAAAATATTATGACGCAATTTCATTACATAAGATCAACATTCCAACTCCGGTTATGGCGGGGGTTAGAACGCCTATCAGACAATTTGCAAGTTGCGTACTCGTTGACAGCGACGACACTTTGCCTAGCATTTTTTCTAGCGATATGGCCATTGGTCTTTATGTGGCTCGTAGGGCAGGGATTGGTATCAACGCTGGTAGGATCAGAGGCATCAATTCGAAAATAAGAGGTGGTGAGGTCCAACACACAGGAGTGGTTCCGTTCCTTAAGAAGTTCGAATCAACTGTGAGATGTTGCACACAGAATGGTGTGCGTGGCGGTAATGCAACCGTACACTTTCCAATATGGCACCAAGAGATAGAAGACATATTAGTTTTAAAAAACAACAAAGGCACAGAAGACAACAGAGTAAGACGTATGGACTACTCTATACAAATTAGTAAATTGTTCTACGAGAGATTTATCAATGACGAAGAAATCACTTTGTTCTCTCCACACCAAGTGCCTGGACTATATGATGCGTTTGGTATGCCAGAATTTGATGAACTTTATATAAAATATGAGAAAGATAAAACTATTCCTAAGAAAAAAATAAAAGCACAAGATTTATTTTTTGATCTGTTGAAAGAAAGAGCAGAGACTGGACGAATCTATATAATGAACATCGACCACGCAAACTCACATTCAAGTTTCAAAGACAGGGTATCAATGAGTAATTTGTGTCAGGAGATAACATTGCCTACAACTCCAATACAACATGTTGATGATGACAAGGGAGAAATTGCTCTCTGTATATTGTCTGCAATCAATGTTGGGGCAATCAACAATCCGGATGAACTTGAAAACTTGTGTGATCTAAGCGTGAGAGCATTAGATGAAATAATCGACTACCAAGACTATCCTGTGAAGGCCGCAGAAGTATCAACCAAAGCAAGACGATCATTAGGCATTGGTTATATTGGGTTGGCGCACTATCTAGCAAAACAAGGCTTCAAGTATTCAGACAAAGGCGCATGGGACTCTGTAGACAGATTGACAGAAGCATTTCAATATTATCTATTATCAGCCTCGAATGACCTTGCAAAGGAAAAAGGCAAATGCACAGGTTTTGACAGAACAAAATATGCTGATGGACAATTACCTATAGATCACTACAAGAAAGAAGTTGATGAAATAGTTCCACACAAACAAAGATACGCATGGGAGGCCCTAAGAAGAGATATTGCAAAACATGGTTTGAGACATTCAACACTGTCAGCACAAATGCCGTCCGAATCAAGTTCAGTTGTGTCAAATGCAACGAATGGTATTGAGCCACCAAGAGCCTTGCTATCAATTAAGAAAAGTAAAAAAGGTCCACTAAAACAAATTGTACCTGGGTTTCCAAAATTAAAAAATGATTACACTTTGCTTTGGGAAATGAAGGGCAATGAAGGTTACATTAATGTTGTATCAGTAATGCAAAAATACTTCGACCAAGCCATATCGGGCAACTGGAGTTACAATCCTCTACAGTACACGAATAATGAAGTGCCTTTAAGTGCTATGGCTACTGACTTACTAACAACTTACAAATACGGGTGGAAGACAAGTTATTATCAGAACACGTATGACTTCAAAGGTGAAGAAGAAGAGGTGCAACCTGCAGGCATAGGAGCAGTAAGCACAGAAGACGAAGGAGAGGACGTTGAACTGCCACATGACTTAGACCAAGTAAATGGCAGTACAAAAATAAATAGCACCACTGGTGATGACGCTGGAGAGTGTGAGGCCTGTACCATATAACAACTATGACAAAAACAGTTTTTAACAGAGAAGATATTGATTTTACAAAAGAGCCGATGTTCTTTGGTGAAGGACAGAACGTTCAGAGATATGATGTGTTCAAGTATCCACAGTTTGATAAATTGAATCAAACAATGATAGGATACTTTTGGCGTCCAGAAGAGGTATCTCTACAGAAAGACAGAGCAGACTTCCAAAACTTCAGACCAGAACAAAAACACATATTCACTTCCAACTTAAAATATCAAACACTATTGGACAGTGTGCAAGGCAGAGGACCAAGTCTTATGTTTTTACCATACGTTTCTAGTCCAGAACTTGAAGGTTGTATTGTGACTTGGGACTTTTTTGAAACTATTCACAGCAGATCATACACACACATTATCAAAAATGTTTACCCAGATCCAGCAGAAGTGTTTGATACCATATTGAACGATGAAGAAATATTAAAGAGAGCAAAGTCTGTAACCAAAAACTATGACGTGTTTGGCACAGCCGCAGAAGATTACTTTATTAAAGGCAAAGGTGATATACTAGATGTAAAAAGAAAACTATATCTGGCAATGATAAATGTTAACCTGCTAGAAGGTTTACGATTTTATGTTTCATTTGCATGTACTTTTGCTTTTGGTGAACTAAAACTTATGGAAGGTTCAGCAAAAATACTTTCATTGATCGCAAGAGACGAAGCCACACACTTGAACCTATCGACACACGTGATCAAGGCATGGCAAAAAGGTGACGATAAAGAAATGACAAAAGCCATGAAAGGACAAGACAAATTGGTATTACAGATGTTCAAAGACTGTGTTGAAGAAGAAAAGGCATGGGCAAGACACTTGTTCAAAGATGGCTCAATCATTGGACTAAATGAAAAATTACTAGGTCAATACGTTGAATTTATTGCTAACAAAAGACTGAAGGCACTTGGATATGATCCTATCTACGACATACCAGCAAGTGCAAATCCTCTACCATGGACACAACACTGGTTAAGTTCTAAAGGTATGCAGGTGGCCCCACAAGAAACAGAAGTAGAATCTTACATTGTTGGTGGTATAAAACAAGACGTGAAGCAAGGACAGTTTAGTAAATTTAAACTGTAACGTTAGACCAACTTCATTATAGTAGCACATTATTATTATCCATAAATATTGGTATGACCAGACCCATTGCAAGAAAAGGCGACAGAGAAGCAACACACTGTTCAACTCCTTTTAGGAAAGGACATTTCAAAACAGTATTTGCAAACAACATTCCTATTTCTGGAGACAGGCATAGAAACACTCCACACTTATTACCTAATCCAAGTCCTCCACCGCCGTGTGTTGGACATTCGGCAAGATTGAAAGCAACAACAAGTTCAGTTTTTGCTGAAGGACGTAGAGTAGGAAGAGTAGGAGACCCAACCTGCACAGTGGTTGTGCAAGGATCACCTAATGTGTTTGTAGGAGGTTAGATGCCAATCAATCAAGGCTTAAAAGCATTTGCAGAATCAACACCGGACTTTGACAATCAATCAGTTCAAAATATGATCAACCTGGTCAACACAGGATGGGTAGAAAAAACAAGGACACTGGCTCAAAAAGTTGATGCCAGCACAGTGTTAACAGTGAGTCAAAAAAATGACCTCAATGACACATTAGACACACAACCTTATCTCAACCTAGGAAGAACTTTGGAAGATCTAGATCTACACACAGCCAAAATTTTTACTGGAGCACTTGGAGAAGCAAGGGAAGATGGTAGCACTGGAACATTTTTGGAACATGTACAATCAGTGCAAAGTTTTGTTACAACCGTTCCTTCTCTATTTGGCCACACTGCTGACTTTATTAGAAAAGGCGTAGAAGGACATTTCGGCACAGTGAGTGGATCAATAGATGCGGCAATGGCCACACTTAAAGAAGCAGTTGTTCACATAACCGAAAGGTCGGATCTACTCTCAGATCAACAATCACTAAAGAATGGTTTATTCCAAACAGCAACGCAAAACATTATTAATTTTTTAGATGCATTAGGAGACAGCACATCATTTGACGAAAGCACATTTAACAGTTTACAGTCCGCTTTCCAAACTGCCGCTAACGAATTTGATACTACTCTACAAACTGGAGAATATGCAACCTTTAGAACAAACTTAATTAATTCAAGAAAAACTATTGTTGATCAAATAGCATTAGAAGTTTTGAATCTTGGTGCATTAGACACTTACAGCACCACTTTAGATAATGTGAATTCGTATCTAACATTGACTGATGATCAAGATGTGCGTAACCTAATAGTTCGTAATAGTGCAAATACTAATTTTAAAAGTTACTTCCAGCAGTATGCAACGAGAAACTCCAACAGGAATCCTCTCTATGAAGGCGTACTTGATGATAGTTCTGAGGAAACCGCAATAAATGAAATATTGCAACTTAGAGGCCTACCTGACGTTACAGATTTTTTAGACCTCGATGCTGTGGCGGCCAAGGCAACAAGAGATGATAGACTTAAAACAACGGTAAGTTTTACAGGAAAAAACACAGAAGAAATTATTATTTTGGCGTGTGATACTTTACAAATTAATAAGGAAACAAAAAACATCAATGCCTTGAGTAAAACACTTCTTGAGAACATGAATAGGCATGATAGAGAAACTATCAAGACTCAACTAAATCTTAATCAGCAAATAGATACACTTAGTTAATTATTTTATTTGGACGGTTGCACCTTGTTCTATAAGTGCTTTCTTGATTTCTTCTGCTTCGCTTTTATCGATATCTTCTTTGACTGCTTTAGGTAGACCTTCGACAAAGTTTTTGGCTTCTAATAGGCCAAGTCCAAGTATTTCTTTTACTTTCTTTAGAACAGAGATTTTTTTACCATCCTCAAATCCTGTTAGCACAACAGAGGCAGTAGATTTTGCTTCTGCTGGTGCCTCGGCTGTTGGAGCCGCAACCATGCCTGCTGTTGCTGTTACACCCCACTCTTTCTCTAATTTGTTTGCTAAATCCGCCGCTTCTTGCAGAGTCAATTTGCCTAACTGTTCAACTAAAGCATTAATATCGGCCATTATTTTCCTTTTCTGTGTCTGCCCATGTACCAATCTCCTGGCTCATAGTTCCATTTTTTACCATGATGCCCTCTGATATCAGCATACCACATTCTTAGTCTTACAATTAATCTTTTTAATAGCATATAACTAATTTATCTCGAAAGTTTCTTTTTACGTCCTAAAGGCACCTTGACCATTCTTGCAATCTTGTTACCTTTTCTGTTCGTGTATTCAACACTGACTTCAGTTGTTCCTTTTGGTAAGTTGCTCTGAACCGACTTTATGATCTTTTTAAAAGATAGGCCTTCCTTGGTCTCATCAAATTCCTTAAGATCAGTTATCCTTATTGATAATTTTCTTTTGCTTTTGGCGTCTATTAGTGGTTGAAATGCCTTGTTAATTAATTCTTGACTCATGCTATCATTATATAGCAACCTATATTTTTTGTCAACTATGTTAGAAAGTCTTTTTGTAACGCCAAATGTCTATTTCGTTATTGTGGATATCTTCCAAGGCTTTCAATTTGTCCTCACAGTTGTTCCAATGTATCTTGTGTTCTAGCAGGTACGTGAGGCACTTCTTGTTAAAATTATCATAGGTAGGAGAACTGTGCTGTCCAGCACATGAAACTAATACTAAAAATAGTATTACCCAACGCATAATACTAGTTTAATGATTGTGCCAATATAGTCAAGTTGTATTTGACACTAAATTGGTAACAGTATATAATTAAAACGTAGATGTTGAAGTTGGAAAATAGTTTCGACGGACGTGGGTTCAATTCCCACCACCTCCACCATACTAGGATTGGTGGCTTATGTAATCCCTTTCGGGGGTGACCTGGAATCGACGTGTTATGAAAGTCCAATGGAGTTTACGCAGTAGACACGAGCATACGTTCATGTTTTAAATGCAAACAGAAAAGCATTAAGATTTGCTGACTTGGTAGCAATGCCAACAAGCGGATCTGCATTGAGACTAGCGGCCTAGTCCACTAGACTCTGGGGTTGGCAACTTACCTAGCAACAGAAAAGTTGCGTCATCATAGTAGCACTTTTCTTTTTTTAATTAATATCTAAATAAACTTACTGTGTGGAAATATCAAAGACAAAACAGTCGTTCAAAATGGAACGAAGTAAGAAAAAAGGCACCAAAGGTTCCTGACATAACTTGTCCAGACATAGACGAGGTTATTAAAGTCATTGAGGCTCATTGGCACGACAAAAAAATCATGAGCAAAAGGACATATAATAAACTCGAAAGAATAATGGAGAGGCTAAGAAACTCCAACGAAAAACTCAGAGATAGTGGCATTTTTTGGCATGATACTGCCAAAGAACTATGTAAGAAATACATAGATTGACAAATATCCAAAAAGTGTTATAATAGTAAGTAATTTGAGAACATACTCTTTGAGTATAATATTCTCAACTTTAGGAAACAATAACACTAATGGATATACATGACCGATAACAAAGTTAAAACTCTCAATCAAGTTGTTGAAGAATTCTACAAAGACGGAGAGGAAGAAGTCGCAAACTTCAAAACAAGAATACAAACAGCCAAAGATAGACTCAAAGATTTACAACAAGATCAACAAATGCTACTGCCACAAGGCATTACGCAGGTAGAGATAAATGATGATCTGTGTTTCAATTACAGTGTGCAGAGAGACTTAAGGCCATCCCATGTTGTAAGGATTTGTGAAAAATTTGATCCAAGAGTAGTAAGGCCAGCGTCTGCAGTGAAAAGAGATGGCAAATACTATCTCTTTGACGGGCAACACACTTCTGTTGCTTTGGCAGTGCTAGGATATAAAGCGGTGCCAATGACCTGGGTTGAAACAGAGGCAAAGGCATTTGACGCCATAGCATTTGAAATACTCAACGATACAGGAATCTTACGGGCAGGCACAGAAGAAATACACAGAGGCCTCTTACATAGATGGCACACTGACGAGAACGATCGTATGCAACCTAGGGTAAAAACTGCTTACACGGTGGACACACTTTTCAAAAAGTGCCAAATAGACCTAGAGCCAAAACGTGTCAGGAAGTCGCCAGGAAAATGTGGCCCTAATAAACATTACTTCTCACATTTTGATTATGCATATAAAGGAATTGACATGACTGGAAATGTAGAAGTTTTAGAAAACATACTGAATGGAATCAAAACATTTTATGGCGATGAGGACGGTGGAGAAATCAATCAAGGTATCTATATAGGTTTGGTCAAAATGTACACTCTCGCAAAAGAAGATGGGTCAACCAAGTTCTTGCCAAAGGATTGGATTGAAAGAATACTATCCGCACTTATCAAAGTGTGTGGAAGAAATGCGCAGGGTATCCATTCCGCCAGCAAGAAACAATGGCAACACACACGAGGTACTAGTTGGGACGCACCAGTGGCCATGAGCACACTGATGCGTGAAGCATACCTACTACAGGCACCTGAAGAAGATCAGTTCAACCCACCACACGAACCAAAGGTTAATATGGGATTGATGCAAAATGACGTGTGTGCAGAATTCAAACCTTTTTATAAGAATGTTGCAAAGATATAAAATACTTGACACAAAGGTCAAAGGCAAACTTACTATAAAATCAACCAAGACAAGTATTGAATCAGATTGTGCTATCCTTGACAAATTTAAAAGTGAACTGTTAAGTGAAAACACAGAAAGAGATGTCAAGGGCAAATACTTTTATTTCTTACAAAGATATCTTAGAGACACTCAGAAAGAAAAATGTAAGCCTCACCAGGCACATTACTACGCAGTGGATTTGCCAGATAAAAAACATTTAGAACATCCGATACCTCAGAACAGGATACTACAGGCCTACTTAGATGGAAATATAAGTGCCTTAGAAGCAATCCATATGCCGTTATGTCTTTTAAGTGACTTTGACAAACACTATCTACAAGGAGAGTGGGAACAAAACGCGACCTGGGAACTGCCTTTCATGAGATATAAATTAGCCGGACTACGTGTGCCCATAAAAAATCTTAGAGGTGATTTAATAGATTTTACAAAATGGACTATCAAAGATCATTTTGAAATGTTAGGAATAGAAATAAAGGAGTAGTATGGAACTGATATATGGTTTAGGTATGTTGTTGTTAGGTACAATTGCCACAATTGTGTTCTTTTGTGTATGGATAAAAATACAAGAGCCAAAAAAAAAGCCAGATCCTGAAGACAATGAGGTGCTTAAAAGGAGTGGTTTACTTGATGATTCGGAATAGGTTGACTATTTCCAAGTTTATGCTATAATATGGTAAAGTGTTGTGTCCACATACCTCTTGTGTCAACGCAACTTACACCCCATCTAGGGTACGCATTTTGGTCCGGGTAACCGGCGAGATTGGTGCACAACACTTATAAATTATGGAAAGCAAAACACAAAAACTTTTAGACAATCTTAAGCAAATTACAAAACCTAAAAAACGTGAGCCGAAGGTGGACGTGATATCAAATAGGTATGGTGAAGACAGTAAAGGCAGACCAATATACATAGATAGAATATATGGCGGCATTTATGGACAGGTGAATTTAATAAACAAAAACTGCACACAATATAAAGGAAAAATTTTTAAAAGATCAATAACTGTGAAAGGAATGGACGGAAACAATTTTAGGTCATACGCATATGAAACACAAGACGGCCGTTGGTTCGATAGGGCAGGAATGCCTATAGATAAGCCTAAACAAAAATCCATTTTGAAGGATGTGCCACAAGAAACAACCATAGAGGTGCAAAAGACCGAATTGACCGCTGACGAAAAGATTCAGATTGAAAAGGATTTTTTGAGTAAACTGAAATGATCAAAGTAAACAGAGACCAACAACCTAGACTATTGAGCAACGCACGAATGGCAATGCTGAATGCTAGAGATCCATGGTTCAAGGAATATTGGGAAAACGTTTATCGATATCTCCTTAAAAAATTCAACAAACTTAACTAGAAATAAATATACTTGTAACAACGCCACACAGTGACGTCGGAACAAAAAGGACCTCCAAGTAGCCTGAAAAGGCCAAAGGCTAGTTTACTAGAGTTAAGGGCCCCTCCGTGTGATACAGATCTGTATCTAGTTCAATTTAAATGATAGTGAGATTACCAAGTCATGTTGCTTGTAACCTTACTTTAGTGTATAATTTAGATATGAAAACATTGTTTGATGAATTGTTGCAAAGATCCTCATACCGAGATGATTTTTTAAACAATAAAGTATTACCCAAAAATTTTTATAAATTTCCAATCACTAACGTTTCTGAAAATTTATACAGTGTTGGTGATGACATAAAGGTTGATAACTCAACCTACAAGCGTGATGGTATTGCCAGCACACAGGCCACAGAACTAGGATATCCTGTGAGTGAAACTTTTGATTTTTCTCTGGTGACCCCGGATCAAAATACAAGGATATGGAATTGGTTACAAGGATGGCATCTTAAGAACACTGTATCTATTTTGCATAATCAAAAGCCTGGGCAGTCACATCCTTTCCATATGGACATGATAAGCAGTTATGTGAAATATGTTTCTAAGTATTATGGGGTTACACTTCCAAATACACAAACCAATAATGAAGTTGTTGCCTACCTTAAAAACAAAGTGAAAAGGGTGTTTGTTTTTCTAGAAGATTGGTTACCCGGGCAAATTATCATGCTTGGAAACCAACTAATCGTAGAATGGAACAAAGGAGACGTGTTATGGTTTGATTGGTATAATGTACCACATGGAACCGCTAACTTCAGTCGCAGTGACCGGATGTTATTACAGGTTACAGGGGAAACCACACCTGAGTTTGAAAATTTAATTAAGGAGGAAAGTAATGCAGAAAACATTTGAAAAATTAATTGAAAGGTCTGATTTCAAAGATGGATTTTATAATAAACAACCTTTGCCGCAAAAGTATTTTAAATTTCCTCTCTGTAATATTAAAGATGATCTTTATCCAAAAGAAAAAATAGAGTTGGATAATAATAAACACAAGCACAGCGGACCATCGTTTGATCAACAGAATGAATTAGGCCTGGACATACACAAAAGTTATGACCTGTCAGTCATTACAAAAGAGAGATACAAAACTCTATACGATTGGATGCATTCTTGGCATCTTAAAAATCCTATAGGACAGATCCATAATCAGCAACCAGGTCAAGCACACACATTTCATATGGATGTAATCAATAGTTATAACAATTATATTGCCGATCCCAAAGATAAAAAAACAAAAGTCAAACGTGTGTTTGTTTTCCTTAACGATTGGACAGCAGGCCAAGTGATAATGGCTGGCACAAAAATTATCACAGGCTGGAAAAAAGGTGACGTATTTTGGTTCGATTGGTACCATGTGCCACATGGCACCGCCAATTTTAGCAGAACCAATAGAATGATGTTACAAATTACAGGAGAAACAACACCAGCCTTCGAAAAATTAATACTGTGATTATGTTAGAACACTTACTGATTGTTATGGGTGGAATCCTTATTGGCACAGCCAGTGGCGTGTTGCCTGGAATAGGTACTACTATCGCGTTGATAGTAGCAACACCTGTGTTATTGCAGTTGGACATTATTCAATTATTTTTATTCTATATGGCAATACTAAGCACTGCGCAATTTACAGGCACCATCCCAAGTGTGTTTTTACAGGTGCCAGGTGAGGCAAATAGTTTACCCACAGTTGTAGAAGGATCAAAATTTAGAAAGAAAAATCTTAATAGCCTTGCCATAGGTCTATGTGCTGTAGGTAGTTTATTCGGAAGTTTAATTGCAGTTGTCATTACTTTCTTTGGTTTGCCATACGTTATAGATTTTTTCACAGTGTTTCTAAAAGACAGTTTTAAAATTGTTTTATATGCAGTGGTGCTATTGGCAAGCATTTTTGCTTTCAATAATAAAAGATATATTTTAAATTTTGCGTTACTTTCTATTGGCTACTTCTTATCTATGATAGGTCCTGACCTACAAGGAGGCACATTCAGATACACATTTGGTATTGAAGCAATGGAGGAAGGCATTCCTTTTTATCCATTGATACTAGGACTCATTGTTGCACCTGCGTTGTTCACGTCTGTGCATCGTGATATAAGATTAAGTTTTATTAAAGAAAAACTATCCTCATTTACACGGGTTTTCTTTTTATTTCTAAGAAACATAGGTGCCAGCATAAGAGGGGCAGTGATAGGATTCTTTGCGGCGATGTCACCTGGCTTTGGCACACTCCTTAGCACCAATCTTTCATATGCGGTTGAGTCAAAGTTAAACAAAAATTATCCTAGTAAAAAATTAGTGGCCGCCGAGACTGCTAACAACAGCGGTGGATTTGGAATGTTGTTACCTCTTGTGTTATTAGGCATACCTTTGACTTCAAGTGAATTTATTCTTTTCAACTATCTCATAGAAGCAGGATGGTCTCCGTATCAGTTTGAGAACCTGGAACAAAATGGCCTTATGCTGATGCAAACTCTAGTGCCTTGGTTCGTTTTTATTAATTTTATAGCACTACTAATTGCATGGCCTCTTGCAAAGTTTATCATAGTCCTCATGCAAAAATTGAAAAAAGTTTTGAATATTTTTATTGCATTAGTGTGCTTTACCACTTGCGTGTACTTGGGTATTGACAACTATCAGTTAGTGTTTTATATTACATGTTTAGTTGTAGTTTCTTTAATTGCAATAAAATTTAAAGAGATCAATCTCATGCCGATTTTGTTCTCTTTTATATTAGGAAATGAATTAGAGTTCGTCATTTCCCGATACATCACATTATGGACTCATTAAACAAGGAGAAAGACTGATATGAAAAAAATATATCTTTTTTTATTATCTACAATTTTGTTAATGACAAGTGCATTGGCAGAATCGATTACTGTTGTTCCAGGTGGTAAGCCGGGCGGGTCTAGTTTCGCCAGAGCAACAATGTATAAGGAAGTGCTAACAAAGATGGGACACGATGTAAAGTTTGAAAACATAAGTTCCACCAAGGAGGGTGCAAAATATTTAGAAAAAACAAGGGGCAAGGAAACAGTAATAATGATGTACCCAACCAATCAACCTTCTCAGATTGGCTACGACATCACTGAAAACAACTTTGTGTTGAAAGAATATTTCGCTCCATACTTCTGGTGCCAATCAAATGAGGCCGTCAACAAAGACGTGTTTAAGGTTGGATTGGATAAAAACATGAACCAAAAGTTTTCTGATAAACTTTTTGGTACCTTGGGTAAAGAAGTAATCTATCTAAGATATAAAAACAGTGGTGCACTCTACAATGCCATTACGGCAGGAGACATAGATGCCATGTTTACTAACCAAGGTAAGTCACTTAAACTTGTGAAAAATAACCAAGGGTCTTGCATTGCCAATACAAGCAGTGAAGTAATACATGACATACCATCTGTTTACACCATAGTTAAGGATGGAACAAAATTTCCTGTGATGGAATACCCTGTTATTTCAAACAACACATCCGAAAAACTTAGAAGTATTCTTATTGAGGCAAACAAAGACGAATTATTTGTGCAATGGAGAGCAAGTAAAGGCCTGCCGGAGATAGTTGGTCAGGACACTCGACAAGAAGAACTTAGACTTGCCATGGAAGGGCAAGAACTTTGGAAACAGTAGTATATGATTCTTATTATGACGTTGGTGGAAATCAATTCGCCAACGTCTTCCAAGCACTAGATCACGCGAATCAGACTCAAAAATTTTGTTACTTCAATATTCACAAAGACTGGATCAATGCATTGGAGCGGACATATTCATTACCAAAACCAAACAGGCAATCACTTCAAGTCCTATACTTAAAAAAATTAAAACATCTAAGACAAAACCATAATAAACTTGTGCTCGCTTACAGTGGTGGCTCTGACAGTCATACCATACTAAAAATTGCAATCGATAATGACATTTATTTTGATGAAGTTATCATTGAATATCCTGGAGTAATGGAAGCGGCAAATGACCAAATCATCAACGCAGAACAAATCATGGCGCTTGAATTTGTAAACAGGCATATTGGAAAAAGTATAGGCAAGGTCACTGTTATCAAATGGACCGAGAAGGATTATGAATACTTAAACCATGCAGGTTGGTATAAAAATCCTAAATTTTATCAGCATAACAAAATTAAGGTTCGTCCTTGTGTTAAAGTGTATATGGCAAAACATTACAATGACCTAGATGGAGTAATAATTACCGGACACGAAAAACCAGGAGTACGATTTAAAAACAATAAATTTTATTGGTTTGTGACTGACACAGGAACAACAGAACACAAAATTATAAGAAACTCATTTCCATTTTTTCTTGATCCGGAAATTGTTGTCTCATATGCATATGTGTTAAGAGATCAACTGAAAGGTAAACTAAATTATTTCACCCAAATAGGAGACAGATATGATTTCTTTTGGAAGATTCCTTTGGCGGAAACTAAAAAATTTTATGAGTCATTAGGCTTGGAATTTATTAATCAAGAATCAGTTAAGTTTACTCAAAAGCCAAATTGGGGTACTCATCACAACTACAAGAATAAAGGCATAATTGATTCATTAGAAAAATATGGACACAGGCAAATACTAGATAAAATTTTTAATTTACACGAACATATTAATAATGAATACAAAAACACTAATCATGCTGTGCAGTCAGATGGAACATTTGTTAAAACAGTCGAACGTTATTCTCAGATGTTTGAATATGTAGAAAATACATTGATTTGTAGAGGGCATGACGTATAACCGTTGGAAATTGGAAATTATTACCACTTGACACAATACCAAATCGTGTTATAATAATGGTAACTTAGGAGAATATATGTATAAATGTTCAGCACAAGCACAGTTGGTTTTGGATCAAGTGACTGCAAGATGTCAAAAAGATACTGAAACTAAAAATACTTGGACAGGTAAAAGTGGGAAATACATGTTTATCATGGGCAGAGAAAATGCTGATGGTAAGGCAACTGGTGTGGTACACAAATATCAACCAGATGGCTCACACAAATTAGCCGGTTCATTTAAAATACTTGCTGATGGTATCATCACAAGATTTACTGGTTTATCAAAAGCAGATTGGAACAACTACATGAATTCTGCAGAAGCAGAATACAAAAAGTCGTTGACTAATGCTGGAGAAGACAATAAACTAGAAACTAAAGTAGCATAAACAAAACGGTGCCCTTCGGGGCACCAAATAACAATATGGAAAATTGGGAGAGGCATCTAAATAGAATTTGGAACGGTGGTAAACTGTTCATCATTGGTGCAGTGGTTTTATTCATTACATTTACTTTGGGCACATTTAAACCGAACAAACATGTAGTAAACAACATAAAACTTGATCAAGAACAAAAAACAATTAATAACCTTAAAAAATTTGGTTTACATGCACCTTTGTTTAAATTTAAAAATACAAAACAGTTTGTTGAAAACGTTCAAAACTGTGTAAACTACTTGAACCTTACAACTGAAGTCCATAAAAGAATACCTGACAAAATAATAATTGCAATGGCCGATGTGGAAAGTGCAAGTGGCACTAGTCGTTTTGCAACTGAAGGAAACGCCTTGTTTGGTGTTAGAACTTGGGACCTAGTAAACGTTCCACACATGAAACCTGGTGCAATACCAAATGCAAGTTTTGGTGTGAAGAAGTATAAGAATAAATGTGCCAGTGTTGCAGATGTAATAGACATATTAAACAGGCATCCTGCTTACAAAGATTTTAGGGCAGAAAGAAACAAACAACTTAAAGACGCATATTGGGACTATAAGAAACTGGTTCCTTTACTTGCACCATGGAGCACCAACCCTGAGTACGGTAATATCATTCTGAGAAGAATGAAAGAGTTGAAATTGTAGTAAAATAAGTACTACGATGCAGGACGTACTTCAAAAAACACTAGATAAAAAATACCAAGCAGGGTTTACCACCAATGTGGAGTCGGAAACTTTACCACCAGGTCTAGATGAAAATACAGTAAGAAAGATTAGCAAGATCAAAAATGAACCGGAGTGGTTGCTAAAGTTTAGATTGAAAGCATTTGACAGGTGGAAAATTTTAAAAAAGCCTGATTGGGCAAATTTAGAAATAGAACCAATAGACTATCAAGCAATTAGTTACTATTCAGCACCAAAAAAAGGACCAGCATCATACGATGAAGTTGATCCAGAGATCAAAAAGGACTTTGAAAAATTAGGAATACCTCTCCATGAAAGAGAAAAACTAGCAGGGGTGGCGGTAGATGCAGTTTTTGATTCTGTGTCTGTGGCTACAACGTTTTCAGAAGAATTGAAAAAATTAGGTATAATCTTCTGCAGTTTTAGTGAAGCGGTACAGAACCATCCTGAACTTGTGAAAAAGTATTTGGGTTCGGTTATTCCAATCAGTGACCATAGTTTTGCGGCCTTGAACAGTGCAGTATTTACAGATGGATCATTTGTGTATATTCCACCAGGTGTGAGATGTCCTATGGAACTGTCAACGTATTTTAGAATAAATGCGGCCAACACTGGACAATTTGAACGAACACTTATAATAGCAGATCGAGACAGTTATGTAAGTTATCTAGAAGGATGTACAGCACCTATGAGAGATGAGAACCAATTACATGCGGCCAATGTGGAACTGGTTGCTTTGGACAACGCAGAAATAAAGTATTCAACCATACAGAATTGGTATCCAGGAGATCCTGAAACAGGCAAGGGTGGTATCTATAACTTTGTTACAAAAAGGGGAAAATGTATTGGAAAGCATTCAAAGATTACATGGACCCAATTTGAAACAGGTTCGAGATTAACTTGGAAATATCCAAGTTGTATTTTGATGGGTGACAACAGCATTGGTGAATTTTACAGTGTGGCTCTTACTAATGGCCGACAACAGGCCGACACAGGAACCAAAATGATACACATAGGTAAAAACACTAAAAGCACAATCATATCAAAAGGCATTAGTGCAGGTAAAAGTTCCAACACATATCGAGGACAGGTCAGCATAATGAAGAGGGCAATTAACAGTAGAAACTTCACTCAGTGTGATAGTTTGATGATGGGATCCGGATGTAGTGCTTCAACTGTGCCTGTGATACAAAATAGGAATAGCAGTTCAACCTGCGAACACGAAGCCACCACTAGCAAATTAAGTGATGAACAGATGTTTTACTGTATGCAGAGAGGCATACCAACCGAAGACACAATCAATATGTTGGTCAGTGGATTTTGTAAAGAAGTTTTCCAGAAACTACCAATGGAGTTTGCCGCGGAGGCAAATAAACTACTAGAAATTAGTATGGAAGGTTCCGTAGGCTAAAACATGAATAGTAAAGGCTTGATGTTGCGTTGGTTCGGTGGATCAGGAGGTGACACCATATGCACACTAATAGACATGGCCGAAAAGGATCTGTACACTAACTTCACTTGCAAATATAACAGCAGGGCCAATGGAAAAACAAACACACATCAGTTCAAAGATCCTGAATATCCAACACTTTATAGATTTGGTATAAGTTGGAATGCAGGAATTGAATTGAAAAAGGCAGAAAAAGATCTCAGTAAGTTAAAGAATTCAAATAAAAAGTTTTTAATAAAGTCTATGAATTTTACAAAATCATTAGATAATGTTGTTTCAGACTATATGGAGATTGTTAGCATAGGTTATGATTATTCTTTTTTACCATTTTTGGTGCAGACTAATTTAACCAAAACAAAGACAATAAAATACTATTTTACCAAGAACAACTTATCCAAATATAAAAAAGACCTAGTTCTGCTTGATATTACCAAAAAATTAAACCAAGACCAAAAAACCAAACTAGTAATTTGGAATGTTATCAAGTCAGCAATAGATTATATGAACGATTTTAATTTGGATAAGAGTAGTATTCAAATCAGCGATATGTTCTATAACCAACAAAGTATTAAAGATTTTTTCGCAGATAGAAATATTGAAATAGACTTTAATAACAAATTGTATAAAAACTGGTTAAAACTAAACCAGAAATATATTCCTAGTGATATTTTCAATAAATGCCTAAAAACTAGATCCTACAATTATCAAAATAGCGATATGAATTTGTTTGAAAGATATGTGCTTTTAGCAATTTCTGGAAAAAAGTTCAAGTTTCTCTCATAAAAAGCCAGTAAAATCAACACTTTTTAACCAGATCAACTTGGTTGACGTATTTGGAAAATATGCTATAATTTACACATGATTAGATTGATAATATTGATTGCGATATTTTTTGCAGTTTATCCGATGATAGGTGAAGGCTATGATCAATTTTTGTCTGATTTTAATTTAGATGGAATTGGTAATATCTTTTCAAATCTTATTGCTTGGATGAGTGAAACTGTAGATAGGTTGCAATCTTAACTATAAGGAAAATGAGTATGAAAAAACTAGCATTGGTTTTATTTGCAGGTTTGTTGTTGGCGCAATGTTCAACCTACAAAATTAAGCCGGACATGACAAAGGATGGAGTTGTTAACAAGACTCCTAAATGGTATGTCAAATACGATCACGAAACAATGTTTAAGTATCAAGAGGCGGCAACTGCTGTATCTCCTGACTTAGAACTTGCTGTGAAGAAAAGTATTTTATTAGCAAAGGCTAAACTTGTTGATAGAATAAATGGTCTAATGAACAATCAGACTACTATCAAGAAGGATGAAGTTGGTACTAATGAAACACTTACGGTACAGTCAGGTTCGCAGGACATTATCGTAAACGTGATTGAAGATACTTTAGCCAGAGGATATGAGGTAACAAAACAGGTTGTTTTTATGACAAACAACAAATCTTATAGATCTTATGTGATGGTTGAACTTTCTAAGAAAGAAGTAAAAGCCATTATCGAAGAAGTTAATAAGAAAAAAGTTGCATTCATTGATACTAGCAAACTTGAAAAAAGTGCTAAAAGCATCTTAAACAAGTAGGGCAATATGAACTACATTTACAAACTTATTGCCCTAGTTGTAGCACTTCTAATCTTTGGATTAGTTGGTGTGGCAAAGGCCGGAGGTCCATGGTCGGATCAATACTGTGACATTAGCCATGAGACTGTGATCACAAAAAATGAAAAGGGAGAGATCATCGATAAAGTAACCAAAGAAAAAGTCAAGTGCGAAGACGGTGTAATGGACTTCCTACACGGAATGAAAATTGCGGAAAGTTGTAAGTTCTTTACTTGGCAGATGCCGATGGGAGAAAAGTTAGTAGAGCAGAGAGGTATTGCTTGTAAGAGATTGGATGGAGGATATGAAATTGTTCAAGGTTATCACAGTATTAATTAGTCTGGTGCTTCTAACTAATTGCACGTCATCCAATGTGCAGAAAGTATCAGTTGTGCCTAAAGAAACCGATGGCGCATTGGCACAGATGCCATATCCGGTTATGCTTGGAGAAGGTGAGATATGGAGTGCGCCAGGAATGTTATGGAACGGTGCACAATACATTAGATTTAATCTTAACAAGGCAGAGAAGCAACAACATCAACAAGCGGTATATCATAGTTTAAACAACGCACAAATTGGTGAAATAACTGCTTGGTATAGTAAAAAACGTCTAGCAAATGGCAAGATCAGGGTTATAAGTCACTTTCCTACGTCAGATGGCTACTGCCGTGTTTATCAGAGTTATATACAGTTAAATGGTGCACAAAGGCACATGACGAACAAGGCGTGTAAAAGATTAACACTACCTTGGGTATTCCTAAAATAAATAGTTCTAGTATAAATAATAGCAAGGAATTTACAAATGGCAACAGTCGAACCAAAATCTTTATATAACGTTAATATTAACGAACCACAAATAACGTATTTCACAGTGGCAATAAACACTTCAGGCTTTTTAGACACTGAGACAGTAAATGGTGGAAGAGTGTCTCCGTGCATAGCGAATGACTTTGCAACTAAGCCTACAACACTAGCACAATCATTATTGGTATCAAGAGGGAACTTAAGATGGAAAATGATGATGGAGGCTCTAGCAGTAAGATCCAATTTTAGAGTGTGCAATATTGTTACAACTTATGCCGCTGACGAAGGTGACTCACCGATTACTAACTTGGCATTTGGACTTGTTTTTGATACGCCAAACTTTGTTCCAACAACAGGTACAACAATCGACGGATCAACAACTACTACAACAAGAGCATTATATCTTCAAGACAAAATTGCTGAAGCATTGAACACTACAAGAACTGAGAACATGAGTATTTTTGATCCAACTGGTACTGGCAATCCACAGCAATTAAGAACAATTGAAGTAACAGCCGGTCCGGTGTTGACAGCATCAATTGGTGAAATAGTAGAAGCAATCACAGTTACAGAAGTTACTGGTTTTGCACCAAACACTAGCAACCAATTGCCAACTGACAACTCATTGACATACTCAGCAGAGTAATCACTTTACCAAATAATTCAGTAGCAGTAAAACGAAGTTTCTGTTATAGTAAATAATCTATAATGTTTATAGCAATTCTTACACTTTTATCTGCATTATCCATCTCGGGTGTTGCAATTTTCTATTCTGTGATAGGACTCGCCACAATCTTCCCTGGAGCATTTTGGCCTGTGGTTATAATGGGGTCAGTTCTTGAGGTTGGAAAATTAATTACAGCCAGTTGGCTATATCGGCAATGGAAGTTTACACCATTCCTTCTCAAAACTTATCTTACTATTGCGGTCATAATACTGTCAATAATAACTTCAATGGGTATTTTTGGATTCTTATCTAAGGCACACCTTGAACAAAACTTAGCCAGTGATACCTTGGTGCAAAGGGTTGATATTATTAACGACAAGATAGAAAGCCAGACTATCTATATTGAAAGGCAAAAGGCAGTCATCACACGTTCTGAAAAAGCAATTGATCGAACAGGAAAAGATTTCACACAGGACATTGCGGTGCAGGAAAACATTATCAATTCTGCCTATCTAAGACTACAAGTGCTTGACGCAGACGTAAAGGCATACACAGATCAAGGAAAAGGTTTTTGGAAGGGTGACAACATTGCCAAAGGTGTGGAACTAAGGAAACAACAAAAACCTGAACGTGATCAACTAAATGCAGAAATAAAAGAGGCCAAGGCAAAGATAGAGAAATATAGGAATGAAGGCAGGATCGCAGGAGATAATAACAAAACTACAATTAAAGAAGCAGAAGAAAATATCATAGTTGCCCAAAATAAGATTGATGATCTTATTATCGAAAGACAGCCGTTAGAAAAAAAATTAATTAATTTAGAGGCAGAAGTAGGTCCAGTGAAATACATAGCCGCTCTTGCGGTTGACTGGGGGTTTGCCGAAGAAGTAAATTTATCCAAAGCAGTAAGATGGGTGATATTGATTATAATTGTTGTTTTTGATCCACTTGCAGTTTTACTTTTAATTGCCGCGAACCAAAGTCTGGTTAGAAGATTTCCTGTTAAACCACCTAAGCCTCAAGAGATTATAGACTTGGAAAAACCAGATGATGAAAGTATTATTCTAAAATGGAGAGAAATGGCGGAGCAGGCTAGTAAAAAAAACGCCCAAGAAAAACAAATCAAAATTAAACAGCAAGTAGATGAATGGCAACAAAAACTTAAAAAATTTAATGAAAAGGCTCCAAAACCAGAAGACAAGCCTGTAGAAGTTATAGTTGAGCAACCAAAGAAAGAACCGACTAAGGAACAAAAAATAGAGGCCTTTGATGAAAGATTGAGAGCAGAAGAGGCAGAACTTGAAAGAGTCGCGGCAGAAACAAAAGCAGATATTGAGAGGATAGAAGAAACTAGCAAACCAGTTGAAGACTATAATTTTGAAGATGAAATAAAATATGATGTAGACACAGAAGTTAAAAAAACAGACGAAGAGCCAGGCATAGCCAAGCAGATAGAAAAGGCAATGGAAGGTGTACAAGCAAGAATAAAGCCTGACTTTACAGAAGTGATAGAGCCTGAAAGCCAAATTAAAAAACCAAAAGTGGGTGCCCTAGGCACAGTGTTGGTTGATAAAGGCAAGGTGATTAAACAACAACCTGCTTACACACAAAACTCTGAGCAAAATGAATCTGGTAACTGGAGTAAGATTAACGAAAAGCGTCTTATTGACGAAGAGACATATAGACAAAAAATTGAATCAAGAATAAATGATTTAATCATCAAAGTAAAAACTGGAGAAATGAAATTGGAAGACCTTGCCGAGGAAGATCAAAAATTAGTCAAACAAGCGATGGATAATGGAAACGACTAGACTAGGCAAACTGACTTTGGTTACACCACCCAGTATCTTAGAAGATAACAAAAACAGTTTTTGTATAATAAACTTCAAAACAGAAGATCAAGACAAGTTTGCCAATTATCTAAACAGGCATCTAGCAAATGATGATGTTGTTGTTTACGTTGTAGACAGTGCCAAGGACACTGAATTAACTTTGCCATGGTTGACAAACATACTAGAAAAGTCTAAAACTGTTATAGTTAAATCACAAAATAATTTTAAAGTTTTGAAAAACGAAACAATAATTGACTTGGAGGCGATATTCAATGAGTGATACAGATCAAAATCTTAATTGTTCTTTCTGTGGTAAGGGCAGGAAAGATGTCTCAAAAATGATCGTTGGTGCTGATAAAGTTACAATTTGTAATGAGTGTATAAAATTATGCACAGAGATCATTGTGGAGGATAACCAAAAGGTTAGCAGTGAGCAAATCAAAACTGGTGAGAAACAAAATTTAAATCCTGTGGACATAAAAGAATATCTTGATCAATATGTTGTTGGGCAAGACTCTGCAAAAACTGTTCTTAGTGTTGCTGTGTCTAATCACTATAAAAGAATTTTAAATCCACCAAAGGACTTTGAATTAGAAAAATCAAACGTTCTTATACTTGGTGCAAGTGGTTCCGGAAAAACACTTATGGCACGAACCATTGCCAAATATTTGGATGTGCCTTTTGCTATGGCAGATGCTACAAGTTTGACCGAGGCTGGATATGTTGGTGATGACGTTGAAAATGTAATCACTAAACTTTATCAAAACGCCAAGGGAGACAAATACATGACTGAAAGAGGCATTGTGTTCATAGACGAAATTGATAAAATTTGTAAGAAATCAGAAAGCACCAGTATAACCAGAGACGTATCCGGAGAAGGAGTTCAACAAGGTTTACTTAAAATAGTCGAGGGCACAATTTGTAGGGTTCCACCACACGGAGGAAGGAAACACCCTGAACATCAACACGTTGAGATCGACACCTCAAACATTTTGTTTGTCGTTGGTGGTGCTTTTACAGACCTGGAACGACAAATTAAATCTAGAAAAAGCACAGGAATGGGTTTTAACTCTGAATTGATATCAAGCGAACAAAAAAACTACTTGGCAGAATCTCAACCAGAGGACCTAATTAAATTTGGACTGATACCGGAGTTTGTTGGCAGATTTAGTATGCTTACTCACGTGGATCCATTGACAGAACTTCAATTAGTAAAAGTTTTAAATGAACCAAAAAATAGTTTACTGAAACAATATTCCTACTTGTTTAGTCTTGATCATATTAATTTAGAGATAGACAAAAAGGCCCAGTTGGCTGTTGCTAAAAAGGCTAAAAAATTAGGCACAAATGCAAGAGGATTAAGAAACATCTTGGATACTCTTCTCCTGCCTTACCAGTTTGACTCTGCTGAGATGCATAAAAAAGGAGTCACAAAAGTATCAATCACAGAAGAGTGTGTTGACAAAAACCAAGATCCTGTGTTACATTTTAAAACACCGGTAAACGAAATGAAAAAACAAAAGGCGAAAAATTAATGGCATACTACGTGGATGTTACAAAATCTGGCGGAGATGCTGTTCGAGCCTATAGAAAAATCAAAAGAAAGATCAAACAAGACAGGTTCATTGAGGAACTACGTGATAGACAATATTACCGTAAACCTTCCGAATTAAAACGTGAGAAACAAAAGAGAGCACGTATCACAATAAAGAGAAACCAAGCCAAAAGTAATTGGGCAGATCCAAGTAAAGTAAGACAAAGATAATTGGTAAAATAGGTCGTAATCCTAAAATTAATGACTATATGTATAGTGTAGGTGATAAATATCTACATACGATGCTAATAGATAGGTCGTACAAAAACTTAACTCGCTTAACAATAGGAGGCAAAGCACATGACAAACAATAAAGCACTATCTATCTTTAATCAATTAAGACCCGTAACTGTTGGGTTTGATAACGTATTCGATCATTTCGAAAGAATGTTTGAAGACGATTTTTTCAGATTGCCAACAACTTCAAACTTCCCACCTTACAACATTGTAAAGACTGGGACAAACACTTATGACGTTGAACTTGCAGTAGCAGGTTTCGGTAAAGACGACATAGAAGTGCAGTATGAAGACAACATGTTGACTGTGAAGTCCAAAAAGTCTGATAAGTCAGAAGAAAAGGACGAGGACGGAAACGTTATCCACAGAGGAATTTCCAAAAGATTTTTCTCAAAATCATTCACGATAGCGGATGATGTGGAGATCAAGGGCGCCGAATTGAAAGATGGTTTATTGAAGGTTTCTATGGAAAGAATTGTTCCAGAAGCCAAAAAAGCAAGAACTATCGACATCAAATAAGGCAACAATAGATAGGGCGGTGGTCACATCGCCCTACTTAATTCAATAGACATATGTTTTAAATATGTTATAATTGGAGTATGGCAATGGCAGATTTAGGTGTTAAAACACTAACAAAAGACAAACTAGAATTAAAAGAACCAGACAAATACGATGTGGTATTCGTTAATGATGATGTGACCACTGTAGAATTTGTTATTAAAGTTCTAAAAAATATATTTCATAAAACAACAGAACAAGCAGTTGCATTAACAACACACATTCACGAAAAAGGCAAAGGTGTTGTTGGCACATACCTGTACGAAATTGCAGAACAAAAAGGTATAGAAACAACTGTCCTTGCCAGAGACGAAGGATATCCATTACAGGTAAAAGTTCAAAGGCACGGTTAAAATGAACTTTAATGATATTGTCAAAAACAATAGGCAAATTATAGACTTTGTAAATGCCTGGCCCGGCAGAACACAACCTTTCCATATAAAGAAAGATCTTTTACTAACGCCATACGTTGGCACACTGGACATAGCATCAGCAAGGTTAAATTCAATTTTATTAAGACTATCAGAACATCCTTTACTAAAAAGTGAATATGAACAGGACGTAAAAATTTGCAACGAAATATTGAATAAATTTTTCCGCACTACTTTGAAGTTAAGAACTTGGCCAAAGATTTTTATTCCATTTTTTAAATGGCGACTCAAAAGAATTGGAGTAAAACATATTCCAAAAATTAAAGCGACTTACAAGGCCATATGTAAAAAAACAGATGACAAAAGATAAATGGATCACATGGGCAGTGCCAGTAGAATATTGTCCCACATACATTATAACGTTGTTCTTGGCCATGTTCATAATGCCACTTTTTGTTTTTGGTATAACGTTTACTACTTTTGGCTGGCTGGTTAACTTCCTATGGTTCGACTTTGTTTTTTACATATGGTACAAAGTAAGAATAACTATACAAAAAACTAAAGGAAAGGACAAGGATGAAGGCGATCGTATGGAGTAATGCTGGGTGTTCATATTGTGAACAGGCAAAAAATCTATTGAAATCAAAAAATATAGAAGTCGAGGAGAGAAATATTGCTCTTGGAACTTGGACTGTTCAGCAGTTGCAAGAAGCAGTGCCAGGTGCTAGAACAGTGCCACAAATATTTGTTGACGACAAATATGTGGGTGGTTTCAGCGAATTAAAAGAAATGTTGGATGGCTAATAATAAATGTATTTTACCGTGGATAGCAGTAGACCGTAATCCTAAGACCCAAAAAGGAAAAATCACATTTTCTCCTTGTTGCTTTTTTGACACCTCTAAGAAATATAGGTCTGTTGCAGAATATTGGAACAGTGATGAAATCAAAGAACTGCGCCAATATTTTATCGAAGATAAAAGACATCCCGGTTGTAATCAGTGTTGGAATGCTGAGGACAAAGGAATAAAAAGTCTAAGGCAGTCAGTAAACGAGAGCAGGTTAGAAGAGTTTATAACAAGAACAGATACTACCACATGTGAAGATATGCCGGCACAGGTCAAATACACTGTTGGGAATCAGTGTAATCTGGCGTGTAGAATGTGTGTGCCAAATTCAAGTAGCAAAGTTAAAAAAGTATGGGACACACTCCAAATAGAAGATAAACTTGCTATCGATGATTTTGACTGGTATTCCTACGTAATTGAAAATTTTGACTCAATAAAGTATTTGGATATCACTGGCGGTGAACCTTTTTATCATAAAAATACAAAGCAGATGTTAAATTTTCTTATTAGCAAAAATACTGCTAAAAACATAACACTATACATCCAAACAAATTTAACAATAATAAATGATGAGATAATAAAATTACTAAATCAATTTAAGAAAGTTGTACTGAGAATCAGCATCGATGGTATAGGCAAAAGGCAGGAGTACATACGTCCCGGACTCAATTGGAAGTTGTTTGAAAAAAATATTAAGTTGTTAAAGAAAGAAAAATTTGACATGATGATTTCTCCGAGTCTAAGTGTGCTCAATATATGTACCTTTGAAGATTTAGAAAACTGGTGTAAAGAGAACAAGATAGGAATCTCACAACCGAGCATTGTTGAGTTTCCTGTGGAGATGGCGCCACACAACTTGCCTACTGCCTTACACAGTCTGGTACCAAAAAAATTCAAAAAGTTTTTGGATAATCCAATAAATGCTGATAGTCTTAATTTTATAAGGAAGTTAGACAATTTTTGGAACACCGATATAAAAGAAATCATGCCAGAATGGAAACTTGTCTATGATAGGTTGCATTGGTCCAACGTTGATCAACTTAAACAGATAGATAAAGAAACACAGAAGTATGTTGGATAAGGAACTTTTTTTTAAATTAAAATGGTTAGTTGCAAAAAACGAACTGGTTAAACCAGACACTACAGGATCTTTTAGTTTTCAAAGACCAAAATCTGATTCAATAATAGATATTCACACCAGAGTATCAGGCCTCCACCTTGGATTTTCTCCTCCGCGGACCGAATCAATACTAACTTGGATCAGTTCTGTTCCAGTAGACATATTAAACATAGATAGATGGATTGTAAAAACACAGATAGACAACATGCCTGATATTGGTATCAGATGGTCAGAATACGAAATGACCGCCATGTCAGACACGGTTCATTGCGTGTACGAGTTCCTGCAAAAACATAGAGAACGTAAGCCTGTAATATTCAAAGGAGAATTTTGGTACTTTGATAAAATCATAGAAAATAAAATTACTCGACTGGACGAACTCACAAAAGATTCAGTTCTCATAATAAGTTGTCCATTCATGGAACGCCTGCAAGTTAAAACAGATATGAATGATATATTACAAAGATGTTGTGAACTTGGTATTCCTGTGCTTATGGACTGTATATGGTTGCCGCTAACACATGAAAAGATATCTTTGAGAAACACCGATTGTATTGAACTGATCACTCACAGTGTAACTAAGATGTTACCATTGGCTGGTATAAAAGGGGGATTTGCTTTTTACAAAAAACCCTTACCAATAGAAATGAGGCATAACGAAATACATGGAAAAATTGGTGCCTATTATCTGGATGAATTGATAAAACAAAAAGGTTATTGGCATGTTAGAGACTCACATGTCCAACTACAAGAAAAGTGGTGCAAGATCTTTGGTTTGGAAAAACACGAAGTCGTAATTGCTGGATGTCTTGGAAATGATAACACATTAAAGGACTACGGAGCAAAACACATAAACCCACTTAATTTATTTTCGTTGGTTCCATATTTTAATCATGATAAGTCATGCACAAAATTTTTAGCAGACAACGGTGTTGAAACATAATACTTAATTGACACTATCCAACTTATGTCATATAATACATAGTAAGACTGTGCTAAAAGCATAGTGGGAAAGTGACGTGAAATTCGTCCACATTACTTGATACGGTCATAGTCCGAATGCCACCTAGCACAGGACAGAGCAAGGAGACTCGAATGATGAGATTAGTTCTTATGTTAATCTTGGTGTGGACATCTATCGCACACGCCAAAACGGAAAGTTGCAGTTGGGACAACGACGTTCCATGTGTCGTAATATCCAAACCAAATACAAATTTAATAAATGAAAAGGTGTCACCCAGCACGGTGATCACACAAGAACAAATCAAAAAACATAATCTTTTGGACCTTAAAAGTGTTTTCAAGTTCCTCAACAACACAATTGCCGTGCAGTCAGGACCTACTGGACAACAGGCATCAGTTTTCATGCGAGGTACAAACAGCAACCACACACTAGTGTTATTGAACGGAATACCTATCAACGATCAAAGCACCACCAATGGTGCCTTTGATTTTGGACAAGACTTCCTTTTCAACGTGCAAAGAATAGAAGTATACAAAGGTGCCGCTGGCGCACACTTTGGCGCTGACGCTATAGGAGGTGCAATAAATTTAATAACTGACATCGACTATCAAAATAACTTTTCAATAACAGGACATAACAATAGTAAGACCATAGAAGGAAACTATGCCTCTGAATACAATGGTTGGCAGTTTAACGTCAAAGGTGGATTGCATCAGTCTGAAACACAGTCGGCTCTAAAGGGAGGAACTGATCTTGACGGGACAAAAAATAAATCATGGACCGCAAGTGTAGTTAAATGGTTCAACGAAAAATTAAAATTTAGATCGAACCTCTTTACAAGAAATACTTTTAGTGATCTGGATGGCCATTCATTGGCCCTGCAAAATGGATATGACAGCGACAACAATCTTTATGCCTTCCAAACTGGGTTTGACTACTACACTAAAGACAGTCTCAGTTATGTCACACTGCACACCCATGGATATGACAGAGAGTACAATAGTCCAGGCAACGAGTTCGACAACTATGAATCTGACGCCTACGTATTAAGAGCAGAACATAAAAAATACAAAGATGGGCCTTTCAAGTATGGACTAGGATTTGAATACAAATACGATGTGGCCACGTTCACCAACAACGGATCATACAACAGCACATTGGATGGGGACTATGATAACATAGGACTATTTGTTAATTTTGGATATGAGTTCGACAACTGGGCAACCACGTTGAATCTAAGAACAGATGACAACAACCTCATAGGTAACAACGACAGTTACAAATTTGGGATATTAAGACAGGACATATTGCCAAATCTCGATGTAAGTTTCAGTCGTGCAGAAGGGTTTAAAAATCCTAGTCTGTATGAAATGTTTGGTGCTGACAACTACGGATACAAAGGCAACATGGATTTGACAGCAGAAAACAGTATCCTCAACGAAGTCACGTTCGACTATGGTATTGACAAAAGCAAATACTCTTTGACATTGTTTAGAAATCAAATAACAAACATGATCGAATACAGTTATCCAACATACAAAAACAATAGCACTGACTCTCTGGACCAAAGCGGAATCGAATTGTCCTACTCCTACAACGGAGATAAAAATAATTTCACCATTTGGGCAAACAGTCTCAGTAGTGAGAAAGGCAACAATTCAGCGCAGTTGAGGAGACCTGAGCATAGCATTGGTTTCAATTATGAAAGGGTAGTCACCAACACATGGAGTTACTATGCAAACTACAACTTTACAGGCGAACACCATGACATACACAACAGTAATTGGAGCACAATTACCATGCCCGACACCCACTTGCTTGATATAGGTATAACAAAAAATTACTATGGAATCGATTTAGGTTTAAGTATTAGCAATGTTTTCGACCAAGACTATGAACAACCACATGGATTTAGTCAGGATGGAAGAAAAATTAATTTTATACTTAAACGTAGGTTTTGATGCAAGTTGATTACATAGACAAAATGGGCAGTGATCTCACCGTGGTGAACGCCGCCAGAGTCAGTTACGCAAAAACAAAAGAACTAATGGACGCCAAGGATGAGAAACTTATCAAGTTTCTGGCAGAACACAACCATTGGTCACCTTTTGGACATGCATCTATACAGTTTCGTATCAAGGCACCAATTTTTGTTGCAAGACAACTTGTTAAACACCAAGTGGGATTGGTTTGGAACGAAGTTTCAAGAAGATACGTTGATTATCAACCTGAACTGTATGAACCAAAGCAATGGAGAGGTAGGCCCAAAAATAGTAAACAAGGATCGGACGGTGAAATTGAACTTGATAAAAACGAACAGTTTAGATTGAAAAACACCATGGAGCAGTGTTTGATCATATACAATTCACTTATAGAAATGAACGTGGCACCAGAGCAGGCAAGGATGGTTCTCCCTCAAAGTATGATGACCGAATGGTATTGGTCCGGCACTCTGTATGCATTTGCTAGAGTTTGTCAACTTAGATGTGCCAAAGATACACAGGAAGAAACAAGAGAGATTGCTGACCAAATCAGTGAACTCTGCGCCGAACACTTTCCTATTAGTTGGAAATATTTAAAAAAATGAAAAAGAGAATAGCCTTACTGATCGCTCCTCGTATTCAAGACGATTTTGGTTACACGCCTGCAGGTGCATCATTGGTCAAGGCCGCCATAGTTAAAGCCGGTCATGAATGTAAAATTTTTGATTTTAATGCAGAACTAGAAAAAAGTTTTATGAACAAAAGGGAAGAACTGGTCCCAATAGACAACTGGTTCCTTAATCACAATTTTTATTCTGAAAAAGTTTATACTAAAATTATTGGCTTGGCACAAAAATGGATAGATGAAGTTTTTGAATATGACCCAACAGACGTTGGCATATCAGTCTTTTCATACAATTCACAAAGGGCAACTATTCTGTTGTCGACTATGATCAAATCGAGAAAACCAGATATACCATTGTTTATGGGAGGCGCTGGCCTAAACACTGATAATAATTTTGGGCCATATTGTTTGGAGCAAGGCATAATGGACTGTTGGATTCGGGGTGAAGGAGAACTATCTGTGCCTGCTTACCTTAATGGGGATATGTCCCATCCTGGCCTTAATGGCATCCCACCAAAACAGATAGATAACATTGATGACCTTGAATTTCCTGACTACAGTGACTATGAACTAGCATCTTATACAAATAAAAAAGGACTTGTCGCTTTACCTATAACAGGATCCAGAGGGTGTGTAAGGGCCTGTACTTTTTGTGATATTGCCAGCATGTGGCCGAAATATAAATTTAGGTCGGGACATAGTATTGCTGAGGAGATAAAAACGCAAGTATCAAGATATGGAGCAAAAGCATTTAGATTTACAGATAGTTTGATAAACGGATCAATGAAAGCATTCCGAGACATGACATATGAATTATCGGAGTATCGTATGAAACTTAAACCTGAGGATAGGTTCATTTGGGATAGTCATTTTATCGTTAGATCTAAAAAACAGATGCCTCCAGAAGATTTTGAAAAAATGGCGCAGAGTGGTGCAGGCACTATGCTTATTGGAGTCGAGTCCGGATCACCAAAAGTGCGTGACCACATGAAAAAAGGATACAGTGATGAGGACCTACACTATAGTCTCAGCCAACTTTTCAAGAACAAGATCAAAGTTAGATTCTTAATGATCATTGGATATCCAGTAGAGACCGAAGAAGATTTCAAATTGACTCTTGATTTTTTTGACCGATACGCACACTATGGAAAAAAAGGTTTAGTGGAAGAAATAAATTTAGGCCTTACTTTAAATTTACTGCCAAACACTCCGTTGTATGACAATGCCGAGACACATGGCCTAGAGACAACTAAGAACCATATCAATGACTGGATATGTTTACAAAATCCTACCCTTGATTTCAAAGAAAGATTAAAAAGAAGAATAATTGCCCAACATCATGTAGAAAAGTTAGGATACAAAGTTTTTGAGTCAAAAAATTATTTGCGGGCACTTGCGATAGCATGGAATGAAGTAAGCAATATAAAAAACAAAAATATAACAAAGTTTGATGCCAGTAAGGTCAAGTTTGACAGAGAAAAAGGCATACTGGAAGAACAAAAGGATTTTGATCCATTGAGGACTTACTAATGCAAATAAAGATTATAATAGAACCTAAGTTCAGTAAAAAGTGGCCTAACCTTAAGATAAAAGTAAACAGCAAAACAATGTTCGATGATGTTTGTATGCCAAACAAAGAAAAGTATTTTGTCTATGACACTTCGCTGGAGAATATGAATGAGTTAAATCATTTGGAAATTATTCATCATGGCAAAAGCGGAGATGATACTGTTGTTGACAAAGAAGGAAACGTTATTGATGACAGAGCAATAATTTTGAAATCTATCGAGTTCGACAACTATGCTGTTCCTGAAGTGCTGTTGTATGAAAATAAATTTTTTCCGGATTGGCCTGACCAGCCTGAATACATTAAAAACAATTTGTATTTTGGTTTCAATGGCACTTATAGACTAGAGTTTATAAACGATGCAAAGAAGATGTATTTTAACAACCTCTTGGAGAAAGAGAGTCTGGCAAACATTAACAACAAAAAAATAGTGCAACTTCCATCCGGTAAGGAAATAGAGAGTTTTGAGTTCAATGGTGAACTTGTTGACAGTGAAAAGAAAGACAACGTGACAATCGATGACCTTTATAAGGCGGTGACAAAATGAAGGTTAAAATAAATTTCCATTCCAAATACAATAAAACCAAACCCAAAATACGTGTATCAACAACAAATACTTCTGTTGATACGCACATACCAGGCACAATGGATTTTGAAAATGAATTTGATATACTAAAGGATGACAATCTCATGATCGAGTTCCTTAACAAAGATGGAGTCGACGACAACATAGTTTTCATAAAAAGCATAGAAATAGACGGGATAAATTTACAACACTACATATATGACGGAACATTTTTTCCTGAGTATGACAAGGACTGGCTTGAGAAACAGACTGTGACTCCCCCTAATTTTTATAGGCCTTGCACGGAACTAAGACTAAAAGGAAAATGGGAACTAAAAATAACTACGCCAATATGGAAGATGATAATGGAGAAATGGTTGCATGACAATAGATAATTTACCACGATTGTTACAAGACGCAATCAAGTCCAATGAATACGACATCAATGTGATCACAAAACATCTAAAACTTCCATGGCTAAAATTAGATCTTGATTTTGGTCTGGACGAAAATGATCACGATCAACTGATGAGCCAAGAGGATTGGAGAACAAAATGGAACTTTCCTAGTTTAGAAGACAACTCTTATCAGGTCAAAAACTGGAACGGAAAAATATTTTTTGGGCCAAGAGACTTCTCTAAATTTCTAGACCTGTCTAAAAGCCACCAACACGACCACGACGAGGATAGTAAGTGCAGACTTTTTAGGAAAAAAATGGAGTATGGTTGGGCAACTGAAAGTGTCATTAAACAAAAAATACAAAAGTTGATACCTGACGAAGATCTTAATTTGGTGAATTCTTACGTGCTTCCTCCTGGCGGCTATATCTTTCCACATAGAGATTACGCAATAGATGGGTTTGGATTGGCAAAAATATATGTTGCTGTACAATGGAAAAAAGGAAATATTTTTGGAATGTATGGCTGTGGCGATATACCAATCAAACAGGGTGATGTCCTATTGGTAAACAATTACACTTTGCCTCATTGGGTCTACAATGGAAGCGATGAAAACAGGATAGTCCTCGATGTGTCTGCAAATTTGCAATCACCTAATATAAAAGACAGCATCATAGATGCCTTCAAAAAACATTTTCGGTAGTCACAAAAAAATAATATTTCTGTAACATTGTTGTAACATTTGTGTGTTTAAATATTACTGTTTTATAACCAATGAAAACATTAAAACAAAAGGACAATAAATGAAACACATAACACAAATCCTTTGTGCAGTGTTTTTATTCTCAACCACAGTATCGGCAAAAACTCCAGCAATCAAAATTGTAGGTAGTTCAACTGTCTATCCTTTCACCACAGTAGTGGCAGAAAGATTTGGACAGGAGACAAAATATCCTACACCGGTTGTTGAGTCTACAGGTACAGGTGGCGGAATGAAACTATTCTGTGCAGGGGTAAACACAAACACTCCTTCTGTGACCAATGCCTCCAGAGCAATTAAAAGCAAAGAGAAAGCATTGTGTGAAAAGAACGGAGTATCATGGATTGAGATCGCAGTGGGCAATGACGGTATTGCTTTTGCCAATTCAAACGACGGACCAAAGATAAACATCACAAAGAAGCAGTTATGGGAAGCCATGGGTGCTCTTGGATCACATCCTAAGAAATGGTCAGACATAGACGCAAGTCTACCAGACCAAGAAATCAAAGTGATGGTACCACCTCCAACATCAGGAACCAGAGATGCATGGAACAGTCTTGTAATGAAAAAAGGATGTCCTAAAGACATACTTGAAGCACAAGGCAAAAAGAAATGCTATCTTTTGAGAGAAGATGGAGCAATGGTTGAAGCAGGAGAAAATGACACTTTGTTAATACAAAAACTTGTGGCAGATCCTAAATATTTTGCAATATTTGGATTCAGTTATCTAGACAATGCAAGAGACAAAGTAAAAGCGGCAACAATTGAAGATGCAGAAATAAGTCTTGATTCTATTCAGGACTATTCTTATCCGGTGGCTAGACCTTTATTCATATACATCAAAAAAGAACACATAGGTACTGTTCCAGGACTGAACAAGTTCGTTAAGATGTATGTCAGTAAAAAGACCATGGGTCCAAAAGGTTACTTGATTGACAGAGGACTAGTGCCTTTGGACAAAGCAACCTACAAGGAAATGGTAAGCAGAACCAAATAGATAGACATTGTTCGCAATACCCAATAAAATACTTTTATGAAAAGATTGGGTATTGTTGGACATGGCTTTGTGGGATCTGCTATCAATCAAGGCTTTACCAAAAACATACAGAAATACATTGTTGATCCAAACAAGTTCAGTGGCAACACAATTCAACAACTTATAAAATTCAAACCCGACGCAGTGTTTGTTGCGGTTCCAACTCCACAACTTGAAACAGGAGAGTGTAACACAGAAATATTGGATTCAGTGTTGCAAGAACTGAATCAGGCAAAGGCCCTTTTAGTCATCATCAAGTCCACAGTGCCCGCATATAAACTACAAGCGATCAAAGAACAGTGTATAAATTTGAGAATAGTGTACAATCCAGAATTCCTAACTGAAAAGAATTATCTCCAGGATTTTAAAAGTCCTCCCATGCATGTTTTTGGAGGAGCAATCACAGACACAGAACAAGTTGAGGCGCTGTACAAGGAGTACAGCAGTTGTAAAAAGTGTCCTGTTTTCCATACAGACATCGTGTCAGCGTCTATGGTCAAGTACTGCATTAACAGTTTCCTTGCCACGAAGGTCACGTTCATGAACGAGATGTATGACGTGCTGAAAGCGGCCAAAGGAACTGATTGGAGTGAGTTTGTCAAAATAATCAACAGCGACCCAAGGATAGGCAAGACACATATGAGGGTTCCAGGCAATGACGGAGTCAGAGGTTACGCCGGGTCATGCTTTCCCAAGGACACTGCCGCACTGGCCTATTTTGCCAGAGAGATACTGAACACGCCATTTACACAACTAGAAACTAGTATTGAAATCAACGACAAGTTAAGGAAAAAGAACCAGTCCTAAACGATTAAATAGTGTTATGAAACCGTGGTTTATAGACGAAGCAGAAATAATCAAATTTCCTACGAAAAAAAGCAATGTGGTCACAATGCCCAATGTTAACAGTTATCCAGACTTTATCACAGGTGTGCGTGATCTACAGGCCAAACTCAAAGACAAAACCATATCAACAGACAGTTACAACAAACTATACACTGACCTAATAAACAGATTTAGACTGCAAAGGGAGTCTGCGGACAAACCATGGTTCTTAAAAGAATTAGACGACCGTGGCATTATGAGTGTTATCAAAGCAAGACTAAAAGATCCAAATATCGACACTGAAACTTTACAAAAAGTGTTATTTGCTCTTGAAGGTGGTGGCCTAACAAAAAGATTACAAAATGTTTTAGAAAACGACCCAGATGCAAAAAGGATACTAGAAAAAGTTACAGAAACAATTTTACAGGCCAAAGGAACCACAGAAGAAATTGATCAATTTATAAAACAATATCCACAAGGAATGGTTAAAATTGATGCATTAACATCACCAGGTGCTAAAAGTTGGGGAGACATATTTGTTGGATATGATGGCCAAAATTTTATGAGTAGAGTGGTAGAAAGATTGTATGGACTAAAAAATCAAGGAATAGGTCCAGGTGAAGTATGCCTTTCTGTATTGAGTCCACAAATATTCCATAGTGGATCAAAACCAGGAGCGGGAGATATCTTTGTTGAGGGCCAAGGTCATTTTGAAATAAAAGCCAGTGTGGCTAAACCAGGTAGACTATTTGATGGAAGAAAAGCAAAGGTTGACATGAACACAATACAGAATGTAAGAGATCAACTGAAGATTGATAAGCCTAGAGTCAACTTGAAAGACCTTATAGCGGCCAATCCAAATCAACAACAAGTGGCTTCATTGACAAAAGCAATATTTAGACATGTTGATAACATCACACCATTTGTAAATGCAATTATGAAAAAGGACGAGGGTGCCGCAAAACTAGAACACACAAAACTGGCATACCAAAATTATCAAAATATGACAGCGCAAGGTGATGACACCTTTGTTGGAATAATTTTCATGAGTGGTGCTAAAAAATGGTCAAATGTCGTGACAAATATTGACCAGTTGATACAGAACGTTGCAGTTGGCACGGTGTACGTTGCATCACCAGACCAAGCAGATTTATTTCCACAGACCACCTACAAGTTTTAAACACCTATGACACCATAAGTAAAAGTGTATGAGCACTTATCTAGATGGAAAACTTTTGGTTGCTCCTCCAAAAATGAAAGATTGGAGATTTGCCAGAAGTGTGGTTTATATCTTCAAACATGACGTCAGTGGTGCGGGCGGGATCATAGTAAATAAAAAAGTTAGTGTGCCCACCTTTGACACTGTTTGCAAAACAGGCCATATCAAAAAAGATCCAAGTGTAAACCCCACAATTTTTTATGGCGGCCCAGTTATGACCAATCTGATTGGTTGCTTACACACCTTGGATTATAGAATAGGAACCACCAATGTCTCTACAAGCAATGTTGGATTTACTCTAGACAAGAGCATAATAGAAGATATCGCAGTCGGCAAAGGCCCCAAAAAGTTTTTGCTTACCATGGGAATCTCTAGTTGGGAAGCAGGACAACTGGAGTCTGAAATCGATGCGCTACCACCGAGACAAAAAACAGGTTCTTGGCTCTCAATCAATTACGACAAAGAAATAGTTTTTGGACCCAAACTACAGTCCCTTTGGTCAGATTGTGTTTTTAGGTGTGTTGAAAACACAACCAAAGACTTCACAGACAAAGTTTTTAAAAATTAATTTACTGGACAGGTACTAATAAGTTTGTACCAAAGTTCATCATATTCCCAATTCAGTCCGTGAACTTCCAACATGTATTTTTTCTGTAGAGGATACACATCTTTTTCCCACTCTTGTACGCATTCACCTTTGAATCCGTTCTGGTCCTGCACATAATGAAACAGTTCGTGGAACAACACACTTTTCTTCCATGGGTCATGGATATCAAAATCGTCCCTGATATAGATGATATCTTTTTTTGTGCTGTAAAAACCTTTTAGATTTCCACCACCGGTCGTGGTTTCTCCGTATATTTCTTCCAACTGTGCCTGCGGTAACATGATCACTTGAGGGTGTGGAAGGTCAACGTTGTAGTTTGTATTTGCTCCAATCCAAAGGAGCATGAACGCAATCACTGACTTCATAATATACGCATATTTAATCCGATAAGAACTTAGAATAAACACCTATATAATAATAGTATATTATTAATTTAGTAAACTGCTCTGTAAATAATCATGAGCGAGGTTAACGTACTAAATGGCAGGTCACACAGAATCTATACAAATATCTTACGAACAGTTGTCGCAAGGCAAGTATGTGCGTAATGGTGATGACCTTTCAATTACTACTCATGACCTATGGGGAGAAGCCAAAACGGTTCTGCTCAAAAACTATTTTGAAACATCTCCCGACCTCGTCACTTTAAAAGGATCCACTCTCAAAGGCAACATTGTTAACCTCTTGGCTGTAGACAGTCAACCCGATACATCTAATGTTGCTTTTGAGGATCCCAATGCCATAGGTAAAATTACAACCGCTGATTTGCCGGTCATAGTACAACGTGCGGACCAATTCATAGAATTACAAAAAGGCGATCTAATATATCTCAACGATGTGATAGATGCCAAAGACGGCAGTGTGGGTGTTGCATTCAAAGACGACAGTTCAATATCTGTTGACCCCGGTGCCAAAATGGTCATAGACGACTTTGTGTATGATCCTGCTGAACCCACAACAGGATCCATGAATGCCAATATTATCACAGGAAACTTTTCTTTCATATCAGGACAGATTGCCAAGACTGGCAACGATGCCATGCAGGTCACAACTCCTGTTTTGACCATAGGTGTTAGGGGAACAAATGTGGCAGGTAAAGCCAACCAAGACGGAGAAGAAAACGAAATAGTTTTACTTCCAAACGAAGACGGCACTGTTGGACAGGTCATGATAACAAACCAATCTGGATCTGTTTTATTGACAGAAGCATTTCAGGCCACAACCATAGCAACGGCTCTACAACCACCAACTGTGCCTGTGATACTGCCAAAAGAGATTGTGCTTAAAAAGTTTGCGAAAACGATAGCCACAACCAAAAAGACCAAAAAGTTAAGAGAAACAGAAAAAGAAGCAGAAGAGGCCGCTAAAGAAAAAGTGGAAGCAGAGGAAGAGAAAGAAGAACTGGAAGAAGAAAAAGAAGAATTAGAAGAAGAAGCCGAGGGGTTGGAAGAAGAGAAAGAACAACTTGAGGAGGAGGCCGAAGCACTGGAAGAAGAAGCGGAAGCACTGGAAGAGGAAAAAGAGCAGATCGAGGAAGAAGCAGAACTTGTTGAACAAGAAAAAGAACAGGTTGAAGAAAAAGCAGAGGCTCTGGAAGAGAAAGCAGAAGAACTTGAGAAGAAATTGGAAGAAGTGCCTGTTGAAGAAAAGGAACAGATCGAAAAAGAACTAGAAGCAATCGAAGAAGAGATTCAAGAAGTTGAAGAAATCAAAGAAGAGATTGACCAGAAGGTCCAAGAAGTAGAAGAAAAAATACAGGAAGTACAGGAAAAAGAACAGATAATAGAAGACAAAGCAGTAGAAATTGAACAGCAAGTTAAAGAAGTCGAACAACAGGTTCAGATAGTTGAAGAAAAATTTGTGCAAGTTGAACAACAGTTTGTTGAAATTGAAGAAAAAATAATACAGGTAGAACAGAAGTTTGAACAGATTGAACAGGACTTCGAGCAGTTCCAACAGGAGTTTGTACAAGAATTTAAAGAATTTATTCCAGAAGAAGAACTACAACAGTTTGTAAATGAGGCACCAATTGAAATCATTCAAGACGTGCAAGAAATGATCAGAGAAGACATCAAAAACAATCCAGAAATTTTTGATCAAGAACCAGAGGTAATAGAAGAAGAAATAATTGACGAGGATCCTTTCCAAGAAGTGCCTGAAGAAGATGTAATTCTTCTAGATCCTGAACAGGACTTTGATCAAATGAAAGAAGAGTTTGAACAATTTGTAGAAGAAAATCCAAATGAAGTTCCTGAAGAAATACAAGATGTTTTTGCTGAGGCAGACAACATGGAAGAGTTTAATGAAGAAATGGATGCCTTGATGCAGGACGAAGAGTTCATACAAAAGTTGGAAGAACAAATGCCAGTGCAGGATGAGGTGTTCAATGAAGAACCAGTGATAAAAGAAGAAGAGCCAATATTGGTTGAAGATGATTTACAAATTGAACAGCAAATCAATTATGATTACAATGAAGATGATCTGTTTATCGCATATGAGGGGCCTATTTTGGAAATTGAAGGTCACAACGAACTAATAGAAGACAATAATTTTATTATTGAACTAACTCCTGAGGGAAACAATAATGATGATCTGCAATTACTGGTACAAGACCAACAGATCGTGGCCAGTCCACTGGCTATTTCTTCCACTTCAACTGTGTCTATGGCAGAGAACGCCAGCGATGGTGCCACGGTGGCGGACATAGATCACACAGGAGGAGATGGCACAGTCACATATTCAATAACAGCAGGCAATGGTGAGGGCAAGTTTTCAATCAACAGTTCAACAGGCGTTATCACATACAACACACAGGCGGCTGTGCTGACTACGGAAACATTTGAAAGCACCACAGAAGGTGCCACACCAACAGGTTGGACAGGGGCAACAGTGGACGCAACAACCTACTACGGAAACATATTGGGTAGGTTCAATGGAGATTCAAACACAGGACAGGATGTCTATAAGACATTTGATTTTGACAGTTCCCACGCAGGCAAAAGAGTCCAGATAGATTTCAACTTCTGGGAGTTTGGTACGTGGGACGCAGTCAATCACGGATCGCTGGATCAGAGATTCATGGTGTATGTCAACGACACCTTGGTGGTACAGGACTTGAGAAGATACACAGGCAACAACCAACAGAAGTACGGTGAGACAGTGGGTAACCTTGGCACAGGTTGGACACCATTACCAAAGGAATCTGGAATGGCCACCATAAACGGACAACAAGAAGGTGAACTGTACAGACTGTATGGTACCCTGGACGGCAACGGTGACATCAAGTTGGGATTTGGAGCCAGACTGGACGAATCTCTCAGCAACGAAAGTGCCGCTGTGGACAACATAAAGATTTCACTCACGGATCTTAACTATGAGGATGCCACATCACACACTTTAACAATAACTGCCACTGACGCAAGTAACAACACAGACTCCGTCACACAGTTGATCACAGTGACTGACGTTAACGAAGCACCATACTTCATTGACAACGTGTACGCGGCAAGAACAATAGACGAGAATGGTTCGTCTGGCACAGATGTTGCGAGAGTACACGCAGAGGATCTGGAGGGAGATGCAATCACTTATTCAATCACAGCGGGCAACACAGACAACAAATTCACAATCAACTCATCCAACGGTTTGATAGAAACAGCAGGCGCACTGGACTATGAGACAACCAGTTCATACACATTAACAGTGACAGCAACAGACGAGCACAATGCCACTGGCACCACAACAATCACAGTCAACGTGGGCAACGACACCAGTGATGACGTTCCCAACGATCCCGCAACATGGGTAACAGCAGGCGACGGATCAGCAGGTGCATACAAACAAACGATTGCCTATGCGGGTCCTGGCACAGATGGTAGAGATTATGCCTCAGCATTGGGACACCAAGGACTAGATTTCAACGGTGCTATTGCAAGTAACTTCAATAGTTATGATGTTATTTGGTACCTCAACCAAAGCAACAGTTCATTCACAAACTCTGTATTTTACAATGACACTAGATTCACTGATTGGCTCAACAACGGTGGTGTGTTCATAATGCACGATAGATATGTCAATGACAGTCAGTTGGACAATAACCTTCCGGGACACAACGGCAATGTAACGACTACCAGATCCTATGGTGGTAATGATTCCTCATCATATCAGATAGTGGACGAGAGCACCAGCAACCTACTCAAATACGGACCGGGAGGTATCATGGTGGACGACACATCTTCATTTGGATCTGATACAGCAGGAGATCACTCCGGCAATACATGGCAGGGCACATTCAACATTGGTGGTGGTAATGCAACCAATCACGGATACATGACAAATCTTGACAGTGACGTGTTGGGATTGGCAACCAACAACACCACAACACGGTACGTGGATGCGGTATGGGAATATGGATCAGGTGCAGTGTACTATTCCACATCACCACTTGACCACTACATAGGAGCCGCTCCCCAAGATAACGATGCTTGGGACGCCTATGCACTCAACAGTTTACACTATGCCACTTCATTAATATTTGATGGATACTCACAGATCAACGGAACAACCAACGAGGACAAGATATATGCTACCGCAGGAGATGATGTGATATATGCTGGTAACAGTGCTGACACTATTTGGGGTGGTCAGGGAGACGATGTGTTTAAATATGACGCCACAGCAGAGTCTAACTCATCAGCCGTTGACACAATTCTGGACTTTAACAAAGATGAAGATTCAATTGATATCAGTGCAATCACCAGCGGAGCATCTATTTCACGCACACTTACAGGCGGCACTAGATTCAAATTAGACATAGACAACAACGGCACTTACGACATGGAGTTTGAATTGTCAGGATACACGGGCACAGCAGATGATGTGACAGTGGTGACTTAGAATAAATATGGATACATTATTATGAAAAATTGGGCGTACTTTTTAATAGCAATTCTCTTTCTGACTGTGTCACCTGTGTCTGCTGAAGACGAAAACAAAGGTTGCAAGTGGGAAACTGTGGAAGAAACAGAACAGTTTATCAGGGAACAGTGTATTGGTGATGGGCAGTTGCAGGTTCGAATGAAGTCAAAACCTGTGCCAGGTGTCACTGTGATCGAAGCACCAAACACCAAAAAAAGTAATCCTTTAAAAGAGATCAAGGAAGTAGTAAAAAGCAAAGAAGCAAAAAAACAAGAAAAGAAAATTGAAAAGATTGAACAGGCAGTAGAAGACACTGCTAAAAAAGTAGAAGAAGTCAAAAAAGAAACAGTAGTAAAAAAACAAGAGCCAAAAGTTGAAAAAGAAAAATCCAAAAAGTCAAATTGGAAGAGGCCCTACCAACTGCTACCAGAACTAATTTTAAACAATGAAAAAATTCAAGCGGCCGAACTAGATTATGATGCCGCCCTTGAAACACTAAAGTCTGAATACAGTGCGTACAAACCACAGGTCAGTGTCAGCATTGGACAGAACTGGGAGGACGATAGGACTCCTGCAAAGGGAACTTATCCCAACAACACAATCACACATGACAGCAAAAACGGATTGACCAAGTCGATCACCATCACACAGATGTTGTGGGACGCAGGAAGAACTAGCAGTGTTGTTGACAAGGCCAAGCACACGGCACAACAGGCATACTTCAGGCTTGATCAGGCCAAAGAAGACCTAATGGTTGAAGCACTAAACGCCTGGATCAATTTAGGCAAAGCATACAACAACTGGCAGAGCAACATGAAGGTCCAGAAAAATGCAATGACCACACTGAAGATGACCACCGAAAAAGTGAAAAAAGGTGAAGCATCCAAAATGGAACAGTTGCAGATTGAACAGCAGTTTAGAACATATCAAACTTTGACCATGACTAGCAAATTGGCCTATGACAGTGCGGTAGAAAGATTTAGAACAGTTTGGAAGTTTACGCCAAAAAATATTGATCAAATGCCAATGCCCGTATCGGATTTATTAGGTATGATTCCAGAGGCAGGCACCAACGTTAAGAACAACACCACAATAAAAATTGCCAGCATGGATGTTAAAATTGCTGAACAACAGTTGAGGTTTGACAATGCTGATTTCAAACCAAGAGTTGATGGCAAATTGAGTTACACAGAAAAAGAGGGTGAACTTGGTGGCGGATTTGATAACGAACAAAAAGAAGAATGGCGGGCAGACATCACAATGACCTGGCAGGTGTTTGGTGGATTCAAAAAAACCCACGTGTACAGAGCCGACAAGAGCAGATTAAAGGCCGCTGAAATAAGACTGACAGACACAGTAAACGCAACACAGGAGCAGTTCAATAATAGTTGGAACAATTATGTTCTCGTAGAAAAAAATCTTAAAACACTGAAACGTACTGTCGAAATAAATCAAGAGATGTATAATCTCACATTGGCAGACTTCAAAGCAGGAAACACACCTATCATGGCAGTGTTTGGCATGAAAACTTCATTGATCATGAGTGAGGTTGCATATCAAAATGCTCAGTTGGATTTGACTATAGCAAGATACCAATTACACAAATTGTTAGGCATAGTTAATCCATTGTTCAAACAATAATAGTTAAATACGCATATAATGACAAGTCTTATTCGACAACTATTTCGAGATAAAACTGTGGCGGCCATGCTGTTGGTCAGCAGTTTTTTTATTGGTGTATGTGCATTGGCACCTTCGCTATTTGTTATAATAGTTTTAAACAAATTTTTGGCCAGTGGAGTCACAGCGACTCTAGTAAGTTTGGCATTTGGTGCTGTACTGCTTTTGGCCTTTGAACTGGCATTTAGACAGAACAGATCCACAATGATACAGGAGTTCAATCAAAAAGTATTTGATCCATTTATTAAAATGGTAAAAGACAGATTGTCCCTAAAACAGATCACAGGTGAACAGTTTAAAAAAGTTCAACAAAATGCCAATATAATAAAAGCCACAACTTCTCCGGGCATTACAGGTTGGGTCTTGGATTGGCCATTTGTGTTGATGTTTGCTGTGATACTTTTATTAATAAATTGGACCGCGGCAGTTATAACAGTAATTTTTATGTTGATCACTTTAGCAGTCAACTTTTATCAAAGTAATCTAAACATCACGAACGACAGTAAAGCAAACTTGGAAATATTCATTATGGGACTTTTGACCATAACCATTATAAGTGTTGGTTCACTGCAGGTGATGGCTGGTAATCTAGACATAGGATTATTGATTGGTTCTAACATATTGGCGGCACGAGCAGTGCAAGGCACAAGCAAGTATGCTAAAGGAGTTGATGCTTTACGACAGAGAGAAAAAGCAGTAAGGGAGATTAATGAAGTCATCAAGTAAATTTTTTCTATTATTAAGTAGTTTAATTATTGGCCTGTTTGTATGGTGTTATTTGGCCAAAGTTGACATAACTTTCCAAGCACCAGGACATATCGAAACACAGAGCAATTCAACCACTATCGACACAATGGTGGATGGTCAGATAGAAAATGTATTAATAAGAGAAGGTGATATTGTTAAAGAAGGAGACATAGTGGTTGTGATTAATCCAGGAGTTGGCTACGAAAAATATAATGTTGTTGCAAATATAAATGGAAGGGTGCAGAGTCTTAACTATAAAAATCCAGGTGCAGTTGTAGAAAAGGGCGAATCAATATTGACCATAGTGCCGGAAGATCAAAAAATGGTTGTTATGGGCAAACTGTCTGTATCTAATAGAGGTTACGTCAAAATAGGAAACATAGCCAAAGTAAAATTGGCAAACCAGGATCAAATAAGATTTGGACCGATCACAGGAATAATTTCAAACATATCACCAGATGTGGTGTACACCGACGCAGGAACCTATTACGCGATTGAAATTTTATTGGAATCACAACAATTTAGTAATGGTAAAGATAATTATTTGTTAGTACCAGGCATAATGGTGGAAGTTTACATTTTAACCGGAGAGAGAACAGTAATGAGTTACATCACAAGTCCTTTCCATAATAGCCTTGGACAGGCATTACAGGAGAGATAATGCTGACTTGGTTTTTAGCAGGAATTTTTATTGGATTGTGTATAAGATGTATATGCACTCCACATAAGAATGAAGAAGAAAAATTTAAAGATCCATGGAACTGGACTTCATTTGGCGGAGGAGGCTAATGGATAAGAAACTATCCTATAAACAAAGATTTAAAAAGGCTTGTAACACAGATAACGTGATAGATTTCAGTGTTGACGTTGGTTTAATTGCCTTTGACGTACTAGCCTCACCAATACTAATCGTAGTGAGAATAGCAAGATTCTATATTAGGAAATTTGTTAACAATTATCTCAAACGTTTTTTAAAATGGTTTGTGCATAAAGTTTTAAGAATAAAATGAGTAAAAAATTAACAAGTGTCTGGATGGTGGTAGCACTATCCTTGATCTTATTTTCTGCTAGATTATTTGATACAAGTCCTGTTGAAACTTTAAGGTTAAAAACATTTGACTACTATCAAAAGATATCACCCAGAGACGTAACTACAAACTCTGTAGTCATAGTCGAGATTACGGAGCAAGATCTTAAAAAATACGGCCAATGGCCATGGCCAAGAAATTTAATTGGAAACTTACACAACAGGATATATCAGCACGGGGCAAAAGTAATCCAATACAATATAATATTCGCTGAAAAAGATAGGGCCGGCAAGGATGAACTTTTTGCACAAAAATTAGCCGGCACTAACACCGTGATGATGTATAGTATAAAAGATTCTGCCACAGACGGACAGGTGGCAAAGGTTCCTATTGTAAAACAAGGTGAGCCTGACAAATTTTTGTATAGTTTCAAAGGAGTGGTAACAAACATATCGGAACTATTAAGATTCGCTAACGGTGCCGGAGTTAATATTATGGTGCCTAATATAGATGGTACCATTAGGCAGATCCCTTTATTTGTAAACACAGACATAGGCACAATACCAAATCAAGTTCTAGACACAATAAGAGTTTACAATAAAAATAACAAATATAAAATTGTTGCAGATAACAACGGTGTTACTGAAATACTTCTAAGTAGAAACAAAAAGATCTACACTGATTCTAACGCAATGTTCAATATAAATTTTGCAGAAGCAATAACCATCACAAAATACAGTGTAACCGATATTATCAAAAACAAAATTAACCTAGAAAACAAAATTGTTGTAGTTGGGTTGAATGCCGCGGGATTGAGTTATTTAAAAGATACTCCTCTAGGACTCATGACCGACACACAAATTAGTGCCCAGGCTATAGAAACTGATCTTACAGACAGCCAACTTATAAGAAATGGTAATACCAATCTAATAGAAATAATAGCAGTTTTTGTCATTGGATTTTTACTGATAGCCTTAGTGCCCAGGTTTAATATTACCAGCACTGTGCTCGCTTATTTGACGCTTTTAACCGGCATAATTTCGTCGAGTTTGGTCGCCTATAACGGTTACAATTATATGCTAGACGCATCTTTTCCGGTCTTGTTTATTACCATCATTTGGGGCCATTTGGTATTCAATAGTTTTGCCAAGCAGTATAGATTAAGGCAACAAATAAAGAAACAGTTTGAACATTATCTTGATCCACGCATGGTCAAAAAATTACAGAAGGATCCTGGGTTATTGAAGTTGGGTGGAGAGACAAAAACCATGACATTTATGTTTTCAGACATCCGAGGGTTCACTCCTATATCAGAAAAATACAAGGGCAATCCACAAGGACTCACACGTTTGATCAATAGGTTTTTGACACGTATGACCAACATTATAATCAAAAACGGTGGCACAGTTGACAAGTACATGGGCGATTGCATAATGGCATTTTGGAATGCTCCGTTGGATACGCCCAGACATGAAACTTTAGCCATCAAAACTGCATTGCAAATGCAGAAAGAACTTAAAAAATTAAACAGAGAACTTAAAAAGGAAAAACTTCCTCAAATCAATATTGGCATAGGAATAAACACAGGAGAAGCATTAGTTGGCAACATGGGCAGTGATCAGCGTTTTGATTATTCTGTTATAGGTGATGATGTCAACTTAGCAAGTAGATTAGAAAGCAGTTCAAAGGAACTACAGACAACTTTGGTAATTGGTGAGAAAACACGTATAAAATGTAAAAAAATTAAGTTTACTTCGCTGGGTTCAATCAAAGTAAAAGGAAAAACTGAAGACATCAAAGTGTACACGGTTAAATAATATTACAATGACAGGTTTAGAAGTAATGACAATAGTATCAAAGGCATGGCCAATCTTCCTTGGCTTCATTCTTTTAATTGTAACTTTGGCGCAGGCCCACTACAGAATAAAGGTGCTTGAAGAAAAAGTTAAAGTTGCCTTTGACCTAATCAACAAATTGACAGACAAGTTTAGCAAATAAATTTTACTTTAATCAAGAAGTAGTCGCTTAACTTAGCCTCCTAACAGGTTAAGTATTTTAGATGAATTATTTTTTGGTAGTAATAATGTGTATAGGATTGGATTGCACAACAGCATGGAACCCAACTCCCTACGACTCGAAGTTCGAATGTGAAATAAGTGCCAAAGAAACAGTGCAATCACTTTCAACAACTTTTCCAGACAGTGACGGAGAAGTCTACTGTCTTACCAAAGAAGAATACAGCACTTGGAAAAAGGCCATAGATGCTGGAGTTATACCAAGACTAAACAAACATAGACTCAACCAACCACTAGAACAATCTATCTAGTAATTGACAATTCTTTAAGATCTGTTATAATTTAAGCATGTCTTCAAAGCGTTCTAGAACTGCGGTTAAAACACTCACTTGGCGTGTATTAGCAACAACTGACACGTTTCTTATCAGTTATTTTATTACTGGTAGATTCGATTTTGCCGGAGCCATTGCTGGTATTGAGGTGGCAACAAAAATGATTTTGTACTACCTGCATGAAAGAGCATGGAGCAGAATTAAATGGGGCAAACTAATAATAGATTTGCCTACTTCACCGTATCCTTTCGAAGACTGGAAAATAAAAAGGTTACGTAATTTTTTAGATAAAAAAGGAAACAAAAGATTGGCAAGGTTATTACAATGACAAAATGTTGGGAATTTGATTTAGATCTTAAGACAAGAAAAATAAAAACATTCGTGTACAGTGACACAGGAACTGACATACAGGAAAGATTTACAAAAGGATATGAAGTGAGCAACATCAAAGAAATTGATGATCCGTTGTTAGAGAATAAAAAGGTCAAAAAATGATCCACGCAATGATTGACTTGGAAACCTTGAGCACTAATCCAAATGCTGTGGTTTTGACCATTGGGGGTGTAAAGTTTGATCCAAAGTCTCAGATGAAACCTTATGATGAAATGTATTTTCGAGTGGACGTGGACTCACAAACTAAAATTGGCAGGGACGTCATGCAAGAAACACTAGATTGGTGGGCACAACAACCAAAAGAAATATCGGAAGAAGCGTTATCTGATAGTGACAGGATTGACGTCAATAAAATGCTTGACGCTATCAATAAATTCTCAGTAGGAGTAGACGTATTTTGGTGCCAAGGCCCTTTATTTGACTACGCGATTTTACAAGATTTATACAGGCAAATGGGCAGACCTGTGCCATGGCAATACTGGCAAATCAGAGATAGTAGAACACTTTTCAGTTTGGTGCCTAAACAAAATGATAAAAGAACTGGACTACACAATGCATTGGAGGATTGTAAGTATCAAGCACAGAAAGTTCAGAAAGTCTATAGGCAACTAGGAATAAAATGAAGATCTGTATAATATTTGGACATCACAATACCAAGGACAGTTTCAACGCCGCGATAAGAGATACTTTTATAGAAGAAGCAGAAAAGTGCGGACATCAAATAGACTTAATAAATTTGTTTGAAGAAAAAGAACAATTACCCTTTTACAATTCAAATATAAATCCACCACCCGAACTTGTATTGGATTATAGAAAAAGATTAGAAAACAGTGACGTGATGTTCCTAATTGGTTCGTGCCACAATTTAAGGATGCCAACCATACTAGAAAATTGGATCGACTGGGTATTACACCCGAAATGGTTTTTCAGTTATAGGGCATTAGTGCCTGGCAGTAAATATTTTAAGAACTATGGTTACCCTGTGCCAGGAGCAATGAACGGCAAACTGGGATTGATATCTATGACATATGGTGGACCTATGGTGACCTATTTTAATTTTAGTTTATTTGACAATATTCCTTACAGAAGAATAAAGAAAGCCGTGTTTAACTTGGGAGGCATGGTCACGAAGTACATAAGGTTTTATTCTGTTTTACCTGGCATGGATAAGAAAGAATTTGATAGTCATATGAATAGAGTAAGAAAACTTGCCAGAAGTTTAAATCCAAACAAGAAGAAAAAAATAAGTTGGTGGGCATGATGAGTGACATCAAATATTATAGCATCGAAGATTTATATACCATTAAAGATTATAAAATTAGGCATCGAAAGGATCCTGTCATCAAGTGGATAAAGTTACCTTGCGTCTACAAAATAACAATAGCAAACAAGGTGGTGCACGTTGGAAGATCAGACACTTGTAAAAAACATGGCGGTGCAGAGAAGGTGAGGAAAGCAATTGTTAATCTCTTAGACGTTAATCAACATAACCCTAGTGTGCCCAAAACCAAATATTGGACAGCAATTAGGTTGAAATTTCGTCCAAATTCAAATAATATTAAAATAGGAATAATAAAAACAAATGCAATCAATAAAACCTACTTACAAGAAGCCATTTGAAGAGATTAAATCTTACGATGAATGCACGTGGTTAGGAAATGACAAACCGATTTATGAAAATAAATTTTGTGCTATTTTCAAGGATAGGTACCCTGTAACGAAAGGACATCTACTATTTGTACCAAAAAAAAATGACGTACATGAAATTGGCGAAACCTATAAACTGGCGTACATATATGGCCAAAGGGGTATAGAAGACGGAACATGGACAGGATATAATTTAGGGCAGAATCTCGGAAGATCTGCAGGACAAAGCATATTTTGGCCACACATACATCTTATACCTAGATTAGATGGCGACAGTGATCCAAATAAACACAATGGTGTAAGACTAGCACATCCGTCAGGTGATCACACTAACTATTACTGATGCCAAAGAAAAAAAGAAAGTTAAAGAAACCTCGCCTGTATTCAGAAGGCAAAATTTATGTTAGTCCCGATGGCGGAGAAACTGTCTATGAACAAAAAAGAGATGGTTCAAGAGGACCTTTGATAGAAAAAAGTGAATTGGCAAAAGATGTTGAGACTGCTCAGTCGGAGATGGAGATGCATGGTGTTTATGCAATTCAACTTAGAAAGAAAGTCCCTGCATTAAAAAAAGCCTGGGACAAGTATAAATTAATTTGGAATATGGTGCACAATGACTAAGTTTGTTTCTATTATAGGAAACGGTGAAAGTAGATTGGGTTTCGATCTTACTCCACTTAAAAGTTTTTCGACAGTTGTCGGCTGTAATGCACAGTTTAGAGATTACAATTTTGATTATTTTGTTTGTGCGGATAGGCATATGTGTCAGGAGGCAGTCAACGCGGTTGGAAAGAACACCACAATATACACTAGAGATAAATGGCACAAGCAGTTTGCGATGTGGCCAAATGTGAAGCCTTTACCAACTTTGCCTTACGAAGGTGATAAAAGACAAGATGAACCATTCCACTGGGGTACCGGACCATATGCTGGTGTTGTGGCGGCTTCTTTCAAACCAAAAGCAGTATTCATGCTAGGTTTTGATCTGTATCCTTTGCCTGGAGCGGATAAAAACAAAGATAATAACATTTATAGGAACTCTAAAGGATACACATATATTAAAAGGCCAGTTGATCCAAGATATTGGATACACCAATTTGGAAAATTATTTGAACATGTTAGTTGTAGATGGGTCATCGTCAATCAAAAAGATTGGAAAATGCCCGATGAATGGAGTAAGCATAAAAATGTTTTTCAAGAAAGTTATGAAGGAATGGCAAAATTTATACAAAAACAGTTGACAAAATCTAAATAACTGCTATAGTAACTTATGTTTGAAAATATAAAAGAAAATGAAATAATTGCACTAAAATTTTCCACAGGAGAAGAAGTGTTGGCCACGTTTAAAAGAGAAGACAACATGACGATTTCAATCGTGAAAGGCCTTGTTTTGATGCAAGGTCCACAGGGTATAGCACTTGGAACCTTTTTTAGTACAGCAGATCCCGAAAAAGAAATAGCATTGAACAGAAATTTAATACTCAGTGCCGCGGAACTTAATCCTAAACTTAAAGACCAATACAATAATGTTTTTAGTAAAATAAAAACACAACCTAAACCATCAATTATTACATGAAGTCAAAACACAAAAAAGCAATAATGTGTTTGGTAGACACAACAGAAGCAATACTAAATGTTTTCCAAAAACATAAGATTAATCCTGATAAAGTTGCTGAACATTATGAATTCAAGGTTTTGGTTCATTTACTGAAAACAATAATTGATGGACAGTCTGGTATACCAAATTCATTACACGAAAAATTGAAAGATTTAGATCTTGACAAAACACCTAGTCATACAGTACACTAACACTAGAGGACTTTAAGACAATCATCCCTCTTTAAACATTCTGCTTGTCATCAAAGGAGAAAAAGATGGCATACTATTCAAGTAAAACATATGATCACAATGAAGGACTAAGTTGCGCTTTCAGGCAGTGGAAAGCAACACACAGTCATTGCCGTTGGATTCATGGATACGCACTTGCAGTAAAGTTGACTTTCGGTTCCCACAAACTTGACGATAGAAATTGGGTGCAGGATTTTGGAGGCTTAAAAGACATCAAGTTATGGTTGAAACAAATGTTTGATCATACTTTATGTATTGCTGAAGATGATCCGGAACTGGACAAATTCAAAGAATTACATGCAAAAGATTTATGTGACTTAAGAATTGTTCCTGCTGTAGGTTGCGAAAAATTTGCTGAACTGATCTACAATCACGTAAGTAAGATTGTAAACAACGACAGAATATGGTTAGAATCTGTCGAAGTCAAAGAGCACAGCGGCAATGGAGCAGTATTTAAAAGACAAAATTAAAGTTACTTTATCTGGAGATAAGGATTTAACCTATACAATAAAATTGTATGATAATGATTTTGTTGTTAGATGGTTGAAACATTTCAAAGAAATACTGAGAAATAATTTAATACTTGAAAAAAATTATTGCTTTTTAGGATTTGCAGACTCAAAAAGAGATTTGAAATATCTTTGTAACGAGTTAAATTCTGCCGTCAAACAAATAAATGATTTCAATCAAACTAAACAATGGCAAAATGCAGGATTGGCATCATATCATATAAAAAATGTTTTCAGTCCCGAGGACTTTATGCATGATGAAAACCTTCCTGTAGGCAATGCACGTGATGGTGTGACCAAAGAACAAACACTTGGCTGTAGACTTAAACATGAAGCCTGTAACATTCTGCATAGATATTTTGAAGATCTCCAAGGACAGGCATGGAGCCTTTCTGAATATTATTTTAAGGCAGATAATGAAACAAAATATGCAATAAGACAGTTGAACAACCTGTGCCATGAAATAGAAAACTGGGTAAGTGCCTTTAGAAAATCCAAGTATGAGCCTGAATGGATGCGGCCATCTCAGATAACAACATTTTTACATGCTCCAAGATCTCCTTTAAAAGAAAAAGATTATGTTTTATTTAAAAAAAATAGATACGATCGAGAACTTGGTGGTGTTTACTTACATTGGTCGCAGGTCGGAAAAACTCTATATGAAGTTTGGCGTGATAACGATGAGGCAGTTGGAGAAGGTGGAATCAATCACCAGCAGTTGTTTTCAGGTGAATTTGATATTGATTGGGGCCAAACAATAACTGAAAAACTTGATTTCAAAAAAGAAGAAACAAGAGAATTTAAAAGTTGGCTTGAGAAAAATGGATTTGATTGGGAAGATGATAAACTAGCCTTGGGTTACATCAAATTAGGACAAGTGGATCTTGAATCATCCTTTGGTACCACAAATTTTTTAGAGGTGCATAGCAAAATGATAGACTGCTTAAATATTAGTAAAATAGAATTGATTGGATCGGAAAATGTTACTGCAAAATACAATTACAGTTTGTCTGACCCAGATTGGAAAAAATTACAGATAGGTGAACTTAAAAAAGGATATGAATCACATAGTTTGCGTTAAATGGGGCAACAAGTACATTAGTCAGTATGTCAATGTTCTTAAGAGTATGATCACTAGGCACACTACAGTGCCTTTCCAATTTCATTGTTTTACAGAAGATAAGAAGGGACTAGATGCTGACATCAACATCATTCCTTTTCCAAATGGTACACACATTAAAAGTTGGTGGAGCAAACTTGCCATGTTCCAGAACGACATTGGCATAAAAGGAACGATATTATACTTGGACCTTGATGTTATTGTTTTTAGAAATATTGATGAATTGTTTTCTTATAATCCAGGAAAATTCATGATCATTAGAGATTTCAACAGATGTAGAGTGGCGGACTGGCGGCAAAGCAATTCAAGTATCATGCGTTGGGAAACAGGCACAATGAATTATCTATGGAATAATTTTAATGCTAACCCTAATAAAGCAATAGGAAGAATGCATGGAGATCAAGACTGGATAATGAAAGAGGCAACCAAGGATATTAACCATTGGCCTGATGAATGGATACGTTCATACAAATGGGAAATGATGGGTCGCAAAGACACAAAGTTAAGAAGAGGAACCAAATACATTTTCGAACATCCACCAAAAATTGAAGATAATACCAAAATAGCGGTGTTTCATGGCGAACCAAAACCATTCAACTGCGGTGATCAATTTGTAATTGACAATTGGAAGTAATCTGTTAAAATAACAACATGCGTATAGGTTTTTGCTGTAAATGGCTTAATGATAGATCTGAGTTTGGTGGAATGAAAGTCAATGCCAAGGATCGCGAATTAAATGGTAGGTCCACCACAATGCGTTGGCTGAGAGAACATCCAAATGACGCAGAGCAAAGACAATGGGACATTATGAATCACAATGCGGCCGCGGCCAAAAGAATGGTCGAGCGTGTTGGTAGTCTACCACCTGAACGTAGAATGGTACGACTAGGATCTGAAATGTTACAAGGCTACACAGAAAAAAATTGGAAGTCCTGGTGGCAACAAAAAGAAATACAAGATCATTGTGCCAAGATATTTGCGCCAGTTGGTGAGACTGCAAGACGTCTGGACGTCAAAGTAAGTTTTCATCCCGGACAATTTTGTTGTCTGTCTAGTGTAAATCCTGACATAGTAGAAAGATCGATAGAAGAATTTGAATACCATGTTGACATGGCCCGTTGGATGGGATATGGAAAGACATGGCATGATGGTTGCAAGGTGAATGTACATATCTCTGGCAAACATGGGCCGGAAGGACTACTAAAAGTATTTCCAAGGCTATCCAAAGAAGCAAGGAACTTGATCACAATAGAAAATGACGAGATGGGGCATGGACTGGAAGATACATTACAAGTTGCACATAAGATTGCCTTAGTTTTAGATATTCATCATCACTGGATACGAGCAGAAGAATATATCGATCCAAATGACGACAGAGTCAAGAAAGTGATAGATAGTTGGCGAGGTGTAAGGCCCACTCTACATTATTCATACAGCAGAGATGAACACCTCAAACCAGCAGGACTAGGTGACAAAATGCATACAGAAATGCATGATATCAAAATGTTATTAGAAAGAGGATGTAAAAAACAAAAATTACGGGCACACTCTGACCTACTTCCAAATGCAAAAGTAAATGACTGGGCATTGAGTTTTGGTGAAAATTTTGATATACAAACAGAGGCCAAAGGTAAGAACATGGCCGCTGAGCAACTGTACGACCAGTGGCTAAATATCAATAATGGAGCCAATATCTAACTCAAAACACGTCGACGGTCTGTACAAAGCAGATGCCAAAAAAAAATTAACCATCTGCGAAGTCCATAGGAAATTATACAATAAATTAAAAGGCACAGATCTTATGACCGACGAGGTGAGATATCTATTAGAACAGGGTTTCGTGATAGGAAAGAAAATGCATTATAGGTTGGCCAAGTACAAACACAATTGGACGGAAGATGTGTATAAAGAAAACTTAAATGGTGACCATCAAAAAATCACACAAAACCAACCTATCGAATGGAAATGGCTGTCTAAATAAATATAGATATGCATTACAGAGAATTTATTGATAAAAGTTGTCCAAGAACAAAAGCAGAAAGTTGTTCTTGTGAAAGCATTAAGACATTGTCTGAACAGGCGTCTGATATAAAAGCATTTGTAGAACTTCAACACAGCGACAAAGTAAAAGGCACAATACTATTGATGCAGAAGCCTGGAACTCCAACTATGATCAAAGGAAGGATAGAAGGACTAACACCTGGCGAACATGGATTTCACATACATGAATTTGGCGACATGAGTGATGGATGTAAGTCAATGGGAGGACATTATAATCCAGACGGAGTTGACCATGGCGATCTAGAACAGGGACACGTTGGTGATCTTGGAAATGTATCCGCTGATGATTCCGGCATAGCAGACTTTACGATTGTGGCCAAGAGAGTTGACCTTGTTGGCGACAGATCGGTTGTTGGACGGGGTATGGTAATACACAAGGATGAAGACGATCTTGGTCGAGGTGGAGACGCAGAGTCCAAAAAAACTGGTAACGCTGGTGATCGACTGGCCTGCGGTGTGATTGTAATTAAAGAATAAATCAGTTATAATAATTAAATGGAAAACAATTCTTTATTGAGTTTTGGTTGTAGCCATATGTATGGCTGGGAACACAAAAGCACTGAAAACAATACCAAACCTAGCAAAGATGTCTATACCAATTTACTCGCTGAACATTATAAGTTGAAACACTTTAATTTTGCCGAGGGAGGCGCCAGCAATCAAAGTATCGCAAGACAAGTTATATTTGGACTAGATTTCGAAAAAGAAAATAATTTACAAAGCACCTATTGGATACAGTGGAGCAACTACGAGAGATTGGAGATTCCTTTTTTAAATTCAAAAAATTTAAGTAAAAATTGGCCTTACGTCCAAGTTTATGCAGAACTTCTAAACACAACCAAGCAAAAACCACTGCTGAATTGGGCAGAAGCAATCTATAGAAACGTAGATAAGTTTGCCTGTTTACATTTGAGTCTGGCCTCAATCATACAAGTCAATAGTCTGCTAAGGCAAAAAAATAAAAAAGTAATAAACACCTTTGCACACACATGGGACCTTGACTGTAAAAAGTCAACATATTACATTAAAGACAACAACCTTAAGAACATGGACACCATGTACACAGATATGATATCAAAAGATAATAGTGATAAAGAGATGGTAGGTTCGTTGCTGTTAGGAAAAACTGGATCGGACTTTAAGGAATACGATCCTTATACGAAAAAACTTTGGAGTCTAGTTGATTCCTACGATTGGTTTGAATGGGGTGATAATAACATGGGATTCAAGCCATGGAGTGTGCAAAACGGGTACGGAGTCCATCCAGAAGGCCATCCTACTGAGAAAGCACACACTGAAGCATTCAATCTTATAAAAGAAAGAAAAATTATATAATATGAAACCCAAAACTTTTAAATCATCTGACCTAAGCGGATACGATAAAAAATTCAAGCACAGCATTTATTTGAACAGTGATGGAGTTGTGGAAGATTACATCGACTGGTGCAGGAAAAATTGTAAAGGCCGTTGGGGATGGTGGTACGAGACCACTAGAGATTGGGACCTGCATTGGGACTCCAGTGGTAACAAGGCCTTTATGAGTTTCTCGAGAAGAAAAGAGGCCCTAAGTTTTTGGTTCCACAATTGCAAATTAATATATGACACAGATTACGGAAAAGATTGAGTATTGGGGATCTAATCTAAAGTTGTTAGAAGGCTTGGATAGATTCCAGTATATTATTGAACAGGCGAGGATGGCCAAACCAATGAACGAAAAATTTAGAATACCTGAATTTCAGATACATGGTTGTGCAAGTAAACTTTGGGTGGTGCCAGAATTGAGGCAAGATCGATTGTTCCTTACTGTTGACAGTGACGCCTTCATAACTAAAGGGACCGCGGCAATAATTGCTGACATCTTTGATGGACAATCTCGAAGAGAAATAAGTCTTATAACAAAGGAAGACATCAGCAAATTAGGTATCATTGAAATATTGACTCCACAGAGGCAAAACGGCCTTTCAAACATGATAGGAACAATTCAGCGGTACGCAAAACAGGATAATTAATAATATGCAATGGTTTAAAATCACAGAATCAGCAAAGAGTCAAATTGAAAATTTGCTGTCTAAAAACCCCGAAAAATATGCAGTTAGCCTTTCGGTACTTGGCGGCGGCTGTGCCGGTTTTAAGTATGACTGGGGATTTGTTGATAAAAAAGATGACATACATAAAGATGATCATTTAGAAGATTGGGGCACAGGAAAATTTGTGGTGGACTCACAATCAATGTTGTACGTTGCAGGAACACAGATTGACTGGAAAGAAGAAGTTTTTGGGTCTCAGTTTGAAATATCTAATCCAAACGCCACTTCAGGTTGTGGGTGCGGAGAAAGTTTTGGAGTTTAGTAAAAATGGTCAAACCCGGCAAGCCTAAACCTGATCCAGCAGAAATACAAAGAATTAATAGAGAGACAATAAAAGATACTTGTTTCGTGATAGGCAACGGAGAAAGTAGGAACATATTCAAAAATTTAGAAACGTTGAAACACAAGGGTACAATATATGGTTGCAACGCCATATACCGTGATTGGCCGGACCTGTGTGATAAAATATTTGCGGTCAATCCTCCCATGTATGAAGAAGTCCTAGAAGCCAAAAAAGCAAACAACTACAGTTTTGAATTGATAGGCAAAGATCAAACAAGCAAGTGGAATTATCTACTTGAAGAGGATAAAGTTAAAAAACAAAAGATGCCAAAAGGTCTACAACTTTATAGATACTGGATAGGTGGCAACAATAAAACTGGTGTTATGCGAACTTTGGATCTTTCGGAGGCAAAGGGAAGTGGTTGCTCCGCTGTGTTACATGCGGCCGAACAAGGATATAAACACATTTTTTGTATAGCATTTGACATGTTAGGCGCTGAACAATATAGAAAGCCTTACACTTTGCAATCAAGAGAACAAAACAATATCTATAAAAATACTCCTAATTACCCTACAAGAATGAACATGAAGGCCTATCTCAAGTATGAATGGATGTTTCAACTTACCCAGATAGCAAGAAAATTTACTAATTCAAACATTTACATGATTAATCGAAAAGAATATTTGAAAGGCAATAATTTACTTCCACACTATATGAAACATAGTAAAAATAATTTTTATGGCGCCCATTATGCCGAACTTAAAAAATTTATAGAAGATCCAAGAGACCCAAGAGGATTTTTTAAATTTTCACTAAGACCTTAGTTAGATAAACTTTGTAGAACTGGCATCTAGTTTATAGATGTTGCGCATTTTTACGCCAACTTTTTGTGCAAACTTTTTAGAATCACAGTTAGGGCATACATGCTTGTAGTCGTTAGTGGCCCTTTGAGGATCAATCTTTGATCTTGCTCGTAAAAATATTACACCACAGCAGTCGCATTTGAAAACAAATATGGTACTTTTTCGTTTGAAGGAATGGTATATGCCAAGTTTGCTTTGGCGCTCATAGAGTCGGAGTGTTTTTAGTGTTTCAACGAACATAATTGCTCCACAAATTATTTAATAAATAGTGTAAAGGATTATACGAGTAGATATAATAAAACATGACAAGATTAACAATTGACACCGGCGTTCTAGGCAATCCAGCCACTGGAGATACTCTTAGAACCGCAATGGGCAAAATCAACAGCAATTTTATTGAATTATATGATGACGTTGCCGCGAGTGGACTAGGTGGACAACTGACAAACCCAGAAACCAATGGAGATGTTAAAATCCAACCCAACGGCACAGGTATTGTTGAAGTTGACCAATTACAGATCACAGATGACGCAATAACTTCATTAGTAACAAACGGCAATGTATCACTATCTGGCAACGGAACAGGTGGTGTAACCATTGAAGCAATACAAGTCAATGGAACCAGTATTTCGAGTGCAGACTCAACCACAATCAATATAAATGATGCTTTGATCGTTGACGGCAGTTTTACAGTTACTGGCAATTTGACTGTAACCGGATCATCAGGCATTTCCATAGATGATAACACCATCACATCATCGGCATCAAACGCAAATCTTGAACTGTCAGCGGCAGGGTCAGGTGAAGTAACAGCAGACACTGATTTTAGGATAAAGTCTGCTACACCTTTCCTTAAGATCCAAAGAACAGATAACGCTAATGTCCCTGGCATAGATTTCATAGGCCAGGCCGATACATCAGGAGCAAAAATATTATTCGACGGCACAAGCGGAACAGCGAACGAATTGATCTTCCAGACGTTCACAGTACCGGCGGGACTTGCTGAAGCATTTAGAGTGCAGGGAGGTGGCGCAAAAGTCACAGGAACTTTGGACATAGACGGTGGCATCAGCATAACGGACAACACAATAACAACATCGGCATCAAACGCCAATCTAGAACTTACAGCATCGGGCACAGGTGCAGTAAAAGTTGAAGCAATTTTATCACTACCCGATGGCAGTGTTAGTGACAACTATGTAGGAGTTGGTGATGATGATGACCTAAAAATATACCACGATACTAGTTTTGACAACGGTGTAATTGATAATTTAACCGGTCATTTAGTAATTCGTAACAACACTTCTAATACTACTAAGAATGTTTACATACAATCAGACAATGACGTTTTGATAACGAGTATTGGCGATGAAGAAACTTTTGCAAAATTTTCTGATGATGCTGGAGTAGAACTTTACTTTGACAATGTCAAAAAGTTTGAAACAACATCTACTGGAGCAACAGTCACAGGCATTTTTAATATAGGTGATGGCAGTGTTAGTGACAACTATATTGGACTTGGTGCCGCTAATGACTTAAAAATATTCCACAACGGAAGCCATTCAATAATAAGAGAAACAGGAACAGGAAGCCTTTACATTCAGAGTGATACCAATGTTATAATCGGTAAGGATAGCAGTTCAGAAACAATGATAAAGGGTGTTGCCGACGGTGCAGTTGAACTTTATCACGACAATACCAAAAAGTTTGAAACAACATCAGGCGGTGTTTCAGTCACAGGAAACCTTGCGGCAGATGGCTCACAGATAGATTTTACAAGCCTCCCAACCTCGGACCCAGGAGTGGCAGGCAGACTGTTTAGATCAGGAAACGACGTAAAAATAAGCACAGGTTAGTGCTTCTTAAACACAATAAAAATCCAATAAATACCCGTGCATGACACAGCAACAAATCATAAATGTAGGTGTGACCGAAAACGATGGAACTGGTGACAGTATCCAGGCGGCGGGTAGCAAGATAAACCACAATTTTAGCCAACTCTACACTGATAACAACATTGACGGAAACATACTATGGCAGGGTAACAAAATCACTAGTAACCTGTCTAATTCAGATATTGTGCTGACAGCATCTGGTACAGGAAAAATTCAATTGGCCGGCATTAAGATAGGCGGCACATCAATGAGCAGTGATGACAGCACCACTATCAACATAAACGAAAATTTACAGGTTGATGGCTCTGTTACTGCGACCACATTGGTTGGTGGTGGCTCTGGATTGACAGGAGCATCAATTACTAACGTTGGAGATCTTAGTGCAACTGGGTCAACACTTATATCTCCATCCAATGCAGACTTAACTTTTTCAACTGCTGGCACAGGAAGGATGATACTTGGTGATTTTATTATATTGGATGATAATAACTTTACAGGCTCAAGAACCAATGATGACATCAACATCACTCCAAATGGTACAGGCTGTATAAATTTTCCAGCAATACAAATAAAGGCCAATAATATCAACGGCTTGCGATCAAACGATGACATAGTTATTACGCCAGCAGGCACAGGATCAATTGTGTTGCCTGCAATCACCATCAATGACAACAACATAGAAGGCAAAAGAAGTAACGATGACATAAATCTATTTGCCAGCATCAGTGGTGCTGTAAATGTCACAGATATAACAATAGATTCAAGTTTACGTCTAGCAGACAATAATATCACAGCATTGAATACAAATTCAGATATCAACATAAATCCATCAGGCACAGGACTGATACAAATCAGCAAGATTGATGTCGATGATGGTACCATAGATGGAACAACAGTTGGGGCGACTATTCCTGCCGCCGGAACATTTTCTACCCTTAGTGCCACAACGTTTCAAACAACGGGTCTAACAATAACCGACAACAAAATAGTAGCGAACACGTCAAACTCTGATTTAGTTTTGACTGGCAGTGGTTCTGGTGGTGTGCTATTAAATGGATTTTCTTTACCTGCTAGTGATGGCAGTTCAGGACAAATACTACGAACGGATGGCAGTAAGACATTGAGTTTTGCCACTTCTCCTTTGATACTTGGTGTGACAACTTTTGCGGACACAACTCAAGACATAAGTTTTAGATCGACCTCAACTATAGATGTTAACACTGCCATTATTGCACATGAAATTGTGCCTAATTCTTCTACGCCATTAGATAAATTTACTTCCACACAGTTTGACAGTGTGTGGTATCATGCAGTCACCAAAGATCAAACAAATAACAGGTTTGGAGTTGCAAAATACTCATTAGCCAGAGGAACAATCAATGACGGAAGCACAATCGATTCGGTGGTATCACAATCAAACCTAGTAAGAACTACAACGCACAATCATATCACAGTTGACACACAAATAAATGGTACATTTACTCAGTTGGATGGCACTGGACCATCGGCAGAAAACGCATTTAAGGCCTACAGAATTGGCTTGGGTGACAGTGACTCCAGCACCAGTTCAGGTAACGTGGCCACAATTGTTAATGCTGATGTTGACAGTGCAAGTGAATCTCTGGACTCATGGGCGTATGCCAGTTACCGTGGCGCCAAATATTACATCAGTGCAGAAAACAGCGACACTGGAGAAGTCAGCAACATTGAGGCATTGGTGGTTCACAATGGAAGTGATGCTTTCATAAACTCTTACAATGTTGTAAACACAGGCAACAACGATCTACTGTCTTTGACAGCGGCCATAAGCGGAAGCAATGTGGTTTTGAGCGGAGCGGCTTTGACTCCAAACACAAAAGTACGTATGTATAGAATACTTTTGTCTGACAACGAGACTTCCAGCACAGGAGACAATGTGAGTCTAATTGGAAATAAAACAGTAGCGGCCAGCACTGAGACAGTAATAGATCATGTGACCAGTACCGGCACATCTGTTGGAAATGCGGCGGCCACAAAAACCGTAAACAGTTTTACAGTTGGAGAATATGATAGTGCTCTTTATTTTGTTGTAACCAAAGACAACGTAAACTCAGGCTTTGAAACAGGTAAAATAAGTTTGATGCACAATTTAAATGATGCTTTTCTAACACATTCTAGCATAGTAAGAACAGATCCTACAGATGTTCATCCTACTTTTGATGCAGACATTGTCAGTGCAGGGGACAGCACCAGCACTGTGAGATTAAGAATGACAGATGGTGATGGATCAACTGTTACGCCTGCAAACAGCATGGCATTTTACAGAATAGGTTTGGGTGACAGTGATTCCACAGGGTACGTCGGTGAAATAACTTTGGTCAATGATATCACGGTTACAAACATCATAGATAGTTCAACCGCTACACTGGACGCATTTACGCACGGCTCACACGTTGGAGCAAAATATTTTATCTCGGTTAATAATCAATCCACAGGCGAAGTTGGAAACATTGAAGCATTGGTCACTCATGACGGAACCAACGCATACATCACTACATACAACGAATCTTTTTCAGGCAACAACAGCCTTATCAGTCTGTCGGCGGTCATTAGTGGTACTTCTGTTATATTAAGAGGTTCTGCCACTGCAGGTGGTAGCACCAAAGTAATAGTCAACAGAGTAGTAGCATTTGGTGATTCAGAATCAAATGAAGCAAACTCAGATAGCACAAGAAAGATAATAGGTAATGTAATTGTTTCTAGCAGTGCAACGACCTTTGATAGTTTTTCGAGCGATGATGTTGATGCGGCCCATTACGTGATTACTGGTCAAAAAGGTTCCGATGAAAATTTCATTTGTGAGGCGATGGTTGTGACAGATGGGTCCAATGTGTTTGTGTCACAAGGTCCAAATGTCAGTACCAAGGAAAATGACATGTTGGAAATCACTGCAACAATTTCAGGCGGAACTGTAAGTGTTAAAGCAAGTTCTACTTCTGGTGCATCAACTGTACAGGCCTTTGCAATTAAATTAAAGGCACCTGTCGCAAACGAAAGTATAGTAGACTCTTGGGCAGAATCAACATTCACCGGAGCACACTATATTGTTGTGGCTAAGAAAGATGGAAGCGATGACAGTTCAATTACAGAACTACAAATGGTCACTGATGGCAGTGACTCATACGTGAATGCATCTCCACAGGTATCTACCACCAGTGCAAATTTAATTGATTTCAGTGCAGACTACTCTGACAGCACTGCTAGATTAAAGGCATTGCCAACAGATGGCAGTTCAAGTTTCACTTTAAATGCATACAGAATAAATCTATTGAGAGAGGATGGTAGTTCCACTTCATTGACCACTCTCGATACATTTGATAAAACAGAACAGAGGTCGGTAAAGTATTTGGTCCAGACCCATAGAACAGATGACGACAAATTTGAATTTTGTGATATTAATGTCACCCATAATGGATCTGACGCTTTTTTAAGTATTTTTGGAAAAGTAGGCACCCAGACCACAGATCTTGTCACATTTACAGCAGACGTAAGTGGAGACAATGTAAGACTGAGAGGCGAGGTTGCAGGAACACAAGATCACACAGTAAAAATAGTTAAAAGAAACGTAAATATATAAAATGGCACAACAAATTTTAAATGTAGGTACAACAGCAAACGACGGAACAGGTGATACATTGCGTGAAGCAATGATCAAAACCAACGAAAATTTCAACGAACTTTATGCATCACCACTGTTGGCTAGTGGTATTTCTGTAAGTGGCAATGAAATTATTGCATCAAGATCAAATGATGATTTAATTTTACAAGCCGCCGGTACGGGAAGTATTGTGGCAGGTGCATTGAGTTTCAAAGGCACTAGTATCAGTTCAACTGACTCAACCATAGTAAATGTTAATGAAGGATTAGTGGTGGACGGCACGTTAACTGCTACCAGTTTTACAGGTGATGGAAGTGCAATCACAGGCTTGAGTGCTACTGCACTTGGAGATTTATCTGTGGTTGGATCCACTATAATTGCACCTTCTAATGCTGATATAACATTCGCTCCGGCTGGAACAGGAGCCATTGTGTTTCCTGCTATCACAATCAATGATAACAATATAACTGCAACAAGGTCAAACGATAATATCAATTTCACTCCGTCCGGAACAGGATCAATTGTGTTTCCGGCCATTACAATCAATGACAACAACATAAGTGCAACAAGAACCAATGATGACATAGTAATTACTCCCGCTGGCACAGGAAGTATTGTGCTACCTGCGATAACAATAAATGATAACAACATCACAGGCACAAGATCGAATGAAGACATCAATATAACACCTTCTGGAACAGGACAAGTTGTAGTTAATAAATTGAAAATAGATGGCAACATAGTAATAGAAGACAATGAAATCACGTCAACTGTCACTAACAGTAATATAGTATTCACTCCTGCGGGCACAGGATCAGTTGTCATGTCAAAAGCGGACATTAATGGTGGTTCAATTGATGGTACCACAATTGGTGCATCTTCGGAAACAACTGGAGTGTTTACAACTGTTACGGCAAACACCAGTGCAACTATTGACGGAATATCATTGGCTGACAATGAAATCTCAGCAACTAGAACAAATGATCCATTGGTGCTATCAGGTAGTGGTTCAGGTGGTGTCACAATCAGTGGATTTACTTTTCCAACGTCAGATGGATCCAGCGGACAGTTTTTAAAAACTAACGGTGCAGGTGTTTTGAGTTTTGCCACTGCTGGTGTAACATTAAGTCACAGTGCCATTGCAGATGGAACTACAACAGTATCTTCATCCACTGTTTCCAATATTGACACATTTTCAGCGTCTAGTTTTCGAAGTGCAAAATATGTTATTTCTGCCGCCAACACAGAAGATTCTAGATTTGAAATTTTTGAAGCAAATATAACACACGATGGAACAAATGCTTATGTATCGACTTTTGGGTCAACAACAAGCGGTACAGAACCTTTGGGTACTTTCAGTGCAGACATTGATAGTGGAAGTGTAAGGTTAAGAGTAACTTCAATCACAGACGATGATGTTGTATATAAATTCCAAAGAATAGCATTAAACGTATAATATTTTTACATTAGGTTTATAAAATTTTCAATAAATAACTGCAAATGGCAAGACAAACGATCAATATAGGTACTAATGCAAACGACGGAACAGGTGATCCGTTAAGAACAGCATTTGACAAGATTAACGATAATTTTTCTGAATTGTATGCTGATAGTGATGCTTCTACTATTTTAGAACACGACACAGCACCAAAGTTATCAGCAAATTTAGATGTCAACAATAATCAAATTACGACAGATGTTACTAACGGAAATGTTAGTATTCAACCAAACGGTACAGGAAACGTCACCATAGCCGCAATACAAGTTCAGGGTACTTCTCTTTCTTCAAGTGATTCAACAGTAATTAACGTAAATGATGGCCTAATTGTTGACGGTACAGCGACAGTGTCAGGAGCACTTAGTTCAGCAACAAGTTTAGCATTGGCGTCAGGAGCCACTGTCACAGGTATAGCGGACGAAGACGACATGACATCAAATAGTGCAACTCTTCTTGCAACACAGCAGTCTATCAAGGCATATGTTGACACACAGATCACGGCGGAAGATTTAGATTTCAGTGCAGATGACTCAACTGTGTTATCAATTGATTTGGATTCTGAAGTATTACACTTTGCAGGTGGAACAGGTATTAGCACTTCTGTCAGCAACAACACAGTCACACATGCGATCGACACAGGCACGGTAGTAACACTAACAGATTCACAAACACTCACAAACAAAGTTTTAACATCACCTACAATCAGTTCGCCTACAATAACAGGTGTAACCATTACGACGTCTTTGACAACTAATGACATTACAACAAATGGTTCAAATGCCAACCTAACATTAGATCCACAAGGCACAGGAACAATAGAATTAGGTGCGGCAACAAACATTACCGGCAACGTGGATGTTACTGGTACGCTGACAACTGATGATATCACAACCGCAGGTAACCATACTTTAACAGGAAACAGCACTATATCAGGAACATTGACAGTACAAGGCACTGTAAATGCAGATACATTTATCAGCAACTCAAACGGTGACATAACCATAGATCCTGCAGGTACAGGCGCAATTGTTTTAACAGGTCCAATCACACACGCAGGTACACAAACCACAACAGGACAAATGAATGTTGACAATATTAGAATTGACGGCAATGCGATCACAGCCACAAATTCAAATGGCGGAATAAACATCACTCCTGATGGCACTGGTAATATTACACTAGGCGGAAACTATGTGGCAGTGACAAATGAATTAGCGGCGGCTGATGTTGCCGTATCCAGCGAATTACTTTTGGCCTCAGGTGCACAAATTGTACAAGTTGCAACAAACCAAGATTTAGTGTTAGCAACAAATGGCACAGGAGCAGTTACAACATCCGCACAATTAACTTTGACTGGATCTTTCAAAAGAGCCATACACACATTTACAGCAACTGACAGTGTCACAGAAACAGAACACGCAGGAAGAACACTTTTACTTGGTGAAGTTGGTGGAAATGCCAACGTTGTTTTGACAATGCCTGACGCAACAGGTTCGGGTAACGTGTATGAATTCATAGTCAGTGTTGCAATGGGCGGATCAACAACATACAAAATTCAAGCCGCGGACGCCGACAACACGTTCTCAGGCATGATACAATATTTAGATGAAGATGGTACAGCAGTAACGGCATTCCCAACTGTAGCCGCTTCTGATACAATCACACTAAACAGTGGCACACAAGGCGGACTAGTAGGTGACACAGTTACACTTATCGATATTGCCGCTAACAAATACGCAGTAAAAGGCCAAATGCGAGTATCTGCTGGAGCCAACCCTGCTACTCCATTCTCAGCCGCAGTATCTTAATACTTAAATTCACGATAAATATCATCGTAAAGGAGTAAGTTCAATATGGCCTCACCAGTGTGGCAAACCACAGCAGGCTTGTTAGGTGTAATCAACGAGCGTGATTTTTATTCGGTAACACTATCAGCGACTGATAGTGATGGGGATTCTTTAACTTATTCCAAAATAGCAGGCACTCTACCAACAGGAATTGAACTTACTTCTGCAGGTGTACTGCAAGGCGTACCAACGGAGGTCTCTACAAGATCCCTTTACACTTTTGTTATACGAGTCTCCGATGGTACAAATGTTGCTGACAGAACATTTAGCCTGCAGGTACAAGGTGCTGATGCTCCAGTTTTCGCTACCGCGGCCGGAGAACTAAATTTAGCAGACTCCACTCAAGGCAGAGTCAATAGATGGGTGTTGGATGGAAGTTTAGTAAATTTCAGAGTGCAGGCCACAGACACCGACACTGCGGCAGGACAAACACTATTCTATTTTATTCAGGAAGGTGAACTACCACCCGGACTTAAACTTACCAGCGATGGACTTATAACCGGCACTGTGCTTTTGACAGATGATGAACGATATGGGCCTATTGGTGGATATGACAATTTCTACAAGTACGACGATGTGGGATATGACCCAACAAAATTTTCTACAAGTATCAGTAAAAACTTTGAGTTTACTATTGGAGTAAGTGACGGAAGCAATGTAACCACGCAAGTAAATTCTATCTTTGTTTTCAGTGCCGACTATTGGTTAGTCAGCAACAGTCAAATCACTATCGATTCTGACACACTGGCTGGTGATGCCTTGACCATGTCTTCTGCTCCTAACAGGCGTCCTGTTTTTGAAACAGATAGTAGTTTAGGATCCTTTAGACATGATAACAATGTTGTAATTAAAATTGACGTGGTTGACTTTGATCCATTACAAGGAGACTTGAACTATTCTATACAATCAGGAAGTTTACCCACAGGCTTATCTATTGACGTCAACACTGGCGAAATATCAGGACAACTGCCAACGCAAAGTGCAGTCTCAGTAGATCACACTTTTACAGTCAGGGCGAGTAGAATTGACGCGGTATCCGGCGTAACAATTTTTGGTGACAAAGAATTCACTATGACTGTGATCGGAGAGATCGACACAGGTATAAGTTTTGTGAGTCCAACGAACTTAGGCACAGTTACCGCTGGTATTCCTAGTTTGATTAATATAGAAGCAAGTGCGGTTGCAACCAACAGAGTTTTAGAATACACGGTTACGACAGGATCACTTCCGACAGGTTTAACTCTTTCTCGTTCAGGAAATATCATTGGAAAAGTTGATAAAACAGAATTTACTACTGTTGATGATAATGAAATTACTTTTGATACTAATAGTCTAAGTTTCGATAGAAAGTACACTTTTACGGTTACTGTTGGTGATCAGTATCAATCACTGGCAACTTCAAAAGAATTTACTTTAACTGTTAGTCTACCATATGGGGTTGAGTATGGAAACATGTCTGCTCAAGGTCTCATACCAACTGGTGATAGAGATCTGTTCTACCAAATTGCACAAGATCCTAACATTAACAGTAACGAAAATATATTCAGACCAGAAGACAATTTTTTTGGTATCCAAACAAATCCTGAGATGTTATTAATATCTGGACTAGAGCACAAGACCTTAACAGAATTACAGCAACAAATGGAGCAAAATCATACACCTAAGTCACTATATTTTGGTGAAATAAAAACAGCGGTTGCCAAAGAAAATGGCAAGGTCAAATACGAAGTTGTGTATGTTGAAATGAAAGACAATTTAGTAAACAACTCAGGCGAAGCAGTTGCATCGTCTGTGACTTTGAGAACTGATATCGTTAGACCATTAATAGGTGGATTGGCGGATGGAAACAGAATAACTGCGGATTATGATGTTTATGATGTTACCACCGATGGTGGCCTCAGTTTTTCTATTGCTGGATCTAAAATAAGATATGCAAACCAATTGACAGCGGATACCGGAACTTTTGAAAAATTATTTCCAAACGCTGTGGCAAACATGAGAACCAGAATGAAATCGTTAGGCCAAAGAGAATATGTACATCTACCTCTTTGGATGAGGACTAGTCAAGATAATTCTGGCGTTCCACTAGGTTATAAAATGGCAATGGTACTTGCCTATTGTAAACCAAACAAGTCAGGTCTAGTAAAAAAACGTATACAAGATAAAACGATTGACTTCAAAAAATTAAATTTTGTAATTGACAGATATAAAACTACCATAAACAAAGTTGATACAGGAACATTGACGGCCGATGGATCAACAACACAATTCACTTTGAATGAGATAGTAAATGAAGAAGAAATAAAAGTCAGAGAGAACGCCGTTGTGTATTCTCATGGCCAGCAGGTCAGGGCAGATAATAATCTATCGCCGAGTTATCTTTCAGCGGATTCGTTACTACGTTCTGCTGACTATGAACCACAATTTAGCCTGTCACATGACACAACAAACAAAAAGACAACCATTAATTTTACCAACGCTCCGACTGCCACTTCTAAAATAAGAGTGGAGCGACTTGGAGATAAATATCTAGCGTTTAAAAAGAAACTAAAAGAATAAAATGGCAAGTAATATAGTACCAGGTAATATAGACGGAACTTTCCCAATAGCAGGACAGGATAACTCATCTCAAGGCTTTAGAGATAATTTCACAGCAACTAAAAATAATTTTACAACTGCTTCGACAGAAATAACTGACTTGCAGGCAAATAAGGCATCAACAAACGCGGCGTCAGACTTTGCGGATAATATAGTTTCAAGGATGGCACTAAAAGACACTGCCGAGATGGTTTATGATCATGGCACAGTATCAACTGGCACACTGACTCTAAATCACGAAAATGCAAATTTCCAAGTTGCCAATATAACAGGAAACATTACTTTGGCTTTTAGTAATTTTCCAATATCGGGAAGATTAGGCCGGGTGATTATACTAGCAACTGTTGGTGCAAGTGTATCGGCAATAACAGTGCCTAGTGCAGTAAGAAAAGCAACAAATGTCACTGGATCGGATGGCTCTTCAACTACAGTCAATCCTGGTGTTGGCAGATATATGTGGGAGTTCATGACTACCGACGCTGGAACCACTGTGTACATGCATCAATTGGGTGATTATCACTCATAACAAATAGGAGGTACCTATGTACTTTCATCCCTTACAAGAAGAATTAGATAACATGTCCGAGGAACAACTCGGAGAAAGAATAAGAGAACTTACCAAAAAATATACTAGTGCAAGAAGGTTTGGACGTAATCCTGAACTTCAAGGACAACTCCAAAAGGCACTTGCATCATATCAACAAACACTTCGACAGAAAAGACTCAAAGGTTGGGTCGACAAAAATAAAAAAAATCGAGGTGAACCAGATCTAGGTGAATTGATAAACGTAGAATAATAATTACGTTGTGTCAAAAAAATATTTCAGTTGGAGCACAGGATTTAAAAGTATAATCATCGTAGATGGTGAACTTTTCAATAACGATTATACAATTAAGTTACACATAACTCCAATAACCACAAACCTACAGGAGCAAGGAGATTATTTTGAAAGATTGAAAATGCTTTTTGAAAATGTTTTAAACAACACTGTAGTCGCTTCAAAAGATGAAAAACTTTATCAACTCTTAGAAAAAGAAAGCAATAATAGATTTATACAATTACCAAAGCAACCTTATGATCAGTTGATGGCGGCAGTATGCTTTACCAAATCAAATGCGGTCATGCAAGGAAAAATCCTTATAAATGAATTAGAACTTAGCAGTTACCAAGGTGATGGTATCACCTACAGAATAGTCAAAGAAGGACCCGAGATCGAATTGCTAGACGTTGACAATTGGTTTCCAACCAAGTATAATAAATTTGATCCATGGTGGTTAAGATCAGATACAGCAACATATGATAAAATTTTGGACAAAGGTATCTATACAGGACACTATCGTTGGCACAATCAAGAGACAATTATTGATACGGTTGACAAAGATAGTGCCAATCATGCTAAAATATTTGAGTTCAATCCAAAGGTTTTAGATGGCGACAAAGGTAAAGATAAATGATTACGGTGACTGCGAATATAGTGAAGAGGCTATAATCGAACAGATCTATCAAAATCCAAAACTAGACATATCTAATTTAAATATAGAATCTAAACTGTACGAACAGGCTCTAGCAAAATTACAAATCGATCTTCCAAAACTACTATCAAAAGTTACCCACACTGAAACAATCAGCCAGTTTGACAAAGCACATTACAACGATTGGCACATGCCAGAGTCATACACAAAAATAGATGTAAAAAATTATCTCTTGGAAAAATGTAAAAATGAGCAAGAGCGTGAAAGGGTAGAAGCAGAATATAAATTATTTGAAACTAAAGGATTCATAAAAGTTTTACAATTTTTGATATATTTTGTAGACACACTAAGGCACAATAATGTGGTATGGGGTGTTGGCAGAGGCTCCTCAGTAAGCAGTTTTTGTTTGTTCTTAATTGGTGTTCATAAAATCAATCCATTGATATACGATTTAGATTACACTGAATTTTTGAGATGATAAGTAAAATTAAAGGAGACAGTATGCCAATATCTAGAGCACCAAGAAGAAAAATGTATAGAACCATGCAGGGCCGTATGGTTGATATAGAAAAATTAAGAGGAGCCAACGAAAACGTTAGAGCAGTTGGTAATATGAAAGTAAATGCTCGTGGTGATGTGCTTGGTCCTGGTGGTACGGTTGCAAAACAAAAGGAGCAAGTAATGAAAGAATATTATGAAACTCCAAAAGGTAGAGCGATTGATACTCCAAAACTAAAAACTCCACCAAAACCTAGAATAGAATCTCAACCAGTAAAACCAGTGGCACCTAAGGCCGCACCTAAAATTACAAAAACAGTTGAGTCAAAAAAAACAACTACTAAACCAAAGACTGGAATCGACGCCGCACTTGACGGATTGGAATAGTAGGCCCAATGAAATTATTAAATTGTGGATGTAGTTTTGCACATGGCTACAATTCAATTCCACTTGATAATTATAACATTTTAAATCAACCTGGACTAATGAGTCCAGGCACCAAAAGAACTACCGCCACCGCTTACAAAAGTGCTGGTTGGCATCTAGCACAATCAAAAGATATGGAGTATATTGACATTGCACGTAATGGCAACAGCAATGAAGGGATATTAAGAACATTAAGAACTTACATCCATCTTAATGACACAAAAGACTTATTCGTTTTGATCGGTTGGACACATGCATTTAGGAGAGAATACATGAGTGTGGTGACAGATAAAAACAAAAATGAATTTACTCAGTACAGAGAAATTCCAAGTTCTGGATCATTTTTAAATTCATTTGCCCAGGGAAAATCACCAATGATGGTTGAATTTAATGAAAGGAACTTCCGCCCTTTGGCATATGATGACCATATAGAATATAGACAATACAACATTATGTTGCAGGCACAACAGTTGTTACAACTAAAAAACATACCTTACCTCATGTACAATGCCTGTGGTAACGAGCATCAAAGCAATGACAGAGAAGTATTACAACTAAAAGATCAAATCGATAAGAAAAATTTTTTTAGATTTACAGGGCCAAGTTTTGATGAATATGTTTTAGCCAACAGAATGTATCTTTCCAAAGATGGAGGACATCCTGGTCCAAAAGGACATCAACATCTTGCTGATTTATTAAGACCTAAGTTTGATACAATATTGACAAAAACCAACTAAAATACTATAATTATAGACATGGGACAAATAGAAGATTTACAAAATAAAGGTTTTGGCAGTCACGGTGGAAGACAGTACACCGTTGAATATGATATTACTCCATTAAAGAAACGTGTTTTGGTAACAAACATGAAATTTGGAGAGATCAAAACTGCCGGGGGAATAATTATACCTGACGATGACGGTACCGAATCTGGCATACACCCGCGTTGGGCAGAAGTGTACGCAGTAGGTAGCAAACAGGAAGACGTCAAAGTAGGGCAATGGATATTGGTGGCTCACGGCAGATGGAGTAGATCTTTCAAAGTTAAAAAGAATGGAAAAGAATTTGAAGTGAGAATGATTGATGAAAATGACATTTTATTAGTTTCTGACGAAAGACCCGCTGACGAAACATCTAAAAAAGCAGGTTACGTAAACACTGGCGGTATGCAACAAATGACAAGTTTACCGGGAAATGATTAATGGAAGAAGAAAAAAAATATAAACCAGTAAACACAAACAAAGTGGCGGAGAACACTTCGCCGTTCAAAGGTGTGTTAGGTTGGCTAGATAACAGACTGCCAGTATTCAGGATGTTCAAGCACGAATACTTGGACTTCCAAGTACCAAAAACTTTGACATACTTTTGGAGTTTTGGAGCAATATTGACATTTTGTTTATTAGGTCTAATTATAACAGGCCTAATATTAGGAATGCATTATAAACCATCTACGGCAGAAGCATTTGACAGTGTTGAAAAAATTATGCGTGATGTCAACTACGGTTGGCTGATAAGGTACATGCATATGAACCTGGCGTCCTTTTTCTTTATTGCAGTCTATATACACATGTTCCGCGGATTATATTTTGGTTCTTACAAATCACCTCGAGAACTTATGTGGATCTTAGGATTAATAATTTATTTCTTAATGGTGGCAACTGCATTTTTAGGATACACTTTGCCATGGGGGCAAATGAGTTTTTGGGGAGCAACTGTTATAACAAGTTTATTTGGAGCAATACCTTATATTGGTGAAACTATAACACATTGGTTATGGGGCGCCTACGCAGTTGACGATCCAACATTAAACAGGTTTTATGTATTGCACTGGCTTATAGCATTTCTAATTGTGGGTGTTGTGTTGTTTCATGTTATTGCACTACACATGACCGGATCAAACAATCCAACAGGAGTTGAACCAAAAGACACTAGAGATACTGTAAGTTTTCATCCTTATGTCACAACAAAGGATTTATTTGCATTTTTAGTTTTTATTGTAATATTCGCGGCATTTTTATTTTTCATGCCTAACTATCTTGGACACCCTGACAACTATATAAAAGCCAATCCGTTAGTGACACCTGCACATATTGTACCTGAGTGGTATTTTTTACCTTGGTACGCAGTGCTAAGAGCGATACCTGACAAACTAGGCGGAGTAATTGCAATGGTGTCAGCGATCGGCGTAATAGGTTTACTGCCATGGCTAGACACTAGTAAGATAAGAAGTTCTATATATAGACCAGTCTGGAAACAGTTTGTTTGGATTTTGGTTGCGGACTTCTTCCTTCTAATGTACTGCGGTGCTATGCCGGCGGAACAACCATTTGTTCTTTTGAGTCAAATAGGTACAGCATATTGGTTCTTATTTTTCTTAGTAATTGCACCGGTTGTGGGTTGGACCGAGAAACCTACACCTCCCCCTGCGGCTATTCACTTATACAAAAAATCTAAAAAATGACCGAATTTACTTGTGGTAAATGTGGAACCAATTTTAAGGATTGCGTTTATTGGTTTGATAGTTTATACTATGCTAAATTCGACCATAGAAAAATTATTCCTTTCTGTGGTCCTAAATGCGTAGACGAATGGCACAAAGAAAACAACGTAAAAGAATGGGAACTAAGAAAAGCACCTTATCCAAAAGGTCCAGAATGGCAAATGATTACAAACCTATACCCTGCCATGTTCCAATAGAAAAACTAGTCACTCTGGCAGAACTAGGACTTGGAGTAGAAAGGCCACTTAATTCAGAAAAAAGAAAGTGGATAGCCAAACTAGCAAAGGAAGGCAGTGACCAACCTATTCTTGTCACTCCAATAAAAGACTCCGGATACTTTGTGTTGGCAGATGGTTGGCATAGGGTACAAGCCGCAAAAAAGAAAAACAAGAAAAAAATCTACGCACTACAAGTTCCTGTGAGGGTAGGACTTACAATGGCAAAAGTAAACAAAATATTACGGGACATCGATAAAGAATTTGATTACAAACTTGACACTAGTGGTGTTGTGGCTCACTGGGCAGTTATGCAATCAATGTTATACTAAGGAGGAAAATGAAGATAACCAAGAAAGCAAAAACAATAGCACAAACTAAAAGGACTTTAGCAGGACTAATATCGATAGGCTTTGTCCTTTTGATGGTCGCAGTTTTACTAAACCAACTACAAAGATAGTATGAATCAAATATTACCTTTTGCATTAGCAGTGATAATCACGGTGGCTGTTATTTTGGCCATTGTGTATTATGTGCCAATGTAGTATAATGAATTATGAAAGAACTTTGGGTAGAAAAATATAGACCGGACACACTGAAAGACTACGTCGTCAGAGACGAAGCACAAAGACTACAGATCGGCGCATGGATAAAAGAAGGAGCGATCCCGCACTTACTATTATCAGGTGCTCCTGGTGTGGGTAAGACAACACTTGCAAAAATACTTTTTAACGAACTAAAAGTAGATGGCTATGACATACTTGAAATAAACGCTTCGAGAGAAAACAGTGTAGACACGGTGAGAGATAAAATTATCAACTTTGTGCAAATTATGCCATTTGGTTCGTTCAAGTATGTTTTGTTGGATGAAGCAGACTATATTACTCCAAACGGTCAGGCGGCACTGCGTGGCGTGATGGAGACATATCACACGTCAGCAAGATTCATATTGACATGCAACTATCCCAACAGAATCATTCCTGCACTGCATTCAAGATGTCAAGGCTTCCATATCGAGACCATTGACAAGAATGAATTTACCGCAAGAGTGGCTACGATATTGATTGAAGAGAAGGTTGAGCAGGACATCGATACATTAGACACTTATGTAAAAGCAACTTATCCAGATCTTAGAAAATGTATAAACATGGTGCAGATGAACACACGTGATGGCAAACTAGTCCCGCCAGCAAAAGGTGACTCTCATCAGCAAGACTACAGATTAAAAATGGTCGAACTCTTCAAAGCAGGAAAAATTAATGAAGCAAGAAAACTGGTATGTGCCCAGGCAAGACCAGAAGAGTGCGAAGAGATATACAGATGGTTGTATGATAATCTTGATATAATTTCAACGGACGAAGACTCTCAAGACAAAGCAATACTAATAATCAAACAAGGACTAGTTGATCATTCATTTGTTGCAGATCCAGAAATAAATCTAGCAAGTGTTATGATTAAACTGGCCAGACTGCAAAGTGCATGATAAAAAAATTAATTAGATTCCTGGACAATTTACCTTTAATAAAAGCACCGGCATACTTTTTAGCCGCGGTTGGCGTTGTACTTGTAATCTTGACAATGGTGTTATGAAGATACGATACTACAAAAACATAGATGGATGGAGATGGCTGGGTTTCCTTTTGGCCATGATCGGTGCATTCATATTATCAAACGCCAATGTTGATACACAATGGATGGGTTGGGCCATAGCAACATGCAGTTGTTCAATTTGGATATACATGGGGATCAAAGATAAAGACACGCCGAGGGCGTTGATGGAACTAATGTATCTGTTATTGGCAGTGCGGGCAATTTGGAATTGGTTGGGCAATGGGTACTAAACACAATAAAAAAAGATATCTAGTTGTAAAATATAAGGCTAAACCGGATAAAAAATTTGACGAATTAGTTGAGATGTCTAAGAAAAAAATTGGCGCAGGAAAAATGGCCGAAGCCGCAATAGTTTTAGATTTACAAAATCAAAAAGTGTTAAAGTGCAACCTACCTGGGGTAGATGAAAATATAGAATACGGAAAAGTTTATGCGCATTTCCAAAAATATTATGGAGATGCTATTTCTGAATTCATGAAGAGTTAGATCTAAAAATAATTACTATACCTATATTTCAACATTGCCAATCTTTTTGCCTTCCATATTTTTGTCAACACTCTCCTTCTACGCCTATCTTTTTGTTTTCTTATTCTTAACCAATTTTCGTTCAACATATATAATCGGATCCTTTTGTCGTAGACCCTTTTTTTCTTCATCATTCTCCAAAGTTTCCTCTGAAACAATGGCCGCATTTGTAGGCTGTTATAAAATAGCATAAGATTTCCTTTGATTTTTTTGGTGATAATTTTTGTCTTTATTTCGAGACATTTGATAAAAGTATTTACAGGGCAACATGCGGAGTAATAATAGCATAATTGCCGCTAGGCATTTTTGAACTAAATATAATCATGCATGATGTTTTAGACATAATCCGTAATGTACAGTCGTTATACGCAATATCGCCTAGTCTAGGAATATTAAAAGATTTCGAAAGAGTCATAGATGAACTGGACGTGTATGTTTTTAAAAATTGGGAAAATGGAGAATTATTAGAAGGCCCTATAGATAGTAGACATTTTGTCACCTGTAGTTTCATGTGGCCTGAAGATCAAATGCCAGACCCTAGCGGTGGAAAAAGATTACTTGATAGGGGTTGTAAAGTAACCTATAAAAAAGACATCCTATTCAAACCAAGACCTATAAAGAAGCCTGACGATTATAGACCAGGAACCGTAAAAGGTAAAATTGACGGACATGACATATGGGTAGTAGAAATACGTATGCCAAAAGAACTTATTGCCAATTTCAAGTACAGCACAAAAGGCCAAGAAGCCACCCAAGAAGAAAGTGAAGAAATCTAGATGAATATACAAGAAGGATTGAAAGCAGGTGATCTAGAAGGGATAGTTGAAAAACAATTTACAGTAGATCAATTTAAAAGCAAAATGGGAGAAGACAAAGATGTTTGTGTTTTATCTTTTACTTGCAACAGTCAAAATGGAGCAAAAGATTTAGAGTCGTTTGCGGAAAAAGGATACAAAACAATACTAGATGCTGACGCTACTCCAGGCACAATGGAGGACGGAAAATATAAAGTTTTTATAGAATTTCCTAGAGATGAAAAATTGGCCCCTGCTATAACAGAATTTTTGAATGATCTCAAAAAATTAACAAACATAGAAAATTTTACGTATACCTATCATAAAGGATCTGTGCCAGTCGATGCTATAGGAGAAAATTTAATGGCATTGCCTAATTCTGCTGATTCTTATACACAAAAAATACAGGGTCTAAGAATGGGCGAAACAAGAAAATTTTTTGATAAATTTGACATGATGGAAATGAAACTGGAAGAAAACATCATGAGCATCAAAAAAAATGGGCAACATGAAACTTTGAAATTTGAAATACACAATTTTGGGTCAACAGATTCAATAATAAAAGAGACCAAGTCATTCATGATTGATTCCAATTCAATGGCCGAAGTCATGCATCTTACCAAATACTTTGGACCTTACGATATTACCAAGACAAATGAAAACAAATTCATTTTCAGCAACGCTGGGGAGTCTGCGGTATTAAGTAAGTACAAATGGTAAGATTATCAAAGAACTTTACTTTACAAGAATTTACAAAAAGCCAAACAGCAATCAGGCAAGGCATAGACAATACTCCCGGTGATGTACATCTAAACAATGCAAAAGTGCTCTTTGAGAAAGTTGTGCAACCTGTAAGAAATAATTTTGGAGTCACTGTTATCAATTCAGGCTATAGAGGCCCTGCCTTGAATGAGGCGGTAGGTGGTTCAAGCAATTCACAACACTGCAAAGGTGAAGCAGTAGATATAGAATGTCCAGGAACTAGCAACTATGATGTGGCAAGTTGGATAGCAGAAAATTTAGATTTCGACCAACTGATATTAGAATTTTACACTCCAGGCATACCCGATTCTGGCTGGGTACACGTTTCATACAAGGCAGAAGGAAATAGAAAATCTATACTTACAGCAATGAAAGAAAACGGAAAGACAGTATACAAGCCTGGTCTTATAGAATAATTCTTTTATCCCATTTTCTAGCAAAACATAAACGATTAACTTTTGTGCCTCTTTCGTATTCAGGATATCTATTATTCTTATCAAGTCCAAATATCACGCAAGACGACGTATCCAAGCCTAATTTTTTGCACTCATCCGATTGCATTTTTTTATATTTGTCATAAAGCCAATTATTTTTGAATTTCTTAATGAGTTCGTGCCCAATGTGAATACTTTGTAAATTTATGTAATTGTTTTCATTGTATGCAAACAAAGTATCATCGTAAAAATTTTGTCTAAAACGAATGCCTATTCTGTTATGTTCTACAGGAAACACCTTGCTTAACGATGTGCATATTACCTCAATACACTTATATTCCAAATTAAGTTCTTGTATATTTGATATGTTTATGTAAGCCATATCCAGCATTACCGGAACCTGCAATGCCTCGCATCTGTCGAGTATTGAATAAAAATTTTCAGGTATATTGCCTGTGTTTGAGAATGGACAACTCATTACTACAACATCTCCCTTGGCTATGTCATTATGATCAAGAACTAAAACATTGTTGAAATAATTGCGGGCCACAAGCCAATGAAAAAAATATTCACCTTTCAATAATCTTAATCTTTTGTCTAAGTGGCCTAAATAAAAATGCATGAAAGTTTCTGTGGTACCAGCACTGAAATCAACGTGCTTATAATTTTCGAGGCCCGAAAATTTTTTTCCTTCTTGGATCCAGTCCTTATACTCTGTTAAAAACTTTCTACGATCCCCTTGCTTAGTGTGTATATTCTTTATAAAATTTACAGATTCAATGTCATGAATACTCCATGCTCCACCGTACTTTTTATCACGTAATGGGGATAAAACTTTTTGTTGTTCCATGAACAATATTTAATTCATAATATACGCCGATAAATATTATCATGATATTTGGAAAAATTAAGATGCTAATAACAGTCCTTATGATTACTGGACTGGCAGGAGCAGGCATGTATGTGATGAAACTAAGATCCGACAATGCTGTTTTGAAAGCAAATCAAGTAAAACTGGAAACTGCAATCTCAGAACAAACAAAAGTCCTTGAACAACAGAAAAAAGATTTTCAAGCAATAATGGAGAGCAATAAAAAACTTAATTTGCTAGTAGGCACATTCAAAAAAGACCTAGATGATCTTGATAAAAGATTTACTAAAAAGAATAGAGACATAGGAAAACTTTCAATCAAAAGGACAGAGTCAATGGAAAGAATCATTAACAAAGGTGGCAAGAACGCGGCTAGATGTATTGAGTTGGCATCAGGTGCAGAACACACCGAAGAAGAATTGAAGGCCACCCTGAAGTCACAAATTAATCCTGAGTGCCCTGCACTTGCAAATCCAAACTTTGTACACTATGAATAAAATTTTAGCAATATTATCTATACTTTTACTGACCGGTTGTAGCATCGGTGGGGAGAAAAAGATTAAGATATTCTCAGTTGAAAAGCCGAGAGAAAAATTAGACTACCCTATGCCTACTCCTCTGCAGATGGAACAGATAAAATGGATCATAATAACAAGTGAAAATGCCGAAGAAGTATTCAAGAAACTTGAAGAGGCCGGAATAGATCCTGTGCTGTTTGGCATCACTGACAAAGACTTCCAAGTGTTAGCAAGAAATTTCGCTCAGATTAGACAAAAATTACAAGAGACGAATAATCTATTGCAGGAATATAAAAAATACTATGAAGGAGAAAATGGCAACAAGAGTAATTGATGATGTCATTTCTTCAAGCCAAAGACAACAAATCTGCAACTGGCTAGACCAAAAAGACCAATATCTTGACGTTAGACCAGATGTCACCTCAAAGACGCCAAAGTTTGATGACAAAGACTGGCCACGGGCCACTATCAAAAATGCATTGGACCATGTGCTAGACAAAGCATATAAAGTCGAAGAAGTAATATTTTTTAAGGCAAAGGGTGCGTTTAGATTACACGTGGACAGTGCCAACGGTGAAGACAACCTTTACAAGGTCATAATATTTCCCTTAAAAATTTCAGGCCCATCATCTACTGTTATTTTTGACAACCACTGGTATGGTCCCAGCGGTAAGTTTAGCAAGAAAGAAATTCCACAATATGAGTATACATTGAACCTTGGAACAGAAAAAATATATATTCCCGATATGAGAGAATACAAAACCAATGATTCAAAAATTAGGGCATTGCTGGACGAACTTATAGAAAAAAGAAAAAAGGTAGACGGAAGACACTACGATTACAGTAAGATAAAAAACCTTAATAATAAACCATTCGATAAAAATATACACAAAAAATACATGGATCACATTCCATATGAAAACCTTCACGGTCTCACTGTTGAAAAAATAGTGGATTGGCAGGAAGGTTCTGCCTTTACTTTTGACCGAACACAGATACACTGCGGCACCAACACCCATAATGAAAAGGTGTTTTGTACCGTGTTTACTTTTTTAGCATAGTATATTTGCTAAATACTCCTATATAATAAGGAACTTATGGAATTTATAGTAGCACTAGCAACAAAATTTTGGCAATGGACCGTACTGATAGCAGTTGTAATAATTGGCGCAATTATCAACTTCACAGACAAAAGAAAGAAAACAAAACTTAAATTTTCTTACACAGAACTGCCACATTTGAAACCAATAAAAATTGCTACCAAGGGCAAAGGTTTTTGGAAAGGTATAGTGATGTGGTTGCTATCAACACGTAATTGGCAAATTACAAAAGACTGGCACTACACAATAGACGGGATAGATTATGTGATTCCAGCAGGATTTACTTTTGATGGTGCAAGTATTCCTAAATTTTTAAGAACATTCTTTTCTCCGGTTGGTGTTTTACTTGTCGGCGGACTTGTGCATGATTATGCATACAAGTATCAAACACTTTTATGTAAAAACAAAAAATCTACAATGGGTATTATAAGCCAAGCAAGAGCAGATCAAATATTCAGAGATATAAACATTAATGTAAATGGATTTTATGTTATGAATTATCTATCATACTATTCACTAAGGATAGGTGGCTTTGTGGCATGGAATGGTCACAGAAAAAGAAATAGCAAGATAGAAGGCGTAGAATAATGGCCGAGTTGAAAGAAGATAAATTAGTAGTTCCAGCAGACAAAAACCAAGCAAGTAAAAAAGTAAAACTTGAACTAGAAGTAGACTCAAGTGCAAAAGATCTTGGTCCTAATCCATATGCAAAACTTATACATCTGGCAAGAGCCGTTGATGCTTGGAGAATATTTCCAAGATTATTCTTAACAGTTTACATAGTTCTACTATACAAGTGTGTCATTTGGTACATGAACTTACCAAGTCCTACAATGGAACAATCAGGATTAATTAGTATTGTGGTAGGTGCCGGGGCGGCATGGTTCGGATTGTACACTGGATCTAGCAAAAAAATCAAATAACATTGACAGATTTCCAATCTGTAGTAAAATAAATTAATGAAAGACTATTATAAAATTCTTGGGGTATCCGAGGATGCATCTGCGGATGAAATAAAAAAAGCATTTAGGAAACTGGCCGTAAAGCATCACCCTGACCGAGGTGGAAATGAATTAAAATTTAAAGAGGCCAACGAAGCATACGATACCCTTAAAAACAAAAGTAAAAGACAAGAATACGATACACTGAGAAAGTATGGTAGTAACTTTGGCGGACAAGGTTCTGGTTTCCGATTCACATCAGGAAACTTTGATGAATTTTTTGGAGGTGATTTCTTTGAAGAATTTATGAGTGGCATGGGTGGAATGGGACGTAGACCTAATTACAGGGCAAGGCCAAGAAACAATAAAGATGTTTCAATAAGGATTAATCTTAGTATTAAAGAAGTGATGCAAAGTGTTAAAAGAACAATAAGTGTAAAACTGCCTAGTGGTCGAGATGAGATAGTAGATGTGAAGATAGGAGCAGGAGTGCAAAGTGGAGTTGTGTTCAAATATGCTGGACTGGGTGATGACACTGATAAAAATTTGCCAAGAGGAAATTTATTGATCCGAGTAACAGTGTTAGATTCTGATGGCTTTACACGAAAAGGAAATGATTTATGGACGGACAAAAGGATAGATGCTTTTCAGGCCATGAGAGGTTGTGAATTTACTATACGTGATTTACAGGACAATGTTGTAAAGGTACATGTGCCTGCTGGTACTCAACCAGGAAGTGTTTTACAATTAAAAAGCAAAGGAATGCCGGTCCATGAGACTTTGTCGATACGTGGTAACATGTATATCAAAATACATGTCACTATACCTAAACTTAATGAATCAGAATTAAATAAAATAAAAGACTTATGAAAACTCCAGTAAACTTTTCAGATAAAGTGGCATATAGAATTACAATGTTCTTAAGGTGGACAGCAGACACCTTTTTCAAGAAGAGGTATGGACACAGAGCAGTTGTATTAGAGACCATTGCTGGTGTGCCTGGTATGGTCGCAGGTATGTGGAATCATTTAAGAAGTTTACGTAAAATGAAGCCAGATGACCGAGGGTGGATCAAAACTTTATTAGCAGAAGCAGAAAATGAACGTATGCATCTAATGATTTTTATTAGAATTGCAAAACCTAATTGGTTTGAACGTTGGATGATTATCACAGCGCAATTTATTTTCTGGCACTTCTATATGTTCTTATACATATTTTTTCCGCAATGCGCCCATAGGATGGTAGGTTATTTTGAAGAACAAGCCTGTATAAGTTACACAGAATATCTTAAAGAAATAGATGAAGGTAGGACAGAAAATATAAAGGCACCCAAAATTGCTATTGATTATTACAACCTAAGTCAAGATGCAACATTACGTGATGTTGTCATAGCAGTACGAAAGGATGAAGAAGGACACAGAGATGTAAATCACGACATGGCAGATCAAATAAGAAGGAATAGGCACGGACTTATACATTAATGTTTAAATAGATTATGATGCAAATTTTTATAAATCCATATCACACTCTTAACACTGTCAGCACTGATGTGGATCTTGAACAAGGTATTCAAGGTTATAGCGACATAGAAAGATTTGAAAAAGATATGATCAATCTTATGGTTGCATCCAAAGGTATTGGATTGGCCGCAAACCAACTAGGCATTACCAAGCGATTTTTCTGTATTGGCTATGAATCATTTGACGTTTTTAAAAAACCTGTTATACTATGGAATCCATTGATAGTTAGAAGTTCTGAAGAAACTGTCGAGGATGTTGAAGGTTGTTTAAGTTTTCCAGGCGTATGGTTAAAAGTTAGACGACCAAAAAAAGTCACTGTAAGATGGCAGAATGTTAAAGGAGAAATTTGTATGCAACATTTAGATAATTTGGAAAGTAAATGTTTTCAGCATGAACTAGACCATATAGATGGCATAACATTTGACAAACGGGTCTCAAAATTAAAATGGGACATGGCTAAGAAGAAAGCAAAAAAATGATTGAATCAACAGACGACCTAGAACACATATTCGAACAAGCAGTAAAAGAGGCCGAGTCAAGAAGGCACGAATACGTTACTATAGAACATTTGTTACTTGCTTTAGTAAAAGATAAAAACATAGGTACAATTTTAGTAGACTTTAAAGTAAATGTTGGAGCATTGATAAAGGATCTAGAAAACTATCTTGATGACGAAGTTAAAGACATCATTGTAAAAGATAAATCAAAACCCGTTAATCCAAGAAAAACTGCTTCATTAGAAAGACTTATGAATAGAGCCTTTACTCAAGCACTATTTCAAGGAAGACAAGATCTTAAGCCAATTGATATACTGTTGAGTATTTTTGCAGAAAAAAGAAGTTACAGTGCATTTTTATTGAAAAAGTTTAATGTTAACAAAGATGATATTACAGATATGGTCTCAGCAGAAAACATTATTGATGAATCTGCTTTTGGTGGCTCTGGTCCTGAACAAAAATTAAGACCAGATCAAGCCGATAAGATATTAAGAAATTATACGGAGAATTTGAATCAAAAGTATTTTGATAAAAAAATTGATCCTGTTATCGGTAGAGAAGAAGAACTTCTTACTATTAAACAAACTCTTGCAAGAAGAAATAAAAATAATGTTTTATTAGTTGGTGACCCAGGAGTGGGTAAGACTGCCGTGGTCGAAGGATTGGCAAGACGCATAGCAAAAAACAAAGAGGATGTGCCGGAATACTTGAAGGATCATATAGTTTATAGTCTTGATGTATCTGGAATGATTGCTGGATCAAAGTTTAGAGGAGATTTTGAAGAAAGGTTAAAACTAATTTTGAATGCGCTTGAGAAGAAAGGCAAAACTATACTTTTCGTTGACGAGGCCCATATGATGGTTGGTGCAGGTTCAACAGGACAAGGAGGAGTGGATCTAGCACAGATGATCAAGCCGGTATTGACCAAAGGGTCAATAAAAGTAATCGCTTCAACAACATGGGAAGAATTTAGGAAATTTTTTGACAAAGATCGTGCTCTGATGAGAAGATTTCAAAGGGTACAAATAGGAGAGCCGACAAACGAAACTTGTAACAAGATCATCAAAGGTGTAAAACAATATTATGAAAAGTTCCATGGTTGCACTATCACGGACGAAGCATGTGAAGACGCTGTAGAATATTCAAGTAAATTTATCGCTGATAAAAAATTACCAGACAAGGCAATAGACCTAATGGACTCTGCATGTGCCAGACTAAGATTAAAAGGCATCAAAAATGGAAAAATTGATCATGACGAAATCATACATGAGGTAAGCAAAGTCACAGGTATTTCAATTGAACAACTATCACAAAAACAAGCAACTAATTTAAAAACATTAGAAGAAAAAATGAAACTGCAGGTATTTGGACAGGACGAGGCAATCAACACTATCACTGATAAAATTTTAGTTGCTAGGGCAGGCCTTAAAAGTTTAAACAAACCTGTTGGTAGTTTCTTGTTTTTAGGTCCTACAGGGTGCGGAAAAACTGAGACTGCAAGGCAACTTGCTAAAACACTAGGAGTTGAATTGCTAAGGTTCGACATGTCTGAGTATCAAGAAAAGCATTCAATTGCCAAATTAATTGGATCACCGCCAGGATACGTTGGCTACGAGGATAGTAACATGGGTGGTGGTATGTTTATCAATGAAGTAGAAAAGAATCCACACGCAGTTGTGCTGTTTGACGAAGTTGAAAAAGCACACAGAGATGTTTCGAACATGCTTTTACAAGTAATGGACTACGGTACAGTTACTGGCTCTAATGGTAAAAAGGCAGACTGCAGAAATATAACCTTGATCCTGACCTCAAACTTGGGTGCCGAGGAAATGGAAAAAGCAACATTAGGATTTGGTGACACACAGAGAACTGAAGATGATGATGCAATGAAAAGATTCTTCCCTCCAGAATTTAGAAATAGACTGGATGCTGTGATCAAGTTCAGTAAATTAGGCAAGGATACAATGAAGAAGATTGTTGGTAAGTTTTTACAAGAACTTAACACAATGACTATTGAAAAAGGTGTAGAAGTAAATGCCTCGGATGATGCAGTGGACTATCTGATTGACAAAGGTTTTGATGCAAAACTAGGAGCAAGGCCATTAAGCAGAATTATCGATGACGAGATTAAGAATCCGTTATCAAAAATGATACTGTTTGGTGAACTACAAGAAGGTGGCAGAGTAGAAGTAGCAATCAAAGATGATAAAATAAAAATTGACTATAAAAAACCTGTGTCAAAAGACAAACCTAAGACAGTAAAGGCCAATGCGAAAACATCATAATAGATTGTATTTTGGCAAGTATTCACACAAAGCAACTTTTAGATTACCAGGACTTAACATTTTGTACCCAACAAGCGACTATTATATTTCTAGAGCAATAAGATATAAGGATCAAAGTTCAGATATTGTAAGATTTGCAAAATATTTAATGGAACACAGATCACAGATGAAATTCAGACTACAAAACAGAAGTTGTATTTTTTATAGCAGTAAAAAAATAATTTTAGAATCCATCAGCAAATTTTGGGACTTTTGGGTGGACATAACATCAACTGATCCAAAACTTTCAATTTCTACAAATGATGTGGTGGTCTGTAAAAGATTGCCGTTAGGCAAATACAATTATCAAGTCCATACAAAAAGAAAAATGTATACAAGGTTAAGTGACGCACAAAGGAGACTGCTAAGGTCATATCTGACACAAAATGACGATAACGCCACTGTAACAAATAAAAATCTGAAGGCATATCTTAGTCTTAATGGCTTTTGGAGTGCTGACGTTAATTCTTATTTTTATGTAAAAGATGAAAAGGCCCTTACGCCAATCTACATGATATCTAAAGATATTGTCGACAGAGTAATTAAATTTGTGAAAGTATAAATGATAGACATAATAACTAAATTAAAAGATAAAAAAATTTTTAAAGTGGACAGTCTAATAGAAGCAGAAGTAACAAAGACGTTTATGGGATCACCGGTTAATAAAAAAATTACCCTAAGGGTAAAACATTTATTTGACAACTATTGTTTGGCGGACGAGGAAAAGTCTTTAGACTACAAAGTGCCCATGAGAAAAATCAAATATGAAAAAATAAAATTAATTGATGGTATGTTACCCGTAGAGTTAGCGGCTGTGTATGGACTTGCTCCTAAAACCGAAAGATTCAAGACCCGCAAAGAACAATAAATAACAGCATATGGCACAAACAAGTTTAACGATATCTGGACAAAAAACTTTCAAGTCAGCAATAACAGTGACTGAAGGTTGCACATTTACAAGCACCAGTGGCACAAACAAGATTGCGGCCGCTTCAACTAGCCTAGCCGCTCTTTCAGTTAGGGATTTAATCACAATCACAGGCACCACAAGTAACAATGCCACGTTTACTGTGAAAAGTGTAGATAGCAATGGTACATTTATTACAGTTGAAGAAACTGTGACAGCAGAAACATCAGATGGATCCACAGACACAGTTTTAACTTATTCAGGATTTGTCACTGACAAATTCAAAGGAGATGGTTACTACTCCCAGACAGATGGAAACCATACCGTTGCTTATCATGTCACCACCAGTTGCACCGGTTCAATCAAAATGCAAGGTTCACTGGCAACAACTCCTACAGAAGATGACTACTTTGATATTGACGGCACGACATTTACAACGGATCAAAGCACCACAATAAGTTCTGTAAACTTTACAGGAAACTTTGTTTGGGTAAGAGCAAAATGCACCGATAATACTGCCGGCGCAGTAAGTAAAATCCTATATAATAATTAATCAATTGACAATCTGCCATTATAGTATACAATTATACTAAGCATGGAACAGATAACAATAACTTGCACAGACAACGGAAAAACTAAAACTGCTGATGTTTTATCCAAATCGGACAAGTATCTAAAGGTAGTTGTGGAAGGAACCACGATGACAATAGAACTGTCAAGATCGGATGTAAATAAACCGTATATCGGTACTAAAGCAGGTTTAGAATTTACGTATGGCGTCTGAAAAACTAAAATTTAAAATAGAATTATATAGCACACATTGGGATAAGGCTCCAGGTGCTGAGATATTCGTAAACAATAAATCATTTTACAAAGATAAAATTACAGGCACAGAAAAAAATCCTACCTTAATTGAATTTGAAGAACAATTAGAAGAAGGACAAAAATACAATTTCACTATCAAACGTACAGGAAAAGATCCCACCCAAACAATTCTAGATAATGATAACAAAATTATAAAAGATCAATTGTTACACATTAAAAGCATAGAAATTGACGAAATCAATATAGGTTCATTAGTTTATGAAGGAGTTTATGCTCCAGAATATCCCGAACCATGGTACTCACAACAGGTCCAAAAAGGACAAACTCCAGACAAATCAATAAAAAATGTCACTGCTATGGGGCATAACGGCACCTGGACATTGGTTTTTGAATCACCTTTTTACATGTGGTTGCTAGAGAACCTGTATTAATAAATACTGCATATGAACACCTACGAAGACATTAAAACACTTATATCACGTTTAGACAGCATAGCCAAAGCACCGGAGTATCAACCATTCCCAGAAGCAGATGAATTCAATATCGAAGAAGATGAAGATTTTGAAGAAGTGTTAGGAGTGTTAGGTTTTCCAGAGGATGAAATATGGGAAGCGGAATATAGAGGTAGAAAAGTCAAACTAAACAAGCCTATGAGAGGCGATGTAAAAAAATTCAAAGTATTTGTAAAAGATCCAAAATCAGGCAACGTAAAAAAAGTTAACTTTGGTCACGGTGGAACTTCTGCCAAAAAATTAGGACAAAAAACAATGCGTATCAGAAAGTCCGATCCAGCAAGACGTAGAAGTTTCAGAGCAAGACACAACTGTGCTAATCCAGGTCCAAAAACAAAGGCAAGATACTGGAGTTGCAGAAAATGGTAAGGGCAGTCCAATTTATTAAAGAAGCCGTAGACTCTGATGCAATGAACGAGTTGAAGTTGTTCATCAACAATGATGAAGATCTATACAGAAAAAAGTTCATGCCAATTATAGCAAATATTAAAAGAAAAATAAAAAGAGGAGTTTACAATCATGAGATGGCTCCTAAATTATGGATGTATCTCGTTGACGAAGCGGCAAGAAAATATGTAAAAGAATTTGGTTCTCCTGATCAAGACGTTGCTGATATGTTTCCAAAAGAATTACGCCAACAAATTGCAAAAGACATGGCTGACGAAGAACAAGAAAAAATAGAGGCAGGAGAATACGATGTTGTTAAAGGAACTATTTCTTAACGAAGACGAAGGCAACATAGCCGTATTTGCTTTTGGAAGATTTAACCCACCCACAGTTGCACACCAAAAACTTATAAAACAAGTGCAGGATCTTGCCACAAAATTGAATGGCAGACCTTTTATTTTTTTAAGTCATACACAAAACAATGCCACTGATCCTTTAAGTTTTCAAGAGAAGTTAGATTACATTGAAGGCGTGTATGGCAAAGACAAAGTTGTATTTGGAGATGCTGGCGTAAAGACAATAGTGCAAGTTCTACAAAAACTACAGGATGAAGGCAGAACAAAAGTTGTAATGGTTGCTGGCAGTGATCGGGTACAAAATTTCACAAAACTGCTTGACCAATACAACAACAAACCTGACAAGTCAGGCAACATTCTTTACAACTTTGACAGCATAAGTGTGGTAAGTGCCGGACAGCGTGATCCTGATGCTGAAGGTATGTCGGGTGTGAGTGCCAGCAAGGCAAGAGAGTACGCCCAGGCAGATGATTTTGAAAATTTTAGTAAAATTGTAATGGGTGGTAAAGTTAGTGCCAAACTTTTCATGAAGATCAAGTCCAAGATGGGACAAAAGGTTGCAGTCAACAACGAAAAGTTGTATAATGAAGATATGGATGGTAAACCTACAGTGTATCTTGACATGGATGGAGTACTGGCTGATTTCTTTGGCGGGGTCGAAAAACTGTATGGTGTGAGTCATTGGAAGGAACTTACATCTGATAAAACAAAAGATCTCAAAGCAGAAGTGATCAACAGGATAACAGGTACTGATTTCTTTGCAACATTGCCTAAATTTAAATCCGCAGATGACCTAATACAACTTGTAAAGAAATTCACTGGTGGAAAATTTTCAATAAACACATCACCACTTAGAGGTGACAATGAGAACTCCGGCAAGTATAAAAAAATATGGATCTCAAATAACATCGAAAAGCCAGACGAGATAGTGGTTACCGGTAGGAAAGAAACCTACGCCAAAGACAAGGCCTCCGGGACACCAAACATCCTCATAGATGATAGACCAGTCAACATTGAACGTTGGGAGAATGCTGGCGGTCATGGAATTTTATATCAGGCCAATCGAGATCCGCTAACTAAAGTAGAGAAGGGATTACAAGATTATGGCAAGATACGAGGGAATCAATAGAAACTACGAAGCAGGTATTTGGAACAAAGAAGAAGGACCGTCTCCGGAACAAAAGAAGGCCGAAAGAGAAAGATTGATGAAAGAGTTCTTGGCCAAAGGCGGAAAGGTAGAAAAACTTGCTCCAGGCAACGCCAAAGTATATGGCTCATTGAACAAAGGTGGAAAACCTCCTTTCACTGACGCACAGTTGAAAGCAAAATGGAGAGAGGAAAATGGATCTTGATACCCTCAAAAGGCTGGCCGGCGTAGGGCACTCCACTAATATAAAAGAAAATCCTTCTATCACAGGCACGGAGAAAGCAAAATATCAAAGAAAGCATAACATCGAACCTGGTTCCCAAGAATGGTTCAAACTTTGGTTCAGCCGTCCAAAAATGACTGGCGAGAACCCAATGCCAAAATCTAAAAAATAATTGATGAACTTTTTAGAAATATCGCTGAAAACAGAACACACTTCTGTTCCTGCCCACCTAAAAATATATTGCAGTGATGAATTAGTATTTGATGATCTTATCGATAAAAATTTGGTTATAAAGAAACAATTTGAAACGCCAAAAGTATTCGAACTAAAAATAATCAAAACTGGAAAAAACATAGATTTAGTAAAAAAAGATCACATACAAAAAGTACAGATAGAAAAAGTAAGTGTAAATGGTATCAATTTGAAAATAAATGAATTTGGCAACTTTCAAGTGCATGATAATCCTTACGTTGATGATCACACTCTACAAACAGTTGATTTGAATCTTAACGGCACGTGGACACTGCAACTACAGGAACAAAAGTTGATCGGACAATTTGAACCAGCAAAAGCAAAGTTCAGAGATGCCATACAAGACTGTGATATCGCATGTTTTGGTTGTAGTCAAACGTATGGAGTTTTTTTAGACCATAACGAAACTTGGCCATATTTTTTAGGCAAAGAACTAGGACTCAACGTGAAGAATTTTGGAATACCAGGATCAAACTACAATGAGATGACTGCATTCATGGAATACTATGTAAAAAATTACAAAGCCAAAACAATTTTGGCGCTATTCCCACATTCGTTCAGAAGACAATCTATTGATAATGGAAAGATTGAACACATAGGTGCTGTGGATGAACGCAACAAACATTTAATTTTCCACGGAGAAGAACATTCCATTGTGAATCTGTCGATGTGTTTTCCTGCCTGGCTAGAAAGTGTTCATGATAATATTATGGTCAGTACCTATCAACGCAGTGAACACAATTTAATGATGCTTACAAATATTAAAAAGCACATGCTACCATACTTTGATTCAGATCCTTACCCTAAAGCAAGTGATGGGAAGCATTTTGGTGTAGAACATAACCTAAGTTACGCAAAAGCACTTGCAAAGCACATCAATCAGCAAACTACATTCCAATAAATACCTTTATGAAAACATGGGAAATCACAGAAGGTACTAGATGCTGGAAAGGATATGAACGTAAAGGATTCAAAATACATCCTTTCTCAAAGAAACGTGTGCCCAACTGTGTGAAAAGAAAAGCCAAAAGAAAATAAAATGAAAATTCGAGAGATCTTATACACCACAGATCGTAATTTGTTACAGCCTGACATCAATAAAATAATAGACAAATATAGTAGCAGAGCAAAAAAGAGAAAATCAAACCTAGGATACCACAGCATGATGGCCTATCCGTTTAGAGTAGGAGAAGGTAAAAGTTGGAGTAAAAAATATAAGAAGTCTATCAACTGCAACAATCCAAAAGGCTTCTCACAGAAGGCCCACTGCGCAGGAAGAAAGAAAAAGAAAAAATGAAAATTAAAGAGTTCATAATCATGCCATCTAGCATAGACACACTTGGCCTTGTCCACAAGCCAGGCCGTGGTCCAAACAACAGATTCGATTTCAAAAACAAAGCAAATAATAGAGCAAACGAAGTAGGTGAAACCAAGGAAGCACCACCAGGCACATATTTTACTAAAACAGGCAACTTAGTTAAAGGAAGATTGACCAAGGCCGCGAAAGAAAGAGGAGCAAGAGAAACTGATCCAAAAGATGATCAAAGATCTAAAGTGCCGCCAGTCACACAAAGGAATGAAGCGAGAGGTACCTGCTGGCATGGATATCAACAAAAAGGTTATAAGAAAAAAGGCAACAAAATGGTTCCTAATTGTGTTAAGGAAGAGGCCGCTGGTGTTGGCATAGTAACAAAACAAAACGCCACAAAAGACGTGCCTGTAGGTGGCGAATACATGAACGTAAAAAAATTAGGCCTAGGTAAAGGCAAGCCAAAAACAATAGGCGAAGAATGGAAACAGTTCCAAGAAAATTTTGCCGACAAAAAAGTCAAAGGTAAAAGTAGGCCTGGGCGGGTCAAAAGGGCAGGAGCAAGTTGTAAAGGCTCAGTTACAAGTTTAAGAGCAAAGGCAAAAAAATCAAGTGGTGAAAGAAGAAAGATGTATCACTGGTGTGCCAACATGAAATCCGGTAGGAAAAAATCCAGATAACTACTGGATATGGACGTAATTTTAAGTTTAGGTTTTCTTTGTAACATTTTTAAAAAAGCACCAACAGTAAGGCTCTTTGCTGATGAATATTTTCTAGATGAATTTACCTTAAAAAATACTGTTGATAAATCCACACTAAAAAGTTTATTATCAAACAAAGACAACTTTGATTTTATTTTTCCAAAAAAAGTCAGCAATTTACTAGACCCAAATGTGCAAATGGTTGACCCACAAATAGATGCTAATGTTGAATATAAATTCTATCGCATAAAAAAGTTTAATCTAAAGAAAAAAGATAAAGTCAAAGTAAAAATCGAATTTTATAATAGGGACTCTAATCATACAAACGGATTCATCACAAAAAGCACAATGGTGTGTGTTCCATACGTTTTAATTACTCCAACCAAGATTATGAAAGACATAACAACATTTCATAAGAAGTGGTATCAAAAAGTTAAATTTGAACAGCAAAAACAAAACAAATTTAAATTTATAAAGAAATTTTACAAACACAGATCACGTCTTTTCAACTGCATAGAACATCGCAATTATTGGTTTAAGGATAGGCAGACTAAAAATTTATTATACACGTACTTCGCAGGTGGTGATGTAACGCTAGAAAGGACCTTTTATAAAAAACATAACTTGTACATCGGTGATCCAAATACCATTGGCTATGTGTTGTTTGGACACTACCAAAGGTTTAAAAAACTATCAGATAAATACCTTCAATATGAGAATCTGCGAAATAATCATTAGAGAACAGGCCACTGCCGGCGCCACTTCTGCTGGCAATATTGCATCTGTAGTCAGTCCACATATCGCAATAGGACCTGATAGGTTCAAGAAATCATATACAGGCACGCCTGGAAAATCAGGCACTAAGGCACCAAAGTTGCCTAAGATTGTTCAACCAAAAAAGAAAGATGGCACGGCAAAAGGCGCACATAATTTACCAGGAGTAAGTTTGTTTGGCGGGCCAGGATTTGTGAGAAGATGAGTTACTGTTTAAATTGTGGCAACGAGTGCCACGAAGGAAAAGTGTTAACAAGAACTGAAAAAACTTATGCAGTAGAAGGTGCGAAGGAATACGAAATAGAAGTCTGTAAATATTGCAGATGTGAAGACGAATTAATGGATGCTTTAGAAGAATGAAATTTTTAATATTCAATGGTAGTTTAAAGGCAGATGCAGAATCAAATACTTTTGCTGTTTGCAAAATGTTACAACTGGCCTTTGATAAACTTGGACATGAATGTGAGATAGTCACATTGAGAGATCTTGACTACGAAGGATCAACTGATGATGTAAATGATGAACTTAAACCTTATATCATGAAGATGTTCGACATGGACGGAATAATTTTTGCTACTCCAATTTGGTGGGGCACACATAGTTGTCATATCCAGGCCATGTTGGAAAGACTTGACTTTATATACAGTTGGGCCAAAGACAACAAGTATCAACCATTTTATAACAAAGTATTTGGCACATTAGTGTCAGGTGGTGGAGATGGATTCCAACACATTCACGGAGTACTATATTCAGCGGCATCTAATTTTGGATTTACTATTCCGCCGCAGTGTAACATCGAATCCAAGGCACAGGGCATAGAAGAAATCAAAAAAGACGAAGACACTTACAACCAAGTTAAAAACTGTGCGACTAACATGACAGTCTGGGGAGAACTGATGAGAGCCGGAAATCCTACACTGGCGGCAAGGCACGGTAGTGTCGACGTAAACGAAGCACTGGCTGAAGGAAAAAGAATACCACGTAAAAAAGGACAAAAGAGGAAAAGCAAAAAACATAGTGACCTTTACACAGATGAAGATCCAAAAGGCACTATCCACGGACTAGGATTCAAAGACGAGGCCACAGCAAGAGCCAGTGTAACAAAAATCCGAAAGAGCGGTAGATCACACGCACACAAGATACAGGCCGCAGTGGCAATGGAACAGAGAGCGAGAGCGGCAGGCAAATCAGGACCAGCGGCGATCTATAGAAAATATATCAACAGCATGAAGAAAAAAACAAAGGCTAAGAAAAAATAATGAAAAGATTGGATATCAACGACAACACTAGTATCAGTATGCCAATAAGAAATATGATTGCAATTATAGGTGCAGTGGGCGTTGGCGTGTGGGCATACTTTGGAATCACAGAAAAATTGAATCAACATTCCACTTCGCTTACATTAATGAAAAAAGAGATGGAAGAAAACACAGAATTCAGGATAAAATATCCAAGAGGTGAATTGGGTCAGTCACAAAACGACCTTGAACAATTCATGCTTATTGAAGAACTTTACAAAACAGTTGACAAGATGGAAGGCGTGTTAGAAAACAACATGACCAATAAAGTTAATATTGAATTTTTAAGAAAACAAGTTGACAAAATGATCGGCGATATTGAAGCACTGAAAGACGCTGATAGACAGATACAAAACGGACACTAATGATTGAAACAGTTGTTGCTTTATTAATGATAGTACATGGTGAAATCAAAGAACATCGTATTCAAGACTCTATGAGTGCATGTTTACGAGGTAAAAGAACAGCAGAGAGACAGTTTTCAGCAGGGGTCAAATACCAGTGTATCAAAAGCAAGGCTGAATTAGAAGAGAATGTAGACGGTTCAAGAGCAATCAAAAAAATAATATTGGCTGAATAAATACACATATGCGTTTAAAAGAAATCAATCATCCGGTACAAGCAGACACATACGAAGCAAGTATGGCCCTGAATCAGTTGCTAAAAATAGGGCAACACGCAATCAAACTACACAACCTACTTAAAGATGAACAGGAAATGGAGTCTTGGGTGGCCAAGAAGATTGACCTAGCAGGTGACTATGTTAAAAAAGTACACGGTTACATGATGGGTGAAAAAGCAGGTTTGTATGATGACGCAGGCGAAGGACACATGAGCAAAAGCACATTGTATCACACTGCCAAGTATGCAATACAACTTATGCAGATGATAGACAAAGGTGATGACCTAGAAGGTTGGGTGCAAAGCAAACTGAATAAGGCCGCTGATTATCTACAGGGTGCGTACAACTATGAAGAATATCAAAAACTATCTCCATACAGAGAAGACCTAGACGGATCAACATTTTCAAAACACAAAGAAATTATCAAAAAAAACATAGACGAGATATTGGCCAAAGAAACTGATCTAGATGACACAGACACAAAACCAGGCATGATGAGGATCCTTGGCAAAAGAGTTAATGACGTGGAAAAAGAAATGTCAAAAAAAATGCGTAAAGAACCGCCTGTGTTAGACAAAGACTTTGATGACCAACCGAGATACAAAGGACAAAGAATAGATGTTGGTGAAAAACATGGTGGCGAACACAGCACATCAGGTAGAAGCATGACCAAGGGCGAAATGAACAAAAGAGAAAAAATTGTTAAAGCAATGAAGAAAGACAAAGCAGGATTCAAGAAAAGATATGGTAAAGATGCAGACGCAGTGATGTATGCCACAGCAACCAAACAAGCAATGGGCGAGGACAAGTACGAATTCAGAGGCAATCCTTTTCCTATATTGGGCAAAGCAGAAAGTTATCTAAACTACGGTTCGGACATGGCAAAAGCCATCATGAACAACAGTGACAATTTGAAGGCCATGGCACAAACCTACTTGGACAGAGTACCTAGTTTCGTAAACACAGAGATGAAAGAAATATTTCCTAAAAACGAAAGCGGTATCATGTACAGAGCGGGTGTTAAAAAATACGGCAAAGCAGGTATGAAAGCCATACAAAGTGCCGCAGGCAAAGGTGCTAGTCATCAAGAAATAGGTAAAATTAAAGACAAGTATTTGAAAGACGATGAAATCGACGAAGGACTTAAAGACACACTTCAAAAATTGGCGGCCGCTGGAATAATTGTTGGTACAATGGCCGGTGCTGGATCTATGATTAATGCTTTAGATAATAGTGTGCCTGCAATGAAAGCCATGAATACTGCTTACAAAATGGCAACTGATGCAGGTAATGAAGAACTAGCACAAATGATTAAAAATGATATTTCAGCAGTAAAAGTAAGACTAAGTTCAGGCAAAGATTTAAACTTTGTGAAAGCAATGCAGGACAAATATAGTAAATTCATGCCAACAGAAGGTTTAGCGTATGAGTCAAAACTCGCTGTACTGCTTAATCAACAACTTAAATAAAACAGCAACACTACTAAATAAATCAAATGGCAAGTAAAAAACCCAAAAAAGAAAACAGTTTCGCAGACCTAGTCGCTCGTTTGAACGCAATGAGCAACATGACTAAGGAAGAAGAACGTGCATCTCTTATGGAAGCGGCTAGACAAGAGCCAAGAATATTAGATGACAAAGAAGTTTCACTGGCTGACATCGCAAAACTAGCCGGAATAAAAGAGTACCAAGAGGAACCAAAAGTTTCTGCTAAAGCAGAGAAGTTGGTTGAGTCGATCACAAAAGAATCAAGCGCAGAGTCTATAATAACAAAAGCCATAAAAGAATCAGATGCAGATGAATCAATTTCAACACAAATTAAAAAAGAGGTTACAGAAGAATCTAAAAGATTAGACAAAATTGCAGAATTGGAAGCGCAATTGGCAGAATTAAAAGCACAGGAAAAAGAAGAAGCAACACTGGATTCAGATGCTTTCAAAGAAACATTTGTAAATGAAATAACAGAATACGTAAAAGAAGCAGAAGCAGACAAACTTGCAGAACTATATAATGCTTTTTCAAATAACACAGTTGAAGTTAAGGAAGATTCATTTTTAATTAAAACACCAGAAACGCAAGAAGTTATAGCAGACGCAGAAAAGGCAGAAGCACCAGCAGAAGAAGAAGTTGTACAGGAAAAGGAACCAGAAGTAGACACTGAACAAGCAACTGACGAGGCTTCAGGATACCAGGGTTCAGCAGAAGCAAGAAAACACGAAGTGACTTTAGCGGGTGATTTTACTCCAGAAGAGCCGGTGACAGAAAAAGATGCCGAATCAATTGAAAAAATGTTACAGGACGCAGGTATTCCTGCAGAAGTAAGTCCTACCGATGAAAAATTTGATAGAGTTCAAGTACAAACAATGGCTGACAAAGATGCTATTTTAAAAGTTTTAGGTGACATGGTCGAAGAGAACATGGAAGTAGAATACACCGATGACTTATCAGAAGCAAAAAAGAAGCCTGTACCAACTTCTCCCGAAAAATGGTCCAGAGCAAAGGCCAAAGCAAGATCCAAATTTGATGTTTATCCATCTGCATATGCAAACGCATACGCCGCCAAAGAGTACAAAAAAATGGGTGGTGGTTGGAGAATGGGTAAGCCTAAGAAGAAAAAGTAATAAGTACGTGTGATGAAAATCACATTAACCCAAAATAAATTTAATCCAAATCCATATTACGATCAACGAATAAAAGCAATTCTTTCTGACAACTTTGTTAAAAACTTACCAGGAACAATAGATACCTTTGACCAGAATGGTTTCGATCTTACTAATCTTGAAAGATTATATGCCAAAAAAATGGACTACAAAATTAAAAAGGTTAGAACAAGCCACTGGGTGTTGAAAGAAGATTGGTTCACTTCCGAGCCAACAGACAGAGGTTGCCATATAAATCACGCAGTGATTTTTGAAAGAAAAGGATTTACAGGTGCGGCAAAAGAACAAATGGAAGAATTTGCTGAGAAATGTCCTTTGGTTCATAAAGTCTTGCAAATAAGACCTAAATGGGGATTGGACTTTTCAATAGACTATGCAGATGCCGAGGGTAACGTGTTTGAAGTGTTACATTGGGAGTGGGACAGTTTTAATTTTGAAGAAATACAGGAAAAGAAAAAATACATGGATGATTTTTTACAGGCACAAGATTTTGATGAAATGGCTCTACGACTATTGGACAAAAAGTCAGAGTGGCACCATTTAGGCTTTTTTGAACAAAGTGATTACAAAACTAATTTTTTTGGTATAGAAAAAGAACGATTTAAGATGGTTCTCTGGAAATAAATATTGATATGACTATACCTTGGAATTTTAAACAATACTATCAGAACCTAGCGCATCTAAAACAAAGAGGACACGTAAGTTCGGGAGAACAGATTCAGTCTCCAGTATCAGCAGGTAGCCGAGGACTTGCCAACGTTGAACATTTTGCTGACAAGTCAGTGCAAATGATGGGATCACAAATAGATGAATCTGCTGATAGAGAATACCAAAATTTAGACAAAGATACTATTGAAAAACTTAGAGAGAAATACCTACCTGATTGGGAATACAAAGATAACAGTTTACAAAAAAGATATAAGTTTGAAGATTACTTCCAGGTAGTGAAGTTTTTGATTGACACAATAAAGCCACAAGAAGAACTAGACCATCATGCAGACTTAGGAGTCTTCTACGATGAAGTTTTGGTAAAAATTTACACACACAGAACAAAAGATGTCACTGACTATGATTTTAAGGTCGCACTGCAAATGGATATGATTGCAAAAAAGAAACATGGTGCAATAAAACCTGATTATGACTTATCAGCCTTAGTTGATGATTTTGATTTTTGTATAAACTGTGGCGACTTGATACTAAATGAAAGAAAGTACCAAGGTGGATTGCGTAAATGGTTCAAACAAAAATGGGTGAACATAGCCAAGAAAAAGAAAGGTGGAGGCCATCCTGAGTGTGGTACTTCAGGTTCTAAAAGAGGTTATGCAAAATGTGTGCCGGCATCAAAGGCACGTTCAATGTCAAAAAAGCAGAAAAAGTCAGCAGTATCAAGAAAAAGAGCCGCACAGCGAAAAGCAGGTAGAGGTGGTAAAGATACAGGTGGCACTGGTAAAAAGCCAATTAGAGTTTCTACAAAGCCTAAAAAATAATTGCTTTTACTCCAATCATAAAGTATAATAGTAAAAAGGAGAAAAAATGCGAAATTTCAACGAAGCAGAAAAACAAAAACTAATACAAATTATAAACCAAGGTTCACAAGTTCTCGGAGAAGTCGACGATCTTAAATCAGGATTGAAGGACACTGTAAGGGCACTTGCAGAAGAACTAGAACTTAAACCAGCACTCATCAACAAAGCCATATCGGTTGCACACAAAGACAACTACAAGGGTGTGTCAGACGACATGGATCAAGTAGAAGCGATACTAACAGCCGCGGGTAAAATTTAGTGTATAATTTACTCAAAGAATTTTGGGTAAACAGTTATAACACAGATAAGACAGCATTTTATCTTGAGATTATATCTGTGGCATTTACCATTGCAGGATCAGTGATATTGACTTTCACTTCTCCTTATCCTATAATGGAGTATGTGTTTCCTGTCTATCTGGTAGGATCTTGCACACTGGCCATTGCATGTTGGAGAAGAAGAATAATTTGGACACTGGTTTTGGCAAGTTGGTTTACTATAATGAATGTGATTGGAAACATTAAAGTATTTTTATTATGAGTTATATAGATGCATTCTATAAAAGAGATGAGGACAAAGTCCGTGTAGTTGAAAGAGACTCCAAAGGACAAAGAAAGTTTGTAGACTACGACGCAAGATATACATTTTACTATCCTGACAGCAGAGGAAAACACAGAAGTATATTTGGAGAACAACTGCAAAAAGTACAATGCTCCACTTTCAAGCAATTTATAAAAGAACAAAAAATAAGATCAAATAAAAAATTATACGAACAAGATATAAATCCAGTCTTTAGGTGCCTGGAAGAAAATTATCTCGGTAAGGAAACTCCAAAATTAAATGTTGTATTTTTCGATATTGAAGTTGACTTCGACCCACAGCGTGGATATTCTACTACAGATGATCCATTTATGCCAATAACAGCAATAACTTGTTATCTAAGTTGGAGCGATCAATTAGTAACACTTGCGGTTCCGCCAAAGACACTAAACATGTCAGGAGCAAAAATGGCGACAGAACGTTTTGAAAACGTCATGTTGTTTGAAAAAGAAGCGGACATGTTAGACGCATTTTTAACACTGATAGATGATGCGGACATTTTGAGTGGATGGAACTCGGAAGGTTATGATATTCCATACACTGTTGGTAGGATACAAAAAACATTGAGTAGCGACGACACAAGAAGACTATGCTTCTGGGGTGAAAAGCCAAAGCGTAGGACATTTGAGAAATATGGCAGAGAGCAACTAAGTTATGACCTGATAGGAAGAGTGCATTTGGATCTGCTAGAACTTTACAGAAAATACACATATGAAGAAAGACATTCGTACAGACTAGATGCAATAGGTGAACACGAACTTGGCGAAAAAAAGACAGTGTATGAAGGATCTTTGGACAACCTATATAATAATGACTTTGGTTTGTTTATAGAATACAATAGACAAGACTGTGCTCTACTTGCCAAACTGGAAAAAAAATTAAAATTTATTGAACTTGCAAACGAAATAGCACACCAAAATACCGTGTTATTACAGACTACGATGGGGGCAGTCGCAGTGACTGAACAAGCAATCGTGAATGAAGCACACAGAAGAGGCATGATTGTGCCTGGAAGAGTCAAACGTGCCGAAGGAGAATCTGTCACGGCGGCTGGTGCATACGTGGCCACGCCCAAGAAAGGTTTACATAATTGGATAGGTAGTTGCGATATCAACAGTCTATATCCAAGTGTAATTAGAGCATTGAACATGGGACCAGAATCAATTGTTGGACAGATACGCCCTGTTATCACGTCTGCGGAAATAAATCGTGCAAGGCACCAGAAAAAGTCATTTGCGGCGGCTTGGGATAATCAATTTGGCACTTGGGAATATCAAGCAGTAATGAAACAAGATAAAGGCACTGAAATAATAGTTGACTGGGAAGATGGCACAAGTGTGAAAATGAGTGCAGGGCAACTACACGAACTTGTGTTTGAGAGTAATAATCAATGGATGTTGAGTGCAAACGGAACTATTTTCACGTATGAATTTGAAGCAATCATCCCTGGACTACTTAAAAGATGGTATGCTGAAAGAAAAGAAATGCAACGTAAGATGCATGAGTGCGGTGATAATGAAATAGAAAAAGAGTTTTGGGACAAAAGGCAACTAGTCAAAAAAATTAATTTAAACAGTTTGTATGGAGCAATCTTAAATCCAGGTTGCAGATTCTTCGACATAAGGATTGGACAGTCAGTAACACTAACTGGTAGATGTATCACAAAACACATGGGCGCAAAAGTAAATGAAGTAATAACTGGCGACTATGATCATAAAGGTGATTCAGTAATTTACGGCGACACAGATTCAGTTTACTTTAGTGCTTACAAACCGCTACAGAATGAAATAACGTCTGGAAAAGTGCCATGGCAAAAAGAAAACATAATAAATTTATATGATAAAATTGCTGACGAAGTCAATAACTCCTTTACACAATACATGACCAAAGCATTTCACTGTCCAAAAACTAGAGGCGAGGTAATAAAAGCAGGACGTGAATTAGTTGCTAGTAAAGGATTGTTTATTACAAAGAAAAGATATGCAGTGTTGTACTTCGACAAGGAGGGAGAACGTCAAGATATAGCCGGCTCGCCAGGAAAAATGAAGGCAATGGGACTTGATCTTAAAAGATCTGACACTCCTGTTTTTGTACAAAACTTTCTAAGTGAGTTGTTGATGATGGTTTTGACTAACAAAACTGAAGAAGAAGTCCTAAAAAGAATATCTGAATTTAGGTCAGAGTTCAAAGCAAGGCCAGGTTGGGAAAAAGGATCACCAAAAAGAGCAAACAACGTTACAGAATATCTTGCAAAAGAAACTAAACAAGGGAGAGCCAACATGCCAGGGCACGTAAGAGCAAGTATAAACTGGAATAGATGTAGAGAAATGTACAGCGACAAATATTCTCTTCCTATAACGGATGGAGCAAAAGTGATTGTGTGTAAATTGAAAAACAATCCATTAGGCTACACTTCAATAGCCTATCCAGTTGACGAGATGAGAATACCCGACTGGTTCAAAGAAATGCCATTTGATGCTGAAGCAATGGAATCTACAATACTAGATCAAAAAATAGACAATCTTATCGGGGTGCTTAATTGGGACGTACAAAGCACAGAGACCACAAACACATTCAACAAACTATTCCAATTTTAAATACAAGATGCTTAGTATAGAAGAGATAAAACTAACAATATCTGCTCTCAAAAAATTACGAGATACAAAAAATTGGGAAGATTGCATTGACAGTTACTTAAAAAAATTAGAAGAACTGGCCAGACGTGTTGACGCATACAACGACGATCAAATCCAACAATTGGATAAGACAAAAGATTGGTATCAGCAAGAGTTAGATTGGACACATAATAGAAAAAAACACTTGTACGACGAGTTGCTTGACAAGATGATCGAATCAAAAATATTTCAGTTTGCGAAAGCAGGCAAAACAGCCAACATGCAAAACTCTTTGGAAATAGGACCAGGGTATGGTAGGTACAGTAAAATGTTTTTGTCTTGGAGGCTGAACTATTTTCTAGACTTATTGCCAACATGTGAAACTAAAATTAAGAAAAAATTTCACCCACCTCATCACAAATATATTAAATTTTATACGACACTACGTTGTGACTGTTCTCCAATACCAACCAACAGTTGTAATTTTGTTTTTTCCTGGAACACCTTTACTTTCTTTACACAAAAACACATCAATGAATACCTAGGAGACATGAAAAGGGTAATGTTACCAGGCGGATATGCTCTTATACATTATGCCAACTGTGAATATGATAAAGACTTGCACGAGGCAAAGCGTGGTTATTGGAACTTCAATACTAAAACAGACATGCACAAAATGATCCAATCACATGGTTATGACATCATAGAAAGCGATCAATTTAAACAAGGCGCCAATTATGTTATCTTCAAAAAACTTGGTAATCTAAATCCTGTGCTTTATCAAGTTTTAGAAATGCCGCTAGATAAAGAAAAATAATTTAACAGTTGATTCTGATCTAAATATTTTATATAATAATTGTATTATGATAGATATCTTGAAAGACATTGTCAAGCACACGCATGGACTTGGATTCCTCGATCTTGTTAAAATTACTGGTACCAGTGATTCAACTGCTATTGATTCAATGGCAGAGGACAGATCAGTTATCCTGCAAGGATCTTTTCACAAACCACAATCAGGTATGATAGGAACTTTTGGTATGCCTCAGTTGAATAAACTAGATATACATTTAAAATGTCCGGAATACAAAGATAAGGCAAACATATCCGTAATGACTGGAACCAGAAATGGTGCAGAAACACCAACAGGTATACACTTTGAAAATGAAAAAGGTGATTTCAAGAATGATTATAGATTTATGAATGCCGAGATTATTAACGAAAAACTTAAAACTGTAAAATTTAAAGGTGTTAAGTGGGACGTTGAGATCGAGCCTACAGTGGCAAGTGTACAAAGATTCAACTTTCAATCAGTAGCAAACACAGAACACAATTCTTTTGTTGTAAGAACAGAGGATGGTAACCTGATATTCACTTTTGGTGATCAATCATCACATGGTGGTGAATTTGTATTTGCAAAAGACGTGAAAGGAACTCTTAATAAAGGATGGAGTTGGCCGGTAGCACAGGTATTACAGATATTGAAACTTTCTGATTCTGCAAAAGTAACACTACATTTTTCCAATGAAGGAGCAATGCAGGTTACAGTAGACTCAGGACTAGGCAAATATCAGTATATTATTCCAGCGCAGGCGCAGTAATGACAGATAAAAGGCAAGAACATTTAGGAGAGTACAGCAGAGACTTTGCGGTGTTCTTGCCTGCTATTTCAAACTTTTACAATACTTTCATTAGCAAACAAAGGGTTACTGAGGGCACCCACATACCAGCAGAAAGAATACCAAAAGGATTGGACAGAGGAGTCGAAGGATTAAACTTTATCAATCCTGAACAAGGATATTTCACATATCCAACAGCATTATATTCGGCAGGACACGCCTGTTTAGATATGGATAAAACAGCAGACAGAGATTCAATGTGTGTCAATCGAGACAGAAAGTTTTCAACGATTATTGGTGACTCAGGTGGATATCAGATAGGAAAAGGTGTTATTAAATTTGATTGGAAAGATTTTGAAGGAAATAAAGCAAACAAAGTAAGGTCAGATATTTTAAATTGGTTGGAACTTACAAGCGATTGGGCAATGACCTTAGACGTGCCAACTTGGGCGGCAGACGATTTGAATTCACCAAAAACAGGACTAAAAAGTTTTCAAGATACATTGGACGGCACAATTTACAATAATAAGTTTTTCCAAAAAAATAGACTAGGACAGACCAAGTTATTAAACGTGTTACAAGGTGATGATTGGGAAACAGCACAAATTTGGTATGACAAAGTAAAAGATTTTGAATTTGAAGGTTGGGCAATGGGCGGAATCAACATGTGTGACATGGAGGTTATGTTAAAAAGGCTAATCATAATGAGAGATGAAAAGAAACTGGATGGTAAAGACTGGATGCACGTACTAGGCACGTCACAACTTGATTGGGCATGTTTCTTAACACAGGTACAAAGACAGGTTCGAAAGAATATCAATGACAAATTTACTATTAGTTTTGATAGTGCGTCAGCATTTTTATCAACCGCAAATGGACTTGTGTACACGCACAACTTGTTTACTCCAAAAAGATGGAGTTACATAATGGAGAAGGCACCAGATGACAAGAGACTAAAAGGATCAACTATTCCGTTTCCTTTCAAGTCAGCAATAGGAGAAAGACTAATACTTGGAGATGTTTGTGCTTATGGTGAAGGGGATCTAAACAAAAACAATAAAGAGGGCAAAACAAGTTGGGATAGTTTTAGTTACTGCTTGATGATGGCCCATAATGTTTACAACCATATAAGAGCGGTGCAAATTGCAAATGACTTGAATGACATTGAGATGATCAAACATAAACCACAGGTAAAACACTGGAGAAAGACTAAGGATTCGGACAACACAGATGAACCAAGTGACTTTGTTCCACGAAATATTTTATATTTCAACACACTTGTGGAAGAAGTGTTCACAAGTGAAAAGCCAATGGATGTAATAAACAATGCCAGTAGTTTCCTTGCTGACATACGTGGCACTAGATGGGCAAGGGCCACAGGCGGTGGAAAAGGCAAAAACAACTTTAGCAGTCTATTCGAATAGGAGGATAAAATGGTAAAAGTTAAAAACAAGAAACTAAAAAAATTATTGTATGAAAAGAATTGGTTAGATAAAAAAGTTGCCGAACTAACCAAAGATCGGAAAAAAGATAGAAGTTGGGACGCCAAAGCAACTTTGGTAAGATTAAAAAAACAAAAACTGAGATTGAAGGAAGAAATAACAAGACTAGCAAACAAATTGGGCAGTTTAACAAAACTAAAGTAAATTGACAAAATGTTTTTCTATGTTATAATAGGCTTATGTTAAGAGATTATTCTACAGGCTTCAAAGAAGATGTGAATGTTTTTTCAGGTATTGAAATAGAACACACTCCGGCATATGGTAAACAAACACTTTTCCTTGCACGTAACGATCTTACTTTTGATCAAATACAAAGTTTGGCCGTGGCCGCTGATGCAGAAGCAATATACTATGGAGCAAATAGGTCCTATATGCACAGTCACGCGATGCAGTTGGCTCAAATACATCAATTGTTAGACAGAGGATACTGGGTAACTGTTGATTACCCATTTGAATTACATCAATTGGTTGCCAAGAAGTTTAGCACGTGCTGGAGAAAGGAAAGATTTATTCCATTCTGCTCTATCATATTTCCACACACAGAAGAAGATGACAATTTGTGTTTCAAAGTAGACGATGTAGATTTTAACAAAACAAATCCTGGTGTTTGGAGCATGACTATGAAAGATTTCAAAGACAAAGCAGGATTTACTAAATGGGAAGAATACAAACAAGATGAACCAATAACAGAGGACAAAATATGGCCAGCACCACAGAAAGCGTAATTGATCAGATGTATAACATACCTGAGCAACAACAAGAACAAGCATTGAAAGAAAAAGCCGGAAAGGCGGCAAAAATGATATGGGTGACCTTTCAAAAAGAAGGTATGCACAAATACCCTGCGGCACTAGATGATCCAAAATTAAAGACAGGAGATGAGTACGATGTTAGTTTCTTAGGATATCCACACAGACACATATTTCATTTCAAAGTGGCAATAGAAGTATTCCACGATGACAGAGACATTGAATTTATACAGTTTAAAAGATGGCTCCTTAATTTGTACAAGGACGGCACTATACAAAGCGACTTTAAAAGTTGTGAAATGATGAGTGATGACCTATACATTGCAATCACAAAAAAATATCCAGGTAGACGCATAGAAATAGATGTATCAGAAGATGGTGAAAACGGATCACACGCAGTATATGAAAGAACTTAAGATAAAAGAAAAGAGAGCAACTACTAGGAAAGGATATCTACCGATAGGTGGTGGTGGACTAAATGCCAGTTACACATTTGTAGATGCAGTAGCCAACGTATGTTCCACAATGGGTAACATGGGTCTTGTGTACGGCAAGGATTATTTCTGGGCGTATCACGGCTACGACGATGACATGGATGATTGTATTACTCTTATGGTGAAGAATGAAAAATACTCAACTGCCTTGCATCTTAAATTAAGAAACGATCATAAAATAAAACACACTAAAGATGGTGATGTAAAACTTGTAAAGGAGACAGTGTAATGAACATACGTGTGATGTTTGAACCTAAACCAGGAGTTAAGTGCAACGTAGATAAAATGTTTCAATACTATGGTGAAAACTATCTAAGTGACTTTCCTGAATTCAAATTTGGTGGATACATTATGTTGAACACACTAGAACACAAGTTCAATGACGCCATCTCCGGAGAGCCGTTTTATCAATTCGTTGCTAGTGACGTTTCAAAGCACACTTTGGATAAAATTACGCATTATGTAAAAGGCAATCCCATGGAGGGATATCATGCCCATGTACATTATTCAGAAAATGGTGAAAACGAAAAGGCCTACTAAAACATATAATTTTGTAGTCCTGTAGATTTTATCTAAATACCGTATGTCAAAAAGACTCCTAGATAAAAACTTTTGTGTTATACCATGGACAGGCTTTGAATTAGAGCCTAATGGGCATGTAAGGAACTGTATTATCAGTAAGGACAAAATAGGCAATATCTACAGAAACAACATCCAAGATATTTTACAAAGTAATACAAAAATAAAAGAAGAAATGCTGAATGGAAAATATCCTTCTAGTTGTGATGGATGTTTTCTACAAGAAAAACACAGGGCAAAAGATTTTGAATCGATTAGCAGTCGTTTGTATTATGCGAAAGAGATAGGACCGTCTATATCAACAACACTATTTGATAGCAAAAACAATTTTGATTTGAAACACGTTGATCTACGTTGGTCCAATGCGTGTAACCAAGCATGTGTTTACTGTCATCCTGACTACAGTAGCAAATGGGCCACTGAACTTAATAAAAAAATTCCACATGATCAAGAACAAATCCAGCAGGTAAAAGAATATGTTTTTAAAAATGTAAAAAATTTAAAAAACGTTTACCTAGCAGGAGGTGAGCCAATGTTAATGAAACCTAATCAAGAGTTTCTTGAACTTCTTTATAAAGAAAATCCAAACGTAAACTTAAGGATCAACACCAACCTCAGCAAAACAAATACTAGAATTTTTGAACAATTGTGTAAGTTTGAAAACGTGCATTGGACCGTTAGTATAGAAACTATAGAAGAAGAATATGAATATGTCAGGTATCATGGAGACTGGACAGCATTTTTAGAAAATTTGAAAGTGATAAAAAAATTACCACATAAAATAAGTTTCAATATGCTTTACTTCATTTTGAATTACAGAAGTCTCTTTGGTTGCGTAAATTACCTACAGAATTTAGGATTTCATAACAACAGTTTTGTGATTGGTCCATTGTTTACTCCGCCGCATTTGAATATTTTGAATTTACCTAAACAAATTTTAAACCAACTTAGAGAATTACTCAAAGAGAAAATTAATGAAAAACCAGGCTTCCTACTTGAAAACAGTTACCAAAATCTACTTCAATATTTGACTGAAACCAAGTTCTATGCTAATATAGATGTAACAAAGAGAGAATTAGAAAAAATGGATAGAAGAAGAAATTTGGACAGCAAAAAAGTGTTTCCTAAACTGTATCAAGAGGTGCTTAATTAATGAAAATATTCTACATGGGCCTTGAACCATACGAAGGCCGATATACTCTGCAGTTGACAGATTGGACTGAACGTGCTTTTAAAAAAGCAGGCGTAGAATATGTGATAGTGCCTGGCACAACAATAGATGATAGTAAAGCAATAGTTACAGGACAAGTTTTAGATGCACATGGTAGAAGTTATTTTGGAATGAGCCAAATGATGAATTTGGTTCAAATGATGAAAGCAGGAGAAGTCACGTCCAAGGACATAATATTTTTTGAAGACATGTTTCAGCCTGGAATGGAGGCTCTGCCTTATATACTTCAGCAAAGTCCAGAAAAATATAGACCTGCAATATACCTAAGATGTTTAGCACAATCAATTGACCCAGATGATTTTGTGCATGTATGGGGTATGAGCAAATGGATGAGTCTCTATGAAGAGATGTGCAACGAGATTCCAAATGTCAATATACTTGCCAGTAACGAAGAGATGGTTGCCAATATGAGAATAGCCAATTGGAAGGCACCTATATACAATATTTCAGGACTAAGTTTTGGAAAAGAAGAAGTGCAATCAAGAGTAGAACAAAAACCATTCATTGAAAGGAAACAAAGAGTCGTATTTGGAGCAAGATGGGATCAAGAAAAACAGCCACAATTTTTTATGGACTTGGTGCAGGCATATAAAAAGAAACATCCAGACACAGAATTTGCAATATGTTCAGGTGGTCCATTAAGGTCCAATAACAAATACTATGTTGATGAAGCAAGATACCTTGCTAAAGAAGGCATACTAACAATACATGAAAACTTGAAAAAAGATGAGTACTATAGCATACTTGCTGACTCAAGAGTTTTATTCAATTGCGCTTTACAGGATTGGACTTCTAACACAGTGAGTGAAGCGGATGCCTTAGGCGCGAATGTATTGTTTCCGGCATACAGGTCTTTCCCGGAAGTTTTTGCAAATGACGAAACAAGAATGTACATACCATGGTCACAAAAGGACGCAATTAAAAAACTAGAAACACTAATGAGCAAACCATCCCCTAGTATGGGTCAAATATCAGATTGGACAGATGGCACAATCGATAGAATGTTAGACATCATGACAGGCAAGGGCGAACAATGGAGAAGAGATGGATCACACTACAGAACACCAGTATCCGAAAAAAAATATTAACAACATAAACAAAGCAGTTCTTGTTGTTGGTGGAGCAGGTTATATTGGATCACATATTAGCAAACATCTTGCAAAAAATGGATATACCCCGGTCATACTCGACAGAAATGTAAAAGATAATTTTATCTCACAAAAATTTAGTGATGTGTATGAAATCAATTTGCCCAGAGACATACATCTGCTTGACGATATTATCAAAAGATACAATATAGATTGCTGTATACATACGGCGGCGTACACGTCCGTAGGCAAATCCGTAAAACAGCCTGATTCATATTATCAAAACAATGTTGTAATGACTCTACAACTTTTAAACAAACTGAAAGAATTAGATGTAAAAAAGTTTATCTTTAGTTCAAGTGCCGCAGTTTATGGAGTGCCCAAGGATGGTGTGTGTTTTGACACTGAAAAAAACTTGGATCCAATCAATCCTTACGGAACAACAAAATTAATCGTTGAGAAAATGCTGAGAGAATACAATACTGCTTATGGTATATCAAGCATTAGTTTTAGATACTTCAATGCCGCCGGCGCTGATAGGGATGGAGACATTGGAGAAATGCATGATCCAGAAACGCACATTATTCCAATTATAATCAAGGCAGGATTTCAGGCGAAAGAATTCAACATGTTTGGCACTGACCATGATACACCAGATGGAACCTGCGTCAGAGATTATATCCATGTTGATGACATCGCAGAAGCACACATAAAAGCAATGGCATTACTCGACAGCAATATTTGTGAAGCAATAAATCTAGGATCCGGGACAGGCTTCAGCAATAAACAAATTGTAGATGAAGTGGCAAAGCACACAGGGGCAATAAAAGTCATTGATGCTCCGAGACGTGCTGGAGATCCACCACAACTTATTGCAGATATAACAAGATCAAAGGAACTATTAAATTGGAAACCAATTCACAGTAGCATTGACAACGTGGTTCGAACTGCTGTACAATGGTATAAGACTATCAATAAAAAGGAAATAAACTAATGGACGAATTAAAAGACAGTTGGGCACCAGTAGGACCGGTAAGCGAAAAAATCAAAAAAAGAATAAAAGAAGCAAAAGCAAGATATCATGCCAATGACAATATTTCCGAATTTATAAAAGAAGGCGAACTTGAACAACTGCAAAATGAGGTCCAAGACAAAATGAAATCATTGCTGAGCAGTCTTGTTATTGACACTGAAAATGATCATAACACACAAGACACTGCAAAACGTGTTGCCAAGATGTGGATAAAGGAAGTATTCGGGGGAAGATATAATCCATTCCCGAGAGTTACAAGTTTTCCAAACATGGGATACAAAAGCATGTACACCTCTGGACCAATATCTATTCGGTCAACATGTGCCCACCACTTCCAAAATATTGTTGGAAATGCTTGGATAGGGATTATTCCAAACGGTGAGGTAATTGGTTTGAGTAAGTTCAATAGAATAGTGCACCATATAGCAGAACGTCCACAGATTCAAGAAGAAATGACAACTCAGATTGCAGAGGCACTCCAAGAGTATGCACATACAAAAAACATAGCGGTGGTTGTAAAAGCAGAACATCACTGTATGACACACAGAGGCGTGAGAGAGCATGAAAGCGACATGACAACAGCAATAATGTTAGGCGCTTTCAAAGAAGACCCTGCAACCAGAGATGAATTTTACAAGATTTGCATGAGCATGAAAGGTCATGGTGGATAAAAAAACAAAAGAAAATTGGGAAACTTTTGAAAGTTGGATTCCAAGTGACTCATACATGTATGGTGGTATGACAGAATCGGTTACGGTACAAGGTGAACTATTTGATCCAGACCAAGAACTTAAAGAAAAATATCCAGCATTGAAGAAAGCCTGGAAACAATATCAAATTATAAAAAAATTATGTGAGGCAAAAGAAAATGAGACTAGATAGTGAACCTAAACTTAATTTTGAAGACGTGTTGTTGAAACCTAAACGTTCTACTCTTTCAAGCAGGAAGGATGTAGATATGACAAGAAAATTTACTTTTAGAAATTCAGGAAAGGTTATGGACTTCCTTCCTATTTTTGCAAGTAACATGGATGGTGTAGGTACTTTTAGCATGGCTAAAGAAATGCAAAAACACAAAATGATGACGGTAATAACAAAGACAACAACAACTGAACAATGGAAAGAAGCAGTGGGTACTGGTTTAAGATTACAAAGTGTGTCAGTATGCACAGGCACAAACAAAATGTTTGATAAAGAAGCGTCCGATTACAGAAACATGCAAGAGGTACTCAAAATGTTTCCTGATGTAAAGATGATTACCATAGACGTGGCAAACGCATATCATCAAAATTTTGTTGACTTTACAAAAATGGTCAGAGAGGAATATCCAGAAAAAGTAATTGTTGCCGGAAACGTTGTCACTCCAGAAATGGTCGAGGAGTTAATTATTAATGGAGCAGACGTAGTAAAAATTGGAATAGGACCTGGATCTGTTTGCACGACTAGAACAATGACAGGGGTAGGGGTTCCACAATTCAGTGCTATCGTGGAGTGTTCAGATGCCGCAAACGGAGTTGGTGGTCATATCATGGCAGACGGTGGTTGTGTTTATCCAGGAGACATAGCAAAAGCATTTGGCGGAGGCGCTCATATGGTAATGATCGGAGGAATGTTAGCAGGTCATGATGAATCTGAACAACCAGTGGTAGATGGTAAGATAGAATTTTATGGAATGAGTTCAGACCGTGCAAGAGAAGTCCATGGAAAAAGGAAAGATGGATATAGAGGAAATGAAGGTAGGTTAATAAGTTTACCATACAGAGGACCTGTCAACAACACATTAGAAGATATTCTGGGTGGAGTTAGAAGTGCCTGTACATATATAGGTGCAAGAAGATTAAAAGATATGGCAAAATGTGCAAGTTTTGTTCAAACTAACAATGTGATTAACAAAGTTTATGAGCAGTACACCAAATAAAAGTTATTTCTCAAATTTACAGATGCGAAACGCATTAGTGCAGATCGAAGATCAAATGGTGCACTCCAATTGGATGCCTGACCTAATAATGGGCATAAATCGAGGTGGATGCATTCCTGGTGTTTATCTCAGCCATAGACTAAAGAAAGAACACTTGGTATTAGATATCAGATTACGAGATCATAAAGCGACTCCGGATCTGTCAGTGTTAACAAAGCAGTACGCTTTCCAAAGAAAAATTTTGATCATAGATGACATCAATGATACCGGTGCCACTTTCAAATACATAGAAGAGAATTTTGGTAGACCTGACAGAGTTAAATTTGCCGCATTAATTAATAACCAACCAAGCGAAGTAACAGTTGATTACCATGGATACCAAATAGATAAATCAAAAGATCCTGCCTGGATTGTTTTTCCATGGGAAGAGTGGCAAAAGTAAACTAAAGAGTGTATAGACACTTATCCATTATTATTGTATAATTTTTAGATGTTAACAAAGGAGATAACATGTTAGAAAAACTCTTTGGTTTGACAAAAGCCGGGACTTCAGTGAAAACTGAAATCATGGCCGGAGTCGCCACTTTCCTAACAATGGCTTATATCACGGTAGTAAATCCTGCAATCTTAAGTACTGAAGGTTCGGGAATGGATTTTGGCGCTGTATTCACAGCGACAATTATTGCCGCTGTAATAGGAACATTGATAATGGGACTATGGGCCAATTGGCCGATAGCACTTGCACCAGGTATGGGACTAAATGCGTTCTTTACATTTGGTGTAATATTTGGAATGGGTTATACATTTTCTCAGGCCTTGGCCGCTGTATTTGTGGCAGGGGTAGTGTTTATCGTTTTGTCGGTGACACCAGCGAGAAAATATATTATCAACTCTATTCCAAAAAGTATGAAACTAGGCGTTGGAGCCGGTATAGGATTATTCCTTGCCATCATAGGTTTTAAGAACGCTGGTATTGTAGTGGATCATCCTGCTACATTAGTTGGACTTGGTGATATTTCAAGTTGGCCTGTTTTATTAGCAGGCGCAGGTTTTGCCACAATGGCAATACTTGATAGAAGAAAGATCCCAGGTGCAATAATAATTGGAATCTTAGCAGTCTCAGTGATTGCTTGGGTCTTTGGTATATCTGATCTAAAAGGTGTAGCCGGTGCTATTCCAAGTCCTGCACATGCGTTCAGTTTAGACTTTAGTCTAATTGCTACTGCAGGTTTCATTGGTACTGCGTTTGCATTCTTGTTTGTGGACTTTATGGACACAGCAGGAACTTTGACTTCAGTTGCTAACCTTACTGGTAAAGTAAACAAAAGCGGCGAAGTGGAAGGCATTGACAGAGCATTGCTATCTGATTCGGTAGCAACAACTGTTGGAGCACTTGCAGGTACTTCTAACACTACTTCTTACATAGAAAGTGGTGCTGGAGTAAAAGAAGGCGGTAGAACAGGTTTGACAGCGGTAACAGTGGCGGTGCTATTTTTAGCCTGCTTATTCTTTGCCCCGCTGGCACAGAGTATACCTAAGTTCGCCACTGCACCAGCACTTATATTCATTGCAACCTACTTCTTGAGAAACCTCAAGGACATCGATTGGGATGATGTGAGTGAGTATGCACCTGCCGTATTAGCGGCGGTGATCATGCCATTAACTTTCAGTATTGCCTATGGTATTGCGATAGGTTTTATTGCTTATGTTGTAATCAAAGCATTAAGCGGTAAACAATCACAATTGAACAAAGGTAGTATTGCAATAGCGGCAGTAAGTTTAGTTTACTTCGCTGTATAATCATTAGGGGGACTTTTTGTCCCCCCATTGACAAATCTTCTAAATACTTCATATGCATTACCTAATATTGACTCCGGATGGTGTTGGATCAACAATACTACAAAGATTACTGACTGTAAGTTTACATTTACAAAATAAAAAAGTAGTAAACACACACGAACTAACTAACGGATTGGAACTTACAAAAAGCCTTGTGAGGAAAAACCCTAGCATAGGTTATAAACAATCTTTAAAAGAGATTGAAAGTCTTTTGCAAAAAAATGATGAAGAAACAAGACTTGTTAGCAGATTAGCAAAATATCATATAGATAAAAGACAAGACAACTCTGCTGATCAATATGAATTTTATAATTTTTTGAACAATTTTTTCCACACGAAAATTATGTGTGTGAGGAAAAATATTTTCGAATATGCAATGAGTTGGAGTATTAGGAAAAAATCAGGTGTACTCAATGTATATAATAAAAAAGACAAGGAAAAAGTTTTACAAGTTACAGATGTAGATGAAGAATATTTTTTAAAAAAATGTATGGATTACGTAAACTATGTTAAATGGATTGAAAAGTATTTTAAAAATGTCAAGGTAATTTCCTATGAAGACATGCTAATCGAAAGTGATAAGGTTATTGCGGAACTTACTAATAACAACAAAACTTTTGAAAGCAATTTTGGAGTAACATGCAGTAATATCATTAAAAAAGAATATGAACTTTTCAATTTTCTATCTAACAAAAATTTAAAACACAATATTAGCAGGAAAGAGCAAAAAGCAATACTATTATATAAAAAAGTTGGTAATGAATTAATTAAAAAAAATATCATACATTCGTTACCAATTAAGAACACAACATTGACTGATAAACAGAAACAGATAAAAAATTTTCAAACATGTCTAAACAAATTTTACAAATTTGCTAAAAACCATAACTGGATAGATCAAAGCAATGCAACTTATGATTTTTGGAATAAAACGCACATATGCTGAAAATACAGAATAAAATAAACTTAAATCAAAAAACAAGCGGTATGGACACTTACAAATGGTGCCGTAATAAAAATTATTTCAAAAACTATAAAAAAGAAATTTCATACTCGTATAACAGTAAAGGTTTCAGAGATAAAGAATGGCCTAAAGATTTATCAGAGGCGATTTGGTGTGTTGGAGATAGTTTCACAGTGGGTATGGGACAGCCTTTCAATGAAACTTGGCCACAGTTATTGGAAAGAGCCACTGGTAAGAGATGTATAAATGTTGCTGAAGATGGATGTAGTAATGATGTTATATCCAAAAGGATCAAAAAAATCCATCAACTTTACAAGCCTAAATGGATTGTGGTAATGTGGTCTTACCTGCACAGAAGACAGGACAAACATTATGACAAAACAGATTTTGGTTTAAAAGAAGACTTAAAAAATTTTAAAAAAAATTATGACATCGCACAATTATGCAACTCAAATATCATACATCTTTTAATTCCAGATGCTATTATTGAAAACACCAAAAGACAAAAATATTTTTTTAAGAAACACGGTGTAAAAAACATACATTGTTTTAGTCAAATAGATTACGGAAGAGATTACCAGCATTTTGGTTTAAAAACAAGTAAAAAAATATGTTCTTTAATTGTAAAAAAAATAAAAGACTTTGACAAAAGACCTAAATAATAATATAATAATACTATGGCAAAAAAACAAGCAAAAGGATTATCACTTAGGATTTCACTCGATGAATACGAGGCCTTGCGAGAACAAGCAAAAATAAATGACAAGGTAATAACAGATCCAGATTTAATAAACACGATTGATAAAATCGAAGAACTAGTAGCAAAATTAAGAAAGCGTATTGTTAGAAAGGATATCTACGAAGCATGAGTAATATAGCAGGAAAAATTTGGGGCCAAACAGAATTAATACACAAAAATGGTGTTCTAGAATTCCACAGGATAGACTATAAAGCAGGATACAAATGTTCTGAACACGAACACAAATATAAATGGAATGGATTCTTTGTTGAATCAGGGAAAATGCTTGTAAGAGTATGGCAAGACGATCAAGGTCTTGTAGATGAAACAATTTTGAATGCAGGAGACTTCACACAGGTTAAGCCAGGTAAAGTGCATCAGTTTGAAGGACTTGAAGATGGTGTTGCTTTTGAACTGTATTGGGCAGAGTTCAACCACGATGACATTGTGAGAAGGACTTCAGGCACAGTTGTTGATAACAAGGTTGTTAGACTAGATACAAAAAAATCTAAGAAATAATGACCGAAGAAGAGTACTTGCAAACTTTTGTTCGAGAATACAAAGAAGAAATCGAATCAGAAAAAGAAAAAGCACGTCAAGAAAAAATAAGGCAAGGTAAATTTACCATTGAAGAAATACTACAAGCGATAGATGAAATTTATAGTTCTTAATAGACAAAATTTACATAATCGTGTATAATAGTACAAATGGACAAACTAAGATATTCGGAAATATTTTATAGTGTGCAAGGAGAAGGGCGTTTTGTTGGTGTGCCCAGTGTGTTCTTTAGGGTGTTTGGCTGTAACTTCAACTGCCATGGTTTTGGACAAGGCAGAGATGAATCAAAGTGGTTAAAGCCGGAAGAGATGCCATACATGACACAAGACTTGTCACACGTGAATCATGTGAGAGATTTGCCTGTGGTGGAGATAGGTTGTGATGCAAGTGCCAGTTGGAGTTCGAGATACAAACACTTGGTTGCTTGGGAATCGATCGACGACATCGCGAAAAAAATTACTGCGTACACGCCGAACAAAAAATGGACAAATGACAACGGCACAGACATACACTTTATCATCACTGGCGGTGAGCCAATGTTGTGGCAAAGAGAAACGCAGATACTTCTAAGACAAAAAGAATTCAACAGTTTAAAAAACTTGACTATAGAAACAAACTGCACACAACCGTTCAAAGCAGGTTTCGATAAATTTTTACAAGGACTAGTAGCAGGAGATTATACCAAAGAACCAGTACACATCACTTGGTCAACTTCGCCAAAATTATCAATATCGGGAGAAGACTGGGATAAAGCAATAAAGCCTGAGGTTGCCAAACAATATTTTGATATACCCAACAGTCATTTGTATTTCAAGTTCGTAGTCCAGGATGAACAGGATCTAGCAGAGGTTGATAAGGCACGAGAAGAGTATAGCAAAGCAGGAGTTGATGCAGACATCTACTTAATGGCTGTAGGAGCAACTCAAGAAGGGCAGGCAAAAACAGCAAAGCAGGTGGCAGATGTGGCAATGAAGAATGGATACAAGTATTCTCCAAGACTGCATGTTGATTTATTTGGTAATAAGTGGGGCACATAAAAACTTGAACATTGCTTTAAAATAAGATATAATACTATTATGAAAGTTAAAAAAACAAAAAACACAAAAGCAAAGGCTAAGACCAAAGGAAAGAAAAGCGAAGATCCAATGGTCAAGGTTATCAAACTTCATGTGCAACCAGAAAATCCAAGGAATGGATTTTTTGAACTTGACTGGAATGATGAATTTGTTAACATGCTAAGACAGAGTGGTTATCAGGGAGAGTCACAGGAAGAAGTTGTTGATCGTTGGTTTCAAACACTTTGCAGAACAGTTGGCAACGAACAAGGACTAGATGTGACTGGTGCTGGATATGTACAAATCAATAGAAGAGACGACGGCAAAACTGAAGTCTCTTAATTTTGTTTTAATTTTTGAAAGTAAAAAAACTAAAAACAAAATAAACATTCAATTCAATAACAAGACTATTTCAAGTCGCACAGACATAAGCATCACAGACATAGGGCAAAAAGTTAATCTCAAATTCAGTGGATTCGTGCCTAATGATCCAGAACAAAAAATTTTATGTTTTTTGTTATACCAGAATAGAATTTTATCCATCAAAAACATAGCAAATTTTTCGGTACAAGGTAATCAGTATGTTGAAGATAAAATACTTTATGACTGTGACCAAATAAATTTTAACGGAACCTTAACAATTACTTTCACAAAGCACTGGATAGAACACAATATTTTAAATGGCGCATATCTTGAAAATTTTGTAAATTGGGAATATCCTAAATTTACAGATGAAAAAGTCTTTTGCTTTGGAGACAGTTGGACAGCAGGACACGGAGTTGGAGCAGATGAGACATGGCCAAGCATACTTGATGCAAAGTCTTTTAATTTTGGATCAAAGGGACTAAGCCATGATGGGATATGTAAAAATGTTGCCTACGTACTGAAGAAAAGCAGACACGTTGACACAGTAATATGTTTATTTCCAGGTGCCACCAGGAAATTGTTAACATTTGAATGCCTTGACAAAAAAGGACATATACCTATCGGTATGCAGACCCCATGGGAACTGCCAACTGAATATCGTGATTATGTAGCGGAGGCAAGGAAATTGATTATGGATAAAGAATATATTACAAATGACTGGATAGAATCTGTAGAAAAAGTTTCAGAGATGTGCAAAGACCAAAATGTGAAATGTTGGATATCGACTTGGTCAGATGAGTTACATAACTTTATTCCTGCTGAAAATAAATTACCAAGTTTTCCAAGTTTAGATACTTTCATGGATAGGGCAAAAGATGGTAAACATCCACACAAAAAACACTACGATCTGTTTGTAAAACTTATAAAACCATACATAGACAAAAATTAAGACCTATGTTATAATATGGTATGACACACATACTTGTAGATACGGCTAATACTTTTTTCAGAGCAAGACACGTTATCAGAGGTGATACATCGGAAAAAATTGGTATGGCCATTCATATCACCATGAACTCAATTAAGAAAGCGTGGGCAGACTTTGATGGTACACATTTAGTTTTTTGTTTGGAGGGGAGATCTTGGCGTAAGGATCATTATGCTCCTTACAAAAGAAATAGGAAGGACGCCATTGAAGCAATGAGTCCGCTAGAAAAAGAAGAAAATGAAGTGTTTTGGGAGTGCTATGATGACTTTGTAAAATTTCTAAAAGAAAAGACAAACGCAACAGTTTTACAAAATCCCCGAGCAGAAGCAGATGATTTGATAGCAAGATGGATTGATAGACATCCTGAACAAAAACACGTAATATTGAGCACAGATAAGGATCTAAACCAGTTAGTAAATTCAAGAGTGAAGCAATATAATGGTGTTACAGAACAAACAATCACCCATGAGGGATGGTTCGACAAAAAAGGAAATCCTGTCATAGATAAAAAAACTAAGGAAGTCAAGAAAGCACCTGACCCTGAATGGATTTTATTTGAAAAATCTATGAGAGGTGATCCAAGTGATAATATTTTTAGTGCATATCCAGGTGTGCGAACAAAGGGCACAAAAAATAAAATTGGCTTACTAGAAGCATTTGCTGACAGGAATGCAAAAGGCTACACGTGGAATAACCTCATGTTAAGTAAATGGGTAGATGCTGAAGGAAAAGAACATAGGGTACTCGACGACTACGAACGAAACAAACTTTTAGTAGATCTACATGCCCAGCCTACGCCGATAATAGAAGAACTTGACCAAACTATCGATCAGGCAAAGGCAGAAAACAAAAATATAAGCCAAGTAGGAATAAGATTTATGAAATTTTGTGGCAAGTATGATCTACAAAGAATATCTGAACAAGCACAGTTATACGTAGAACCATTTAATGCGAGACTAATATGAATGTAGGTTTCATAGGGTTGGGCACAGTTGGCGCCTGCATAGCCAAGGCATTACTTAGACGTGGATACGAATTAACAGTTTTTAATAGGACAGTTTCAAAAGCAAAAAAATTTGCTAAGAAACATTACTGCAATTTCGTCTACACTATCGAAGAACTTTGCTGTGCAGAGAAAATTATTTTTATATGTGTTGATACTGAGGAGTCTGTAAAACAAATTTCTTCTGAATTAAAAAAGCATCTTAAACCAAAATCTATAGTTATAGATCATAGCACAATTAATTTTGAGATTTCAAAACGATTACACGCCGACTTTAAAAAGCATAAAATTAGTTTTTTAGATGCTCCTGTGACTGGCGGAGAAGAAGGCGCTGGAAAACAGATTGGCGGAGTAATGGTTGGTGGGGACAGAAAAACATTTAAAGCAGTTGAGGAAATGATTAGATCCTATTCTAAGACCGTTGAATATATGGGACCATCTGGACAAGGACAATTAACCAAGATTGCAAATCAGATATGTAGTTTTAACACAAAACAAGGAATATTTGAAGCATTGGACTTTGCAAATAGATGTAAGTTGGATAGGCAGAAACTTATAAAAATATTGCTAAGTGGCTCAGCACAAAGCCTGCAATTACGTAAAAATAAAAAATTCATTCAAAAGAAAGTTTTTGAAAAATTAAGGCCACACGCACGAAAAGAAATTGGTATTACAATAAAAAATGCAAATAAGAAAAAAATACGGTTGCTATGCACAGAACAAATTGCTAAAATAATAAAAACATGACAATAAATGCAAAAACATTAGTAAAAGATAAATTTTGGATACTTGAGGAGAATGGTAGTAAACTTGGCACTCTACAGAAAAAAGATGGTAATGGATGGATCTTTTTAAGTAAGCAAGACCAAAGGCAAGTTTTCCATACGCCGGAGAGCCTTAGAGAAAAATTTGGTATTGATATCTTTACAGTAGAACCAAAAATTGAAGAACCAGTTGAGCAAGAACAAAACTTGTTTGTACATGGTTATCCAGTTTCACAGAAGCCTTTCAATCCAATGTTCGATGTGCAGAAACAATTGCCAATTTATTCAAAGACACAAAAAAGTAAAAGTTTGTTTTGCGCAGGATACTACATCATTTGCTTTGAAAAAGGCTGGAGGAAGGCCTACTGTCCGAAACTAATTACTTTACAACGTTATCCTTATAAAGGACCTATGAAAACAAAACTAGAAATGCAACAAATATTAAACAATGCAATCAAAGAACAAAATACAAACACGTCCAATTGAAGATTTTATTGGACAAGTGAGAACTGCTAAAAGCGGACAACAGAAACAAATCACTTTGCCTATTAAAGAAGCAGAAAAACTTGCTGACAGTCTTGCCCAGACAATGACTAGACTAGCAGGAATCCAAGAAGAAATAATTGAAGCATATAAATCTGTCCAGCAGACACAGAACGTCAACGTCGAAATGGATGGTGGCAATTTTAAAAGTGAAAAATAATATCCAAATCGTATTACACAAAGGTGGTTTTGCAGGAGATTTAGTCACTGCATTGTACGACCAAACTGCCCTACTTAATTTAAACAGCACTGGAAAAATTAGTCTACGTCCTGAAAGAACACTGTTGCAACAAGAAAATCAATTGTCACTAGATGAAAAAAACAGTTTACTTGAACAACAAAAAGTTCTAAGTGTGTGTGATCCTGAGTTCAGTTTGTTACATCAGAAAGGCACATTGTTTTTGTACAGCAGTGATAAGAAAATGACAGATTTCTTTTGCCATAGGTTTGCAAAACACAATCCAGAATACTTTAAATCAGTCACAATAAGTGAATACTCAGACGAACATGACAAATGGAGAGACTTCTGGATTAATAAGTTTACCCACAAGTTGGATATGTCTAAGATTTTTGAAGATTATTTTCTAGATAATATGCCCTTTATGTCAAAAGATGACACCAAAGTTACTTTATTTGAAAATTGGAAAAAGTTAAACAGCATTCTCCAGTAATTTTTTTACTCCAAAAAGTTCTGCCCTATCAATGCTAAATGCGGCATGTATTATATTACTAGGCCTTAATTTCAACTCCTTGCAAATTGTATCATACTTAGATTTGAATTTAGTAATTAAATGGTCAAGTTCAAAATTATCTAGATAAAGACAACCTATTTGGTATGAAATTTTTGGGATCATACCAGATTTATTCATAATTGATATACTGTCTTTGTTATCAGTCTGCTTACTCCACCTTACTCCGATCCTGTTCCAACCCATGCAATATGCTTTACTAAGGCTCATTGCTATTGACTTTATACAATCATATGACACGTTGTAAGTCACATTGAATGAAGCAGGAAGCCATGAACCATCTAAATGAACTTCTACTCCTAGTGCTTGACACTTGTTCATAATTTCAGCAAATTGCTTGTGTGGACCCAGGTGACCAGGAAATGGCATGGCCATTAAAAGTGGCTTGTCTGCACTAAGGGTATCAATGTTTGTATACGTTATATCAGGTTTAAGCCTTTTGTAGTAGTTGTAGTCGTGTTCAAATATCTGTAAATTTTCTATGTTATACTTTAACAACAGGTTATCGATAAAATGATGACATCCAATAATTAGATCTTTATGATCAAACTTGTCAAGTCCTTGTATTTCCACAGATTTGTATTGCTTGATTCTCGCTTGAAATTTTTCTATAAAGTCATTCTTGGTATAATGTCCTATTTGTTTATGAGATATCTGCTTCGCAAGTTCATCAAACTCTTTACAGTTTAAATTAGGTAAATGAAATGGTGTTAGTAAATCTTTATTCAACATAGGTATGGATTACGAAACATTCTTTCGTTTTAAAATTGTTAAAATGACTACTACAATGGTCCAGTTCGCTTTTCCACCATATCATATCTAGCGGACTCCAATTAATAATTTCATCAATTTGCTTGTTTTCGAGTTGGACTGGCTGGCAATGACTTAGATGCTTCTTCCTATCTTGTTCAGAAACACTACTTGTGTCACTTCTAAAAAATACTGTAGATGCTAGGCTACAATTTTCAGGCCTGTTATCTACCGAAACAGGTATCAAACAACTTACAAAAGGTCTTCCTGTGGCATTGTTGGGCAAAGGTTTTAGGTCCGTGTGTATTGCGAAGGGTTTGGTAAAACTAGAATAGAAAGCAAAGATAAGTTTCATATCCTCCTCAAAATAAGTTTGTATCTTTGAAAAGAAAAATTTTTTGAACCAAAGGTACGATGCTGTGTTGTTTATATCAATACCATAGCACTTGTCACCAAGGTTACTCAATGTCGGTGTGTTTTTTAAAAAAATGTTTTTGAAATCATCTGCTTCTTTTTTGGTTAGAACATTTTTGATTTTGTTGAAATTTTGCATACTTGTATGTCTAATTATACACTAAAAACTGCCCAGCCAAAATATATTGCATACAATTTTTGGTAAATACTGTCACAATTATGAGCAGACCAAAACCCACAGTGCTGTTGTCAGTCAGCAATAAAGATACCTACAAGCAGGAAGAAGTTCTAGCGGCAGAAGGCATATGGGCAGTTTTCTATGACGGCAAGCCAATTAATCTTAAATCAAGCAGTTTGGTCTCTAACTATCCTGGCCCAAAATATAAGAAAGTATCTTTCAGTAATCCAGGACACGCTGAAAACTTAGCAAAAAAACTAAACACACAACACAAGACAGACAAGTTCGCTGTATTCCTTTTAAAATCAGGCACCAAATTTACAAGATAATTAAGTGTATGGACACTAAAACTGCCTACACTCGCACCTTTATGGGCCTATTGGAACAGCCGATCCATGATGAAAGCGTCAAGACGAACTATTACACTTGGTGGCAAAATGTTCGTGAAAGTTACCAGGCGAGAAGTCTTAGACTTACTAAAATTGGACTAGAAACAGTAGTAAAACTTGATATAAAAACTTACGAAATAAAGTTTCCAGATAAGATTATATTCACGCCACAAACATACCTTTGGTTGGATGAATTTGTGGATTGTCCTTATTTTGTAGACAAAAAGAAGATAATAGTCACAATGGAAAAAATGGCATTGCAACTAATGATGTTTGCTGGAGATGTAACAAAATATGGCCTTGCACGAGCCATGAGTAAAATAGATGAACAAAAAAATCACTAATTTGTTATAATGCACAATATAGTTTTAGTACAGACACACGACTTGATTGTAAATCGCTACTTGCCACTTGCTGTAAGCAATATTTGGCTCTATGCTCAAAAGAGTGAAAAAGTAAAACAGAATTATTGTGTCCGTGATGTGGTTATTGATAAAGTGGATACAGAAAAATATGTCGCAGACATGGAGTTTACACCAGATATATTTGCATTCAGCGTGTATGTTTGGAACTGGAAACACACAAAAGAATTTGCGCAGTCAATAAAGAAACGTTTTCCCGCCTGTAAAATAATAGTGGGAGGACCGCAGATTCCAAAAAACGATAAAGATTTTTTTAAAGTTAATCATTTCTTTGATATTGCAGTGCTTGGCGAAGGTGAGATAGCATTCAGGCATATATTAGAAAATCACTGCGAACCTTTAGAGCATCCAAATGTTTTCTATAAAGGCATGCCATTGCCAAACAGCATAGACAGGGTAGAGAAACTAGATGACATTCCATCTCCTATACTTTCTGGATTCTATGATGGCATAATTGAAAAATATAATAAGAAATATAAAGATGTAAAATGGGGTGTGATTTATGAAACTATGCGAGGCTGTCCGTACCATTGTGCGTTTTGTGATATTGGTGATTCATACTACAACAAAGCCAAGCAGTTTCACATTTCAAGAGTTTACAAAGAAATAGACTGGATGAGTAAAAACAAGATAGAGTACGTTTCAGTGGCAGACTCGAACTGGGGCATATTTGAACGCGACCTTGATATATCCAAATATGTGATATACAATAAATTGACTCATGGTTACCCCAAGCATTGGGACGTCTCATTTGCCAAGAACAATTACGAAAGAGTATTCAAGATAGCACTCCACGACAAACTGAAGGACAGTAAAATTTTCAAGGGTGTAACATTTGCATATCAGAGCACCGACGTTGATGTGTTGAAGGCTATTGACCGATTCAACATAGATGCCAAAAAATCCAAAGAGATGATGGACAAGTTTGCTAAAAATGAGATAGCCATGTATTCTGAACTTGTGTTCCCACTACCAATGGATACAATAGACACGTTGAAAAACAGCATAGAAGATGTGATCAAGTACGGACAGAAAGGTTTCCTAATGGTCCACCCCACAGCAGTAACACCAAACGCCAGTTTAAACAATAAAGAAACTAAAGAAAAACATGGGATAAATGTTAGGACCATAGGGGTAGACACATTTGGTATAATCAGTGACAATGGAAAAGACTATGATGATAATCATGAAATGATAGTGTCAACAAACACTCTATCGGAATCCGAACATGTTGTCGCGTACTGTTTTGCATGGGCGATGATAACCATGTACTACTACGGTTGGGCACATCATATAATCGAATATCTGGTGAAGAAGACACAAAAAAAATATACGGAAATTGTGCAAGATATCATAGACCATGCGTTGAAAGACAAAAACAATATCTTCTACAAAGAATATATGGAGACAAAAAAACACATTACAAAAGTTTTGAAAAATAAAACCGGATGGAATAGAGATACATTTAAGGATGGCAATCTAATGCTAGAGCCAAAGGCCGCTAGTTCATCAATTTTTCTAAGTGAAAAACAAGATCTCTTCAACTTTCTTGAGTCATTCCTTATAGATTTTGGTATTCCTGAAACAACCACTAAACAATTAATAACTTTTAGTGAAAATGCTTGTTTTGATTTTAGGAAAACTTACCCAATAAAACAAAAATTTGAAAGTCAGTTGTTAAAAGATCTGTGTGGTTTACAAACAGATGTTGTTATATTTGACCATTATGATATGGAGACAGAATTTACCATGGAAGAATTTTGTAGAAAAGCATATCATTGGCAGAGAAAAAACACATATTGGAAGTGTGCCATCACAAAAAGTCAATAAAATAGCGATTTTTTATCCACAATTACCAGGTTGACGTATAACACATTTCTGCTATAATGGTATTATAAACATTTTAACAGGAGTGTACAAAATGCCAAGAAACAAAAAAAATACAGAACAAGCAGTTGGTTCTCAAAATAGAACTGTTACGCCAAACGAGGCTAAAAATGCATTAACACATTGTATTCAATTACAAAGACCAATAATGATGTGGGGAGCACCAGGTATTGGTAAATCAGACATTGTTAAACAGATTGCAGAAACACAAAACCGAGAAGTTATTGATATAAGACTTCCGCTATGGGAACCCACTGACATCAAGGGTATTCCTTACTATAATTCAAAAGACAACAACATGGTTTGGGCAAGTCCGGCCGAACTACCTACTGATGAGAAATCTACAGCGATAGTATTCTTAGACGAATTAAATTCGGCGGCACCTGCGGTACAGGCGGCGGCATATCAGTTAATACTAAACAGAAGAGTAGGACAATATGTACTTCCGGCCGGGGTAGCAATAGTTGCCGCTGGTAATAGAGAAAGTGACAAAGGAGTCACTTACAGAATGCCTGCTCCGCTGGCAAACAGATTTGTACACATTGAACTTAGAGTAGATTATGAGGACTGGTTGCAATGGGCAACTAATCATAAAATTCATGCAGATGTAGTAGGATATTGCACATTTGCAAAACAGGATCTATACGACTTTGACCCAAGAGGATCAAGTAGATCTTTTGCGACTCCAAGATCATGGAGTTTTGTTTCTCAACTTCTATCAGATGACCTGCCAGAAAGTACGCTCACTGACCTCGTAGCAGGTTGCGTAGGAGAGGGATTGGCCGTTAAGTTTATGAATCATCGTAAAATTAGCGGTCAACTTCCAAACCCATCTGACATACTGAGCGGTAAAGTTAAAGACCTAAAGACGAAAGAAATATCAGCAATGTATTCTTTGACTGTTTCTCTGTGCTACGAACTACAACAGGCACACGAAAAGAAAACAAAGAATTGGAACGAACAGGCAGATAGATTCTTCCACTACATGATGGACAACTTTGAAACTGAGTTGGTTGTTATGGGTGCGAAGATAGCCTTAACAAATTACAAACTTCCGTTCGATCCTAGCAAGTTAAAATCATTTGATAGGTTCCATAAGAAGTTTGGCAAATATGTCATAACTGCTATGGAGTCTAAATAATGTCTGATCAACCAATCATAGACAAATTAGTCACAGCAAGGATAGGTCTACTACTAAAACATCCTTTTTTTGGCAACCTTGCAACTAGGTTAAAATTAGTCAATGCTGACGACTGGTGTCCTACAGCGGCCACTGATGGTAGACACTTCTTTTACAACACAAAGTTTATTGATTCACTTACTCCAAAAGAATCAGAATTTTTATTTGGACACGAAGTCCTACACAATGTTTTTGAACATATGCTTTTAAGGATCGGGGACAGAGATCCAATGCTATGGAACATTGCGGCCGATTATGCAGTAAATCAAATTTTAGTTGATGGACAAATTGGTGAGATGCCAAAGGACGGAAAAGGCAAAGATAAAGGATTTCAGGACGACAAATATAAGGATTGGAACGCCGAAAGAATTTATGACGACATTTATAAGCAGGCCAAAAAGAACGGAAAAAAAATGTTAGACAAAATGGGAGAACTTATTGACGATCACCAGGAATGGGGCAAAGATGGAGCCAACGGTAATGAAAAACAAAAAGGAAAGAAAGCGACTGGTAGACCTGTTTACAGCAAAGAAGAGTTGAAAAAAATTAAGGACGAAATAAAAGAAGCAATGGTAAGTGCGGCACAGTCAACTGGTGCTGGTAGTCTTCCTGGTGCGATTCAGAGAATGATAAAGGATCTCCTAGAGCCTAAAATGGACTGGAGAGAAATATTACAACAACAGATAATGAGCACGATCAAGAGCGACTACACTTGGATGAGGCCAAGTAGAAAGAGTTGGCATACTTCTGCTGTACTACCAGGACAAAACAACGATGAAATGATTGATATTTGTTTAGCCTTAGACGCCTCTGGATCAATAACTGATCATCAATGTAAGATATTTTTATCAGAAGTCAAAAGCATAATGGACCAGTACAAAGACTTTAGAATACACCTTTGGAGTTTTGATACCGATGTATTCAATGCAAAAATATTTACTCCAGACAATGCCGATGAATTACTTGAATACAAACTTGGCAATGGAGGAGGAACCGAATTTGAATGCAATTGGGAGTATATGAAGAACAATGGCATAGAGCCTAAAAAATTTGTGATGTTCACAGACGGTTGGCCTTTCGATAGTTGGGGCGACCCGCACTATTGCGATACAATATTCCTAATAAACAATCCGTATGAAAGAAACATAAAAGCACCGTTTGGAATGACAGTCACATATGAGGATTAATAGTAAAAACTTTTTCGACAGGAAACTTGAAAATGTGCCACCGCACTTTACCAAATTTTCCAAATGGTTTAGTGATTATGAATTACTAAATGTTGATCGTTGGATACATGAAAATTGTGCTGGGAGATACTGTTTGGTCAAAACGGTAGAATGGGATAGGAATGCCTGGAGGGCCATGACAACAGTTGGTTTCGAGGAACCTGGCGACATGACATTGTTCGCATTAAGCGGTCTAGCAACTAAAAAATAATTACCAAATTACATCCACTTATTGTCTACCAAAAGATTGACTCTGCTAATTAAGTTTAGTATAATTGTTTATAAGGAGAACAAATTTAATGAATACTAAAACTAAAAAAGAAGCAGATGTAAAAATGGAACAACCTACTACATCGGCACCACAGCAACCGGCAGGAAATGACTTGTCTATTGCTGACCTAAAAAACTTAGCAACAATTATAGATGTAGCATCAACTCGTGGAGCATTTAGAGCCAACGAAATGGCAACAGTTGGAGCCATGTATAATAAACTTCAAGCATTCTTGGTTAAGGTGACACCACCTCAAGCGCCTGCTGGAGACTTAACATCAGCGGCCGCACCAGCGACTGCTAAAAAATAAGGAGAACACATGGTACAACAAATGATGCCAATGGACATAGAAGGATCAAATAAAGTAGTAGAAGGCAATAGGAAAAAATTTAAACACATAGGTAGACTAAAAGACAGTGGCGCCAATGTGGCAATTATTTTTAGAACAGTGCCTGATGAACCTAATCATTGTTTAGTAATAGGTCCAAAATTTTTAGATGATACTAATCATAATGCTTTCATGAAAGCACTTGAATCTCAAGAAGGACAAGCATCGTTTGAATTAGGTACCTATCTAAATAGAACTGTTTTTCCTGATGGCACAAACATGTTAGCCTTTTTACACCAAGGAAACTATATCAAAAAAATGCTTACAAAAAATGTTGTTGTGACAATGGGGTCAGGCAACGATGGTGAAGTTTCACTTGATGAGTTGAATAAACTTATTGCAAAAGAACGTGGTGTAAAAGTTTCAGAATTAGCAGTGCAAGATCCAACACCTAACCAGACTGCTGATGCCACAAAAAAGAAAACAACCAAAAAATAAACAAAGTTGGGTACAACTAGCACAAAATTTTGTTGATCAATGGCCCGAAGTGCTTGAAGGCATTGAACTAACCAACATGCCTATCCACTACGTGGATAGTGTGGCCATTATTTTAAAAAACCACATAACAATTACTGTAGATATTAAATCTTGCTTGAAAAAAATGGGCAAGAAACAAACGGCCGCTATGTTAAAAACTTACATTACGAAACATTATAGTAAAATTAAAAACGTTGATCTTAAATTTAATGTAGGAAGATTGAAAACTGACATGACAAGTAAAACTGCATCAATATTGAACAAAACTTTTAAATGATAGATTTCACACAAAAATTTTTAATTTTGACAGCACATCCAGATGACTTGGAAATGTCTTGCGCAGGTACCGTCAAAAAAATCCATGCGAAAGGCGGCAGTGTAACCAACCTAATAATGGTTAGGCCAAATGTTGATGTGAGACCAAATCGAAGTAAGGACAAAGTTTTAGACGAACTAAAGAATAGTTCAAAAATATTAGGACAAAAAGTAGATATCCATGATACACAAATATTTGAAAATGGGCGGCCTAACCTACAACTTACCAACAACTTGATTACCAAACTAGAAAATAAATTTAAAAACTTTGACGTTATTATTAGTCACTGGCACGAAGACTATCATCAAGATCACAAAACTTGTTTTAACATAGCACAGATTTTGGCAAGGAAAAACTTCAAACAGTTTTTATGTTTTGATCAACCTACTTACAACCGTTTCTATAGTAATTTTAACAAAAACATGTATGTAGATATTACTGACTACGTAGATGATAAAAGACAGGCACTAATGTGTTACGATACCTATTTTACAGATGCCGATATTGATGCCATACTAGCATACAACAAATATAACGGATCATTTTTAGGACCTAATAAATTTGCAGAAACTTTTAATATGAGGTACTCGAAAATATGAAGATTTTAATTTTAGGCGGTTACGGATTTATTGGCAGTGCTATAAGCAGTCAATTAATTAAGCAAGGACACCAAGTTGGTGTAGTTGACTGTTTTCATCAGTATTATACTTTTCCAAATTGGGAATATGGACCTGTGTTGGCGCAGAGAAAAGCCATGGCAAATCCAACCAAAGATTACATTGGTAAGATTGAAGATGTTAGTTTTATGGAAAATGTTTTTGATGATTTTAAGCCACAGAGAGTTATACACGTTGCCACGTATCCAAATGCCAAAATGATACCGAGGAATGTTACAGATGCTACAACAAACATGGTTACTGCAACCGCTTATGTGTTAGACCTTTGTGTAAAACATAAAGTTGAAAAGATAGTTTTTGCAAGTAGTAGCATGGTGTATGGTGAATTCAATAATCAAGTTCCAGACGAAACTGTAACCCCAAATCCAAATACTTTATATGGATCATATAAAAAACAAGGTGAAATGATGTGTAAAATTTGGCATCGAGAAAAAGGACTTAACTACGTAATTCTTAGGCCAAGTGCGGTATATGGAACAGTGGACATGATCACACGGGTAGTGTCACAACTTACTAAAAGCAATCTCACAACAGGAAAAATGATCGTGCAAGGTCCGGAAAATAAACTTGATTTTAGTAACGTGAAAGATGTGGCAACTTATTTTTGTCGAGCCACAACCAGTGAAGTAATTAATCAAACATTTAACATAACCAGAGGCAACGGCAGAAAACTTATCGAAGCCGCTGAAATAATCAAAGAAAGATTAGGATATGGCGAAATAGTGCTGAAGCCACATGATTCTTTCTATCCTAACAGGGACACTTTAAACAGCGACAAGGCAAAAACAATTTTTAATTTTGCACCTATTATTGATATCGAGCAGGGAATTCCAGATTACATTGATTGGTTTCTTGACCAACCTTTCTATCATGACAATTTAAATATTAATAAAAAGTTTCTTCTGGATACAACGATTTAAATTTTTTTCTACAAAAGTCCCAGGAATATGTTTGTTGTAACTGATCATAATTAAAATTTATCTGTTTTAAAAACTGCTCTGCATCTTTGGCGCCTTTTGCCAGCCATTGGTTTCTAGTGCTCTTCCATTTGTTAATCCTGTGTGATGTTTCCACTGTTGGAGTCTTACTATTCCAATAAATTAGTTTTGACACCTCTCTGAAGGCATTTTTCCATCCAGTGTATGCATCCGGGCAAAGTAATGGCTCGTTTGTAATCATGGGAACAACCTCATGCTTACTGTTCAAAGTAAAATCTAGGACGTCATTTGGAGTGCTTATACACAATGTTCTATTGTAGAGGTTGATGTTAAATGTACCATACTCTAGATCAAGTTCTTTCAATCTAGCATGGAAAATATAATGCCTTTTATTTTTTCCTCTATCCACTGTAAAATTAAATTTAAAACTATCAACTGGCACTGATTTGGCAAACACGGCGTAAAAATATTCAGTTTGTGATTCTTCAGCGGCTTTTTTGTATGCCTGACTTCTTCCAGCAACATTTTTTATCCAATAGAGTCTGTTGCCTAGTTTGTTCTTAGTAAGATGCTGTTGTAATTTTTCGTAAACATCGTTCTCAAATGGCTCGCCATTTGAAATGTACGCTATATCAAATTGGTCAATCTCCTTATTTTTTTCAACTTCTAAAATATTATTATAGTCATACACTTGATCTTTTAAGTGCCTGAGTGCCACGTAAGGAATAAAAAAAGTTTTACCTTTTATATAAATTTTTTCATCCTCCCAATAACTTATGTAAAAGTTTTCTTTTTCTAATTTTTCACTATATTGAAAATATTTTCCGCTAGGTTTGACCTCGTGATTTAGATCAAAGTTGTTTGAAAGATTGTAATTTTTAAGGTCATATGGGTAATCATAATAGCATTCTGATGTATGATAGTTCACGTGTTTAAAGTCTCTCAAAAATTTTGTGTCCTGAAGTAATAAATTTTTGTGGGCCAAGAAAGTATCTCCTTCCTTTTGTCCTTTGACCGCCCATGTGTGTAATTGATATTTCTGATGCTGTTCCGGAATATAATCAAAATCAAAATTGCTGTAGTCAATTAGACTCGATAAGATCCATGTGTATTCAGTTTTACTTGCGCCTACAAAATGCTTTACCATTTGATTGTAACTTTTTACAAATGGAGTGATTTCAACATATGGAAATATTTGTTTTATAGTTTCTATATGTTTTTTACTATTTGGATTTTTAAAATCTATGCAAATACAATCAAACGCCATAAAAATAATTTATCCTATCACAAATGTAGTCGACTTCTCTATCTTCTAAGAAAGGGTAAATTGGAAGGCTGACACATTGAGCCTGTATTAATTCTGCCATTGGATAGTGATTAGTCATGTTGCTGTCTAACAAATATGCGTAATGTGTTCCTGTTTCAATTCCAGCGTTTGATAGAAAAGTTCTTAACTTATCTCGCTGATTTGATAACAACACACATTTATGGAAACTACTGAAAACACTACGTTCAACTTTGTGTAAAAATTGCAGTTTTGATAATCGTTTCTGATAACGTTTATATATTTTTTCACGCATTTTTTGGAACTTGTCAAACTTGTCTAATAAAAATAACATTTGGTTTGCATGGTCGTCACTTATAAAACTGTTATATCCATAGTCGAGATTGTCTCCTCCGTGTTTTCTAAGAGCAAGTACGTTTTCATAGATTTTAATACTGTCAGTCAGAACCATTCCGCCTGTGCCGAAGCAAGGCAAATTTTTTGATGGAGCAAAACTATAAACACTGACGTTACCCAATTTTCCACTGGGCACTCCATGATACCAGGCTCCTTGTGACTGCGCGGCATCTTCAATTAAAGGAATGTTTCTATCATCACAAAACTTTCTTATACGATAGTAGTCAGCAGGATTGCCATATAGATGAACATAGATGACTGCATCGGCCTTAGTTATATTTTCCAATGATCCAATACTTCCAAATTTGTCAACATCTACATAAACTATATCTGCGCCTAATCTTTTGATTGCGCCTGATGTTGCCTTATAACTTAAAACTGGACACACCACTGTGCTTTTGCTATCAAGTCCTATCGAACGCATAGCAAAATATAAGCCATCAGTAGCACTTGCGACGCCAACACCAAATTTCCTACTGGCCCTACGTGCTACTTCAACTTCAAATTTTTTTGAGTACTGTCCTTCGAGGACTTTACCTGTGGTCCAGGCCTGTCTTGCTCTGTATGTCAGTCTCCAATTGTAGGCGTCATATAGCCTATCGATACCGTTGAATTTTATTTGCATTAGAAAACTTTGACTCCATATTTTTGTTCAAATGCTTTACCATCTGCCTTGTCATTCACAATCGGTTGCCCTTTGATATTGAGGCTGGTGTTCAATAATATAGGACACCCTGTCTTCTTTTTCCAAGTTTTCAACAACTGATAAAAGCCAGGATTATCGGTCTTACGCACCGTTTGAACCCTTGATGTGCCGTCATGGTGTATTATAGCAGGAAAGTCTTTACCACGCACACACGCCGCTGTAAATTGCATGTAAGGGGTGTTTTTGACGTGTTTAGGTAGCCTAAAATAGTCGTTTACATCCTCTTCTAAGATGGCAGGAGCAAATGGTCTAAACTTTTGTCTTCGCTTGATTTGATTTACCAAGTCCTTTACTTTTGGCCCTCTTGGGTCAGCAAGGAACGATCTATTACCAAGTGCCCGCGGTCCAAACTCTGCCCTACCGTTTGCAACTCCACACATCATATTTTGTTCTAATTCTTTGATGATACTATCTATAGGATACTCACCTTCTATGTTATGTCCGAGAAAAGGATGTTGCCAATTAAGGAACTGTTTCTCACTGGCGGCCACACAGCCAATACTTGATCCGGCGTCTCCCGGGTTTGGCATAATCCATATGTTATCAAAAAGTCCTAGTCCTGCAAGTTTAGAATTGGCGGCACAGTTCAATGCTACACCTCCTCCAAATACTAAATTGCGTTCTGCAAACATCAAACTTTTAGCAGGCAGATACGATGCCGCTCTGCTCCATAAATTTGCCAAAAGTTCTTCTGTTAAGGCTTGTATTGATGCCGCGATGTCCATAGGATCAGCATCAGGCATCCAGTTGCCTATGCCTCTGTGTAAATTGTGCGTTAACTCAAATGGCATATTGCTTTTTATAAACTCTCTTTGTATTTTGTCTTTGTATATAGGTTTGCCATAGGCGGCCATACCCATTAGGATATATTCTTCCTCAGCAGGTTTTAGTCCTACCCTCTGTGTGAAAGCACTGTACAACACTCCTATTGAGTGAGGATATTTTATTCTTTCCTTAAGTTCCATCTTTCCTTGTGAGCCTAACCAAATACTGATGGTATCCCATTCACCAATCGCGTCAACTGTAAGGATCACACAGTCGTTGAAAGGACTAGTATAGTACCCTGTGGCGGCGTGTGATTCGTGATGTAGTACATATTGATCTATCCTATTGATTCCAAATTGCCTTAGATGTTGTAGAGGCATTTCTTTTGTATCAAAAGCAAGTCCATGCTGTCCTGCCCAAAACTGTCTAGTTTTTTTAAGTAATGGCTTTTCATAATAAACTATTTTGTCAAAAGGTCCATAAGTCATTGCTTCATCAACTATTGCCTGATTCAAGAAATGATCATTTTTTATTTTACTATATCGTTCGGCGTGGGCGGCCCAAAGTATATCACCACCACCTTGTATATCAATAACTGCCATGGCGGCATCATGATTCATACAATTTATTCCTAATATTCTCATAATGTCTCTATGTATTTTTTAAGTTCTTTGTCCTGAACATCTGAAGGTATTATATTTTTGTAAAATATTTTATAACTGTCACTTCCATATTTTCCTATGCCATGTAGGTCACTTGCTTCTTTACCGTTCCAGGTTAAAAATTGTTTGCTCATTTTCCTTAACCTTTTTGTTCTTACGTGCCACATGCCCAAAGGCTTTAGTAAATTTTCCTGTGTTTTTTTCCTACCGCGGAGAAACGCTTTGGCATTTGGGTACTTTTTGAATAACTTTGGCAATATTTCTTTTACTTGTTTTCTATAGGTCAAATTCAAACATATGACGCCAACCATGTGTTGCCATTTATTTTTTACTTGCTGTTGCACCATTAGATCTTCTCTCATTTTTTTATTACCCATGCTCTATGATAAAAATTATCAACTTCCTTTTGTATTAATCCTTTTGCAAGTTTATTCGCTGATACTTCATCCATAGGCCCATATTCTTTTTTTGTTTTACTATCCATAGTATCCATGTCATTTGGATCCTTGTGTATGCCCTCGATCACATAATACATTATTTGTAAATAAACGGGTCTTTTTTCTTAAGTTCTTTAATTCTTTTTCTGTGTGCAATTTCTTGCTTAATTTTAGAAATTAAAGATTTAATCCATTTTATCATAGTTTCTCCTGTTTTCATTTATTATCGAATTAAATTTGTCTTTCATTAATTTTACAGCATCTTTATGGGCAGAATCAAGTGGATGTGTGGTACCTCTTTCATATTCCTCCAACATTGCCCATTGGTTAAACCCCATCATCCTTTCGCCAAAACTAAACCATTTGGTAATATCTATTTCTTTATAAAGTGATTGCATCAATGCGTCACGATGACTATGAGGCGTGTAATGGTTATAAAATAAACTATTGTCTGCTAGTGTAAACATAAAAGGAATATGATATTTTTCCAAAAAGTTTTGTAACCAAATAATTGACTTCCAACTGAGATAAATCTCATGGTATTCATTAGCGGCGTATTTGTATAGACTGTTAGCAAACTCCTTGACTCCTGTTGTTGCAAGTTCTTCGCGTCTTTTCCTCCATATTTCTTGTTGCGGTTCTGATCCACCTAACTCTCTAAAAACTTCACCCTGTTTATCATCAGTGTCCCATGGGGTTATTGACGCCCAACGGGTGTCTTCTAATAAAGAGGATCTCGGCATCGCCCAATCATACCTTGATGGGAACGTCCACATCACTAGTACTGCATCGCAAATATTTTTACTAACATATGAAAATACCTTCCTTGCTATTGCAGAATTTCCAATGCCACCCTGTGCCACAGAAAAATAATTTGCTCCATGTAGATCTGAAAGTCCTTTTGCCCATGTCTTATTTGAAGGAGGGGCATGTGGCGTGTTACAGTCACTTAATTCGTGTCCATACGTAAAACTACACCCACCTGATAAAATAATTTTATTCATAAATTTGTAAAACTTTATTTAAAAGAGGAAATACATCTCCAAAATTTTCATGTCTGTAAGCATCTGTTGTTAAAATCCTGTCGAGACGTTGTTTACGAATTTCTGGAGTATCTCTGTCCACAGCATTCATAAAACTCAATGTGGGTTTAAAATCTGTCAACATTCCGTATCTGGTGTTTACTATATCTTTTACATTTTTAGGAAGTGTTTGTATGTTGAAATAATCCGGATCGAACAGTGTGTTGACATAAAAAAACTTAGGTTGATATTGTGCCACCCAAAATGCTATTTTGGCAAGACTAAAAATATTGAATATGCTAACTGTGGTACAAATTTGGAACTCCATATTTGGTGTTGATCTTTGTTTCCATTTGACTAGATTGGCTCCAACCTCTCTCCAATTGGCTGGGTGTCTTTGATATTCAAACTGTGGACCAATGTCGTCTATACTAAATGCTACTTCTACTCTTTTAAAATAGTTCCAAAGATCAAATATCTCTGGAGGTGGTAGTTGTGTGCCATTCGTGTTGTAATGAACATCTATATTTTTTGCAAATCCTTTTTCAACACAATACATTAATATTTTAAAGTGGTCTTTTATCATAAATGGCTCACCGCCTGAAAATTCGAAATATTCAACATGTCTTAGATCTTCTTTCAAGTCCTCAAAAAATTGTGGATTACGTTTAGGCCATCCGCCCTCTTTTAAATTTTTTCTTGCTACAGGATTATCTCCATAGTCCAATTCTTCTTGTGCCCATTTACTTGAACTCCAAGATCCACATATTCTACATTTTAAGTTACAAACGTTACCCAATTTGAAATCAATAAATTTTAGATTGGGTTTGCTGTCAGTGTTCCAATTAGATAAACTTTTTTTCATTTTATAGATGCTGTTCATTCTTTTAGATGTTTTTCCGGCTTCCTCTTCCTGCCAACAACTTTGACATCCTTTAGGCCGCTTTCCATCTTTAAATTGTTGCCTCAATTGGTTCATGTATTCTGTGTTCTGTATGTCATGTAAACTATTTTCGTAAACTTTTACATTTGGCACACTGCCTTTATATAAACAACAAGGCGATGCACCGCCATTTACATCAACCTCTAGATGCGTCCAAGGTAAAGGACATACATTTGTTTTTAGATACTTTTCCACCATTCTAATATCCTTTTGTCTTTTTGAAACACATCTTCTATGTTTGTGTTTCTTATCTCGTCTAATTTTTTAACTCTTTCTTTTCCACGTTTCAATCCTTGTTTATATTCATTTGGAAACATTTCTTCGTAAGTTGGTTTCTCTTTCAAATCTTTTAAAGCGGCATAAAAATAAACATGCTTTGATAATCGATGTTTATTTTGCTTTATAAAATCATCTACAGTATTATCTAGTATTTTCCTAGGCAGGCACATTGGCGACCATACGTTTTCCGAACTGAATCCAAAAACTCTTTTTGCTAAAAGTTCAACATCGAGACTTTCCGCGACATCAAGCATGTCTGATAGTCCAACAAGGCCTGGCAGTGTGATGGTCAAATCCATACGTAATTGTTTTCTATTCTTTACAAATTTTCTTCCGTGCTCCATATTTTTATACCATTGATCAAATTTTAGTCCTGTTCTTACATACTCGCCAACATCATAAGCACCATCTATACTTGCTAAGATGTTCCAGTGTGGATATTTTGACAAAATATCATCGAACAAATTCATGCCAAAGTAATTGATCCTACTCATATTTGAATTATATCTAATAGACACTTTGTCCTGATATCCCAACTCAATAATCCTTTTCATTGATTCCCAATGTATTTTCCACATTAAAGGCTCTCCGCCACACCAATATATTTCTTGTATATTTTTTGATTCTACTGCTTCTGCAAACTCTTTCACTACTACTTTGTCATGGAACTTATCAATTTCTTTTTTGATATCTTCACGCATCCACATCTGATTAGGCCTATCTGGATTCCACATGTTATGAAGTCTTTCTTCTGCTTCCCAACTTGAACTCAGCATGTCTCCACACATTCTACATTTAAAATTACATAGGTTGTTGAATCTATAGTCCCAACTTGTAACTTTCATATCTGTATGCCCATCGTCTTTAGTTTTTGCGAAAGCCTCATCTATATTTTTTTCAAACAAAGTATTAAAATGTGTTCTATATGTGGCCACTGATAGCAATTTGTGATTGCACACCTGGCATTGTGGAATTTCTTTTCCGGCCATTAAGTCTACCCTAATCTTCTTCATGTAGTCACTGTTCCAATGTTCTTCCAAAGTATCCGGTTTGAATGGTTGTGTTTTTGATTTTGTGTCAATGTATTGCGTAAAAGTTTTACTATCCTCTCTACTAGAGCAACATAATCTTCTTTCCATTTGTGGAGACAGATAGGTATGTGTCCAAGGCGCCATGCAAAAAGTTTTATTTCCTTCGGACGGTTTCACACGTTTATTAACATCGGCCACAACACCTTGCCTTTGCCAACGTTCTTCAGCAGTTGGAAATCTATCGCTCATACAACTCCTTAAGTTCAGGAAAAGTGTCAGTGACTTTTTCATTTCTAATTTTATCCAGTTTTGCCATACCTTCTTTGAATTGTCCAAAGTCCTTATATAAATCTCTACGCATCATGTAATCTATTCCGCTTTCGAATCCTTTCGTTGCCCTAGTCAACTTGTCCTGAGGTTTAAGCCAAGCGATATGTTTTTCCATTTTTTCTTTTACTTTTAATTTAAAGTCATTTGGCAAAAGATCAATCCTCTGCCAATAAGGGTATTGCAATAAATTAAAATTAAAATCCTGTGGCTTTAGTAGTCCTTTATCGACCCAGTTTCTATGGAAGTCTGTAATGTGCCATGCGTTTATAAGTCCAACTGTAGAACTAATATAAAAGTCTACTTGCGGACATATTTCTAACATTCTTTTCCTATTTGCCAACACATCGCTCCACTTGGTTCCTTTTCTCATAAGTTCTGCACGTTCGCCCTCTGCGTCTAAACTTGCTCCTATTGATACCGAGTCAAATTTGTTCCATAATTTTAAAACATCCATGTCTTTGAACTTTAACTTACTAAAATTTGTATTGTAAATTAATCTCACATGGTACATTTTTCTTCTATCTAATTCCTTTAATATTCTATAGTGTTCTTCCATGATCAAAGGCTCACCACCTGCAAAGTAGAACTGCTCCACATGATCAAATTGTTTTAACATTTGATTCCATATGTCATCACTACTTCTACCCACTCTCATAACTTTTGCATGATTTGGAGGAGCACCAGTAAGTTTTTTATGATCTTCATACCAATTTGAACTGAACCATGTGCCACAACTCCTACACGCTAGATTACATAGATTGCTAAACCTAATATCCCAATATTTTATAACGAAGTCAGCGGTGCCATCTTCCTTTGTTTGATCCACCATTCCTATGTTATGTCCAAAGTGTTTGTTTGAACTTAAACGTAAACTAAAGAAACCAGACTTTTCTTGGTCATAGCATTTTGTACACTGCTTACTAGACTTATTGTTTAGCATATTGACACGCATCTGTTTCATGTCTTTGCTGTTGAAAACAGTCTCCATTGAATCTTTGTTGAGATCACCAACTGGATATTTGTCGAGAGCAAAACAACATGGGTATGCTCTTCCATCTGGAAATGCATGTAAGTGTAGCCATGGCATCATACAAAAGGTGTCACTGTCTATAAGCAATTCTTTTTGCCTAGCAGTCATGTCTTTTATTTTTATTTTCTCCGGCTCTTTAGCGCCATAATCATATGCCACGATACCATTCTCCTATTATTGGAAAAGTCTTTTCGAAATCTTTTCCTTGTCTTATGTCGTATTGACTGTAAAACGTCTTGAAGTCTTTTTGTAATTTACTTTGTTCGGCCGCACCTGCGTGTGGTGTTTTCACAACATCTAAATAATCAATTAATCTTTGTATGTGATTAATTTCCATTTCCTCCAAAAATTTTCTATTATTTTTTAAAAACTTATCCATGTTTCCTTTGAATAAATTTCTCAGATCGTCTGGTAGCACCAATGGTGATTGGAAACTTGGAAATCTCAAAATGTTTAGTGTAAAATTAATAGTCGGGCCGTAGATTGCACTTGCAGTTTTGAACCAAACCATTTTTTCTAAAAACTCCGGCAATGACTCTAAGCATAATGCATTAATTGTACACATATTGTGGATCTCGGATGGTACTTTGTCCACCATCATGTTCAACAGATTTGAATGCCATTCTTCATAATCTAAACCATCTCTAATATATTCTGCTTGTTTAGACGTTGCTTCACAACTTGTATATAGATGAAAATTTTTAAATCCTTTAAGTTTATTTTTAAACCTATCAATAATACTTTTCTTTGCACCAAGATTGGAATTTATTGCTAAACGCATACCAGGTCTCATCTTGTCACCTTGCGTTTCTATCCAGTCTAACAAACGCCATAGATTAGGAGACATCATTGGTTCACCTCCTGTGATACGTAATTCGTCTAGTGTTTTGTGTAGGTCACTTTCCCACCACTTATAGAACGCCTCGACATAAGGATTGGTCTCATCCTTTTTGTATGGCTCCGCTGAATCATGTGCATGTGTGAAGTGGTTACGTCCATCAGACATTAGGTTCATGTATGGTCCTTGATTTTTGATATTGTTTGCCCACGTGGTACTAAAAGCAGGATTACAATATGTACAAGCAAACTGACACACTCTATCAAAAGCAATTTCTAATGTTCTCAAGTTGAAATCTTTTTCATAGTCTGATTTAAAGGCATCATTCAATTCTTTGTCTGTGTAAATTTTAGATTTGTATACCCTGTCACTAATAGCATCTCTGCCTATGTCCTCAATCTTCCAACAATATTCGCAACCTTTAGGCCTTTCGCCACACTGCATTTGCCTACGTTGCTCTTTCTTTTGTTTTGTATTGTGTATAGCACTAGGATTTTTTTTGATCTCTTCCAAATCAATTTTGTGAGGAAGAGGATGATGGCAACTTGTAGTCATTCCTGACCCAAGCCATATTGTGGCATTGTACCATTTTGCGCCACAGAAACTTGCCGACTTTGTGTCTAGTTTTTGTTTTTTAAACTCTAAATCATTCATTTCTTCCAGTCCTTCTTAAAGTTAACAAGTTTTTCATATTCATTCTTTGGTGGCTCAATGCTTGATCTGTACATTATATCTTTTACCCATTTATAATGTGTCAGCGGCAAAGGATGTAAATCCTCAGGCTTTAAAAATTCCTCAGGATAATTTTCATTAGCATAATCATCTAGACCACCATATTTTTTATAAAAAATAAACTTACTCCAGTCTATTTTTTTATATAATGCTCTTTGTCCGTTTGACATTTTATTTTTATCGTGCATTATAATATGCCCTCTGTAACACATCATTGCATAATCAATTTTTTCCTTTTCTAGATACATCTGGGTGAACAAAATTCTATCTAGCATTCGTACATCATTTTGTCTTTCATTTTGGAACCATCTTACATAGTATTCGTGTTTATCTTTATGATAGTGTCCTCCGTAAAACCTGTTCCAATTGAAATCTTGATCCCATCTCGAATATGTGACTAGTTCATCCTTTTTTAAATTTTCATCTATACTATCGTGTATAATTTCATATCTATTTGTACCAGACCACATAATATAAACTTTTTTAATATCTGCAAACTTGTTCACAGCATTATACACAGATCTCATTATTGTTTCATTTGAACTACCGGATGATCCAACATTTATGATGTTGCCACTTGGTTCGAACCATTTAACAAAATTAGGCCAACACGCCCATTTGTACTTTGTAAAACTACAGCCTGCTGTTATAATATTACTCATGCGTTTTTACACTCCTGCCAAAAATCTATCATTTCAGGAAAAGTCCTTTCGAAACTAGTGCCTCTTCTACGATCGTGTTCGTTAAAAAATGCGTAAAAATTTCTTTTTTGCTGTGCGTTAGCGTCAAAATTCTTGCGCCAATAAGCAAGATTGCGAAGCATTTTTTGAATCTCAAAATCCTTGTATACAGCGTATTGGCTCCACTCGGGGTCTTTGAACTCACCTTCCTGAAATTTTTGCATCATAGATATGTTGTCTTGATGTACCTGCTGATAACTTTCAGGCAACATTGTTATCTGTTGCCATGCTGGTTGTCTTAGCAATGGTATGTCAAACCAAACCCTTTGGTATGTGGTGCTGAACCTCTGTCTCAACTGTCGAATATATTCTAACAGTTTGTCAAGGCTTGTCACACTCAAGTTGTTGTATGTTATTATAAAAGTAACGCTGTTTCTTACAGGTATTCTCTCTAAAAATTCCTCCACAGTGTCCTGGAAGTAGGCCCAATTTAGTCCATGGCGGATGTATTCTGCTTTTTCACCAAACGCATCTACACTAACAAATTGCATGAAATGTTCAACGTGCTCGTCCAAGCATATTCTCTTGACCATGTCAAAATATTTGTTTTTTAATTTGTAATCAGGCGGACACATGTTGCTGGTCACATTCAAGTGTAGGTCCTTTTTAGGATTGTCTATGACCCATTGCAATACTTTATAGGTGTTTGTGTCCATTAATGGTTCTCCGCCTGTCATCCTGAAGTGTTTCAAGTTTTTATAAAGCGTAGGCCACCAACGCCAGAAGGCTTCTCTGTATGGATTGTGTTCTCTATTTGGTATTGGCTTCCTATCTCCATCAAAATGTTCTGGAGCGTTGTGGGCCGGAGATGTGGGATATTGGCCATATCGGTCTATCTCCTGTGCCCACGTTGTCGAGAACTGTGGCGAACAGTAACTACACTTGAAATTACAAGCGTTGTTAAAGTTGACCTCAACATATCTCGGCGTCCATTCTGAGTCCATAGGTTTTCCAACAATTGACTCAAAATCTTGTATTGCCCAGGGTTCACCTGAACGGTAAATTCTATCTGACGTGCCACCTGTGTCTTCGATGTTCCAGCAATAACTACAACCTTTGGGTCTGTCGCCTGCCAGCATCTTTTGTCTTTCTTCAATTTTTTGTGCTGTGTTGTGCAGTGCGGCTGGATTTTTATCCAATTGTGTAGCGTCTATCTTGTGTAGAGGAGGATGGTAACAACTGTTAGTCATGCCGTTGGTCAAGTGTAGACTGACCTGATTCCATTTAGCAAGACAGAACGTAGGAGACACTGTGTCTAGTCTTTTCTTGGCAACTTCTGCCGCTTTCTGATACGCACTAGTTTTCAAGGTCTTGTACTCCTCTATTGATGTGGGTAGGTTGTGTGAACTTAAAAAACTTGCTACTGCTGGCGTCCAACTCAGGCACGTTTAAATTTAGTTTCTGTTCGATCGAACCTTTGTATTCCACAAGTTCTTTGTCAAGATGTGACTTGTGTATGAATTCAAAACTTTCTTCTAGTATGTCAAGATCAAGATGACACGGTTCATCAATGATGGCCTGATCATAACAGCCTGCCCTTGCGCCTAGCATTGCATATCTGCCATACTCAACGTCTGCACCCACAGCCATCCAAGTCGTGAGTTTGGTGAGGTTACTGTGTGGAATCATATGAGAGAACTGTGTTGGGTCGACCCTTTTGCCTTGATCCATACTGAGTTTCACGCCTTCCCTGTATCCTGCTAGGAATGCCTGCTTGGCCGATGTGTTTATCACCGTGGTTGAATAACAATTGTGTAGATTAGCATGTGGCACGGTCCAGCAAAAATCTTTTTTGCTCTGCTCATCCAAAGCATTTTCGTGAGTCTTCATTGCCAGGCATGTATCTTTATGCCAACCAACCAGGCCACCGTTGCCATAAACCAGTCCGTTAACACTGTTCTTGCCACGCCACCTATGCACGTGTTTTGGATCAGTGACGGACCAGTCCAAGATATTCAATAAAAAACTTTCATCTATGATGTTGTCACCGTCGACACTTATGAAAAACTCTGTTTCGGCCTTGTGTGCCGCGGCCTTGTGTGCAGAATCAAAACCCTTAACTCCATGCACTCGCTTGGCCCATGGCACTTTACTCAAAAGGTCTGCAAAATTTTCCTCACAGTTTGGCTCTTTGTAACTGATAAAAACAAAGTCAAGTTCAGAAATTTTTATTTTGTCTGCCATTTGAATGCTTTGTCTCCTTCCGTTGTTGGCCAAAATGGATTATTCTCATAAAATTTTATGCCATCAGATGATTCTACAAGTTGTGCTTGACGTTGTTCTGGTGGCACATTTGGTTTACGGCATATGATTGCTCCGTTGGGTCCTTTTTGGCAAAAATAATTGCTTTCTCCAACTCTTTGTATTTCAAGTTTCTTAGGCAGATCAACTTGTAAACTTTGTCCTTCGATTTCAACAAAGTGTTTCTTCTCTGCCTTGTCCTTAAATTTTTCTAATGCTTCAAAAAATCCTGGCATCTAATTTCTCCATAGTGTCCTTTTCGTGATAGTGCCATATCCTGGACTGTCTGTGTCCTCCAAGATATAAGGCATCATCCTGCTTATAGGTTTGTAAAAAATCATTATTTTTGTATACCGGGGGCAGTCCATTGACATCATTTTTATTATGCACAAATTTAAACCAGTCATAGTCTACTTTCATAATTTGTAATGGATCTAACATTTTATTGGCTAGTGCATACACAACATCAGTGGTTGGCTCCTCGTCAAAACAATTTTTTAGGCAATGATCTCTCACATAGTTCCAATTTGTTGTTATGTTCTTACAAACAAGGTAAAACTGCATGGACCAAATGCTTTTGCGAAAGTAATGTAAGCCTGAATAAACATTTGGCAGGTCATTCTGATCAAAAAGTTTTCTGTATTTTGTGTTTTTTACTACGTCGTCTTTGTAGTTTCTGCAGTCATAGGAGTGAACCATGTCCCATTGATGCAGGTAGTTCCACCACCAATCTGTTGAACTTGTGAAAATCATGTCTGCTTCTAATTTTATAGTGTGTGTGAATGGCGACAACTTAAATACTTGCCATTCTTTCTCGAATTTGCCTTTTGAATCTCCCTCAAATGGCACAGTTTTGTCGACATTTTTGAATTTGTCTATGCTTTGTTTGTCGGTGATAACACAGATCTGATTATGTCTGTTATGACTTTTGATACTTGACGCCAGTTTGTTACTAGCCTCAATGTAAGCATCTCCAAAAGCCAACCAAACATAACCTCTATCCGACATTAACAAACTCCTTATCCATTACGTGTACATCAGTGTTAGATATGATGTTAATTTTTTTGTTGTATTGATATATGACCGAATCATCTGTGACATCAAGCACGTCAAATTCATGAGGCAACATGTTCATAGGAGTTGGAATATACTGTACTGAAGATAAATGTCCATTCAACTGGTGTAGTGCGATTGCAAAAGCATAATCATTCCTGTAGTTCTTGAACTTTATACGGTATAGATTCCTAAAGTGCGAATAATTTTGTTGGACATGTTTGATCATGTCAAAAATAAGTTTAGCATTTTCACTTTTTTCAAATATGACCACCGTTGCCCACACAATTGGCAATATGCTTTCAAGTTTGCCTTGTATCCGATCAAGTCCTGTGATGTCATTGACTTTATTGTGTAACAAAAAGTCATAGTCAGTGTTCAAAAGTTCCAACAGGTTATCAGTGAAACACATATAGTCACAGTCAAGCAGTATAGTTTTTTCATATGGACTGTAATCAAAAGCATTGGCACGTTCCATGTTGTACCATGGAATGTTTTTGCCTCTGTAATATCTGAAATTGTTTGTGTTCTTATTGACAATCTTGTAGTTGACATCTACAAAATTTAAATCTTTACGAGTGTCGGCGTCTGTAACAACTGTCACAGGCAGTTTCAAATTTTTTTTGATAAGGTCTATAGACCTTTTTGCAAGTCTGCTGTATTTCGTTTGCTCAGTGTCGAAGCAATATATTAAAACACCTGCGTCCACTACCTTCTCCTTTGTAAGGAGTCATGTAATTGGCTGAGTGTGTTTAAAGTTTCTTGATTTCTTTCTATCAATTTTTTTAGAAAGTCATCCGGGTCTTTGATCAAACAAGGATTATCATTAGTATCTAACAAATGAAACTCTTTAGCATGTGCTTTTAATGTGGACACAGTGTTTATTGTTTGCGTGTCCGCTCTAAAGAGACGTCCATTGTAGGCCATTATTTGTCTTGCTTTCATCTTTTCCAAACTATTTCTTTTGGTAAGATTAAGATCGTGTGCAAGATCAGAGTATTTTTTTAATTTGCCAATATCCATAACTCAATTATAACAATAATTATGGAATTTTTCAAGTGTGAAAAAATTATTTCTTAGTCGTTGTTAACGATTGCGTTGGATACAGCAGTTGTAGATATGTTAGTGTATACTGTGCTCAATCCTTGTGCTGTTGTAGGATCAACTGTGTGGAAAGCAACGTCAGTTGGGCCTGCCGCTTCTGCCTCTACGGCAACTCCACTTGTGTTGTTGTTAGTGTAGTCAGTTCTTGTTGAATCGTTTAGCAATATAGAAACTTTTAAAGTTACTTGGTCACCTTTGTTGCCTCTTGCATCAGCGTGTTCACCGTTGGCCTTTGCTTCAATTTTGATTAGAATGTCACCATCGTACGTACCACCTGACTCTGTTACTGTCATTAGTGTCTGATATGAAGTTGTTAGATCAAAGTAACCTAAGTTTTGATCTCCACCTAAGGTTTCGCCTGATCCAGATCTGGTGTTTGTGGTTGCTCTCAAATCAAAATTTCCTAAGGCCGAAATACAGTTTCCTACTGAGGTGTCCTTACCTGTGGAATTTGTTGCTCCATTAGTAATTTTTACTCTTATTGTGCCGCCAGCGTTGAAAAAGAATCTTGCTTCATCACCGCCTTGGAAGTTAAATCTCTGTTCAACTATGTGTGATGTATCAAAAACAGCAGAGGCCACAATTGATGCGTCCTCACTACCTTCTGAAACCGCTGTTGCACTAGTTGATCCACCCTTGACTTCATTTTCAAGAGATAAAAGATCTGCCGCCAAAGCACTCACAACTGCAATTGGATCACCTGCTGTTCTTGCCGCAGTTGATGATAATGAGTCGTTTGTGTGATTTGCCACGTTGTCCATGGCTGTGAATAATGAATTCCATTGTGCCGCTGTAACAGTGTCACCTGCTCCAACAGTTGCTAATTCGGTTTGACCTAGGCCTACGTTACCTGTCCCTGTGCCCTGTATAAAATTTATTCCAAATGGAGATGAACTATTGTTTACAAAGTTATTATATTCGTCATCTAAAATTGTATCACCTGTAGTATATGCCATTTTCTATTTAACTCCTATTACACATTCAGTAAGTTCCGTTATACTGGAGTATTTAGTCTTAATAAGTCTTCCAATCACAGAAAACGCTGTGCATTCGTCTAATTTGGCGACTTTTGCTTCACCGTTACCTGCTGACACAAGTCTTTCACCTGCATGTCCAGGTCCTTTTACCTTGACCCTTACACGTCCTTTTAGTGCAATCATTGGATGTGAATCGTTGTTACCAGCATCTTTATTCATTAAGAACGCAGGTGCTTCGGAAACTACTCCAAACACCCTGGTTGATTTTTCATCAACACACTTTGTAATCTCTTGACTACCACCCAACTCAACAACATCACCAGCCTCCATAGGTTCGTCCGCGGCATATCTTTCTGCCAAGTCAGCGTATTGTGCCGCTGTTGACGTTGCGTGTACAACATTTGCTCTTAGGTCAACAAGTGTTGGAGCGGACATTTCATCCCCGCCTCCGGACTTGAACGCTGTAAAGGCTCCACCGGCGTTTCCAAAAGTTGTAGTACCGTCATCAGCAAAAGTTTCATCCCATACCCAATATAGGTCTTGCTCTGTGACTGTGGACGTTGCCCCTCTGTTTATTTTTAAACCTGAAAAGTTTGGCATTGCGGCCGCATTTGAAATATTTCTGTTTACTTCAATTATGTTATCTTCGACTGTTAATTTGGTTGTGTTGAAAATAGTTTGTGTGCCAGTTACTTCCAAGTCTTTTACTTTCAATGTGCTGTTGGCACCATCTAATCTCATGACTTCAGTGGTGGATCCACCATCGTTAACTGTAAAAATTATGTCTTTGTCCTGTGTTGTCTGTGCAATCGTGAAATCGTCACTAGATAGTTTCATGGTGATATCAGAACCTGAACCAATTGTTATACCATCATCATTTAAAACACCTAGAGTGCCTGAGGTTGTATCATTGGCATTGGATCGCAAATAGTTGGCCGCCGCCACTCCGCCTAGTGCATCTGAGTCTGTAGAAGTACCTTCAAGTTTATTACCTGATATGGCACTTGATAATGTTATACCTTTTTTAATAGTTGCAAATCCAGATATAGAAGTGCCTGGCGTAAATTCTTCTGCACTTACAATTGCAACATTTGTATCGTTGGTTACAAATCTTAAAATGGATTTTTGAACGCCTACGTTGTCCTCAATTGCTTCAGATACTACTTGTGTTACTCCTGATCCTGAAACTGTTGTTGGACCAATCAGCGTCCATGCTGTACCTGTGTAAATGTAAAGTTGTGTGTTTGCTGTGTCAAACCACATATCACCCAACACCGCATTGGTGGGTGCCGTAGCACTATTTGTGGTTGATCCAACTGGCTTAAATTTATTTCCTGTGTATACGTTTATTTGATTGTTTAAGGAATCGTACCAAAGTTGTCCTTTTATCTTGTTTGCAGGCGCACTTGTGTTTGAAAAATTTTCAAGGAGTTTTACAAAGTTTTCGTTGAGACGTTCACCAAATCCAGCATAACCTTTTCCGATCAGTGTAAGATCTGTTGTGGCAGTGTCGATAGTGCCATCGGCCAAAGTTTTAAGGGTGGTCCCTGCTGTGTTGTTTATGGTGTACGCCATTTACTTCCTAGTTTGATCCGTTATCTCGGACATGTGTTAAAAATGACACGTCACCCAACAATTTAATCAATATGGTTGCTGTCTCAGGACTCAATATCGCGTCTATTTTTGCGATCTCCTCAGCAGTCAACACACTAGAATAGTTGTTGTTTATGTAGTCACTTACTTCTTGCTTTGTTGCCATGTTTACTCCTACTTGTAATTATCTAATATCGGGATCATAAATTTCTAGCCATTTGCCAAATCTATGCTCCACAAAAGGTCTTACTACCAGACCTACCACAAAACAGAAGGACTCTCCTATCCATCTTGTGAATTTTCCTAATATATCTCCCTTGGATCGTTTGCCCATTTTGTAAGCAAGTTCATTTGCCCTTGCCTGAGCAAGTGCTCTTATCACTTTGATCACTAACTTACCAAATTTTGAATCTTTCTGTTCTGCCTTGTTCATGTATTCAACCAACGGACACGCCCAGAACCAATATCCGATTTTCAAAGTTCTGCCAAGATATCTCACACTAAATTCTGTATCGATTTTAAGATCATCCATTGTAAACATACCTTTGTTTTGTAGCCATGTACATATTACACGTCCACCTCCACCACCGCCTGACCCTGGCGTACCTGAAGATGAATTGCCTCCTGAGTCACCAAATCCAGCCGCTGTCGAACTAAACTCTAATCCTGAATTAAATATAGCCTTCCATGCACCGCCTATTTTGACATACCCCGCTGTTATTTTTTTCCAAACTCCGCCCGCTTTAAAAAATATATCGCTGACGCTTTTCCATGTGCCCCCAACTTTTAAAAATGATTGTCCTGACACTGTGAAAGTTATTATTGCTAGACCATTTCCGCCGGCCTGTCCTGATCCGCCACCGACTGCCACACCTGCTACGTATCCTGATTCACTAGTGCCGCCTGGCGCAGTGCCTGATCCATTGTCCTCTGTTGATCCACTACCTATGCCGTAATTCGAACCTGAATTTCCTCCGGCTCCACCTGAATCTCCTGATCCACCGCTACCGCCTTTACCTCCTGAGTCTCCTCCGCCACCTGCACCACCACCTCCACCGTCTCCGGTGTGATTGGCTCCATTTTCTCCTAGTGTTGTTGGCGAGGCTGTTGTTGCTGAATTTGTGTTTATACCTGAAGTACCTACTCCGTTTCTGCCGTCACCAGCACCTCCACCACCGCCTCCTGCGATGGCTAATTCTAATCCGTCCACTGTTATAAGTGTGGCACCACCTCCGCCACCACCTGAACCTGAACTGCCTCGAGGTCCCGACGTGCCGCCTGTGCCTCCAGAATATCCTGTTAAACTTTTGCCGTTGGCT